TACAAGTGGTGGAAACACAACAGGAGGAAGTACAAGTGGTGGAAACACAACAGGAGGAAGTACAAGTGGTGGAAACACAACAGGAGGAAGTACAAGTGGTGGAAACACAACAGGAGGAAGTACTACAGGAGGAAGTACAAGTGGTGGAAACACAACAGGAGGAAGTACTACAGGAGGAACAGGTGGTCAAACAGGTGGTCAAGGTAGTGGAGACAATACAACAAAAACTGAAGGTGGGGAGGTAGCAGGTACTACTACAATGACAACTGATGCTAAGAATGATAGAGGAACTGAAAGTTCTGGTAGTGGTAAAGGCGGTAAAAATGGTGGGAAAGGTGGTGGAAGAAATAACCCTGTAATCATATCTTCAGATTTAACAAATGCCCAAAATTTGGACAGAAGTTACACAGGGATTATAAACGTTGGAATGTCACAATCGTCTATGACGGGTACCTCCAGTTGGGGAGTTAACTCAATGATTTGGTTTAACTTTAGACAATTTGCTTTAACAGGTAGATATACTAAAATACATTACAGTAAAAATCATAAGTTAAAATTAATACATAATGTTAATTTAACTGGCGTGTATTCTTATGGGAATATATTAGGATTTTTAGGTTATAGTGCAATTTTAAATGCTGGTAAATTCGGTATTACAGGTATTAATGTTAGTGGTGCGGTAACAAAAACTCCAGATGATGTAAATTTATTCATGAGTCCATCCGCAACCGCATTTTATACAAAACCATTTAAAGTCGGAAAAAAGTTGATTCTTTCACCTGAACTATATGTTATTTCAACTCCTTTAATATATTCATCTGTTGATAAAGTTAGTGTCTCGGATAGAACTTTTAGTGCTTTTATTGGTACAGGTGTTGATTATCAAATTTCAAAAAGATTTAAAGTTAACGTGAACTATAAACTAAACATGAGTACAAATCCCGATTTTCCAATTCTTTCATTCTTTTTAATTGGGTCAAAGGTTAATTTATGAGAAACTTTTTTTTAATATTAATTACATTATTTTTATTTCCGTCCTTATGTGTGGGACAAGCGACAACCGTAACTTTAGGTGGTACCTCCTCAAATTTGTCGGCAACTTATAATACCGCAACAACCGTTGACCCCAACTTAACTATCACTTCAAATGGTAATATTACAGGGTTTAGGGTTCAAATTTCTCAAACTTATACTTCAGGTGATGTATTAGATTATACGGGAACATTACCAACAGGAATTACCGCATCTTTTAATACAACTACAGGAATTTTAGTATTCAACGGTACCACAACAGCGTCTAATTGGCAAACATTACTTAGAACGGTTAGATTTAGGTCTACAAGTTCAACTTGTTATGCGGCACTTAGACGAATAACATTTGTTGCTGGTACAGTATTTTATAACCCATTAACTGACAATTATTATGAATATGTTTCAGGAAGTATAACTTGGACTAATTCAAAAACATCTGCAGAAGGTAGGTCATATTTTGGTAAAGTTGGATACTTGGCAACCATATTATCTGAAGCAGAAAATAACTTTATATGGAAGTTAATGTCAAGTGATGCTTGGTTTGGTGCGTGTGATGAAGTCACAGCTGTTAATGGTGCTTTGGGGGCAACAACCTATGCATCTCAAACGGCGGTTGAAGGTAAATGGCATTGGGTTACTGGTCCTGAAAAGGGTACACTTTTTTCAAATGGGAATTTTAGTCCTGTAACGGTTTCAGGTCAATACGCTAAATGGGCGGGTGGTGAGCCAAATAACTCAGGTAATGAACATTATGGTCAATTCTATTCGTCAAATAATGGTCAATGGAATGACTTACCAAACAGTATCTTACCAGGATATATTTGTGAATATGGTGGTAGTACAGGTGACATTACAAGTAACACAACAATTTTTACAAGAAATATTTCTATTAGTGGTCAATCAAGTGGTATTATAACAGGTGGGGATGTTAATGTTTGCCCATCAACCTCAAATAGTACTACATTAACATTGACAAATTATACAGGAAGTATTGTTAGATGGGAATATTCGTTTGATAACTTTTTTACCGCGGGAATTGCAATTTCAAGTACATCTCCAACATATACTGCAACTAATGTAACAAAAACAACATATTATAGAGTCATAGTTAATTCAACATCACCAACAACTTGTTCAGGATTGGCTTCATCAAGTGTTTATATAACCGCAAGACCAACAATTGCAGGTAACATAACCGCAATCAATAATAGTATTTGTGCTGGAGGACTTGTTGAGCTATCTCTATCGGGGAACCAAGGAAGTGTTAATAAATGGCAAAGGTCAACTAATAATATTACTTGGACTGATATTTCAAATACAACATCAACTTTAAATGAAACAATTGCATCTTCGGGAACTTATTATTATCGTGCCGAGATTCAAACTGTTGGATGTGGAGCCGCGGTAAACACAAGTTCAAAAACAATTACCGTAACATCAGGAACACCTCCTGTTGGTGGCTCCGTTTCATCTAACACACATTCAAGTACTACAAATTCAGGTACATTAACATTATCAAGTCATAGTGGCACCATTGTTAAATGGCAACGTTCAACAAATGACGGTATTACATGGACTGACATTTCAAACACAACTACAAGTCATAGTTACACCAATATTACAGTTAAAACTTTATTTAGAGTTCAATTAACAAGTGGAACTTGTGGATTTGCATATTCATCGTCAGGTACTGTAACTATTATTCCTGAAACTATTAGTGGGACAATATCAATTCCAACGGGACTATCGGTTAGACCAACAGTTAAACTTTATTCAGTAATTGGTGGAGTTGAAACACTGATTCAAACCGTTACTGTGGGTACTACAGGAACATACACTTTAAACCCAACAAGTTATAATACAACTTATAAAGTAGTTCCATCATATTCACCAACATTAACAACAACGGACCTAACTATCCTTTTAGATGAAGCTAAAAATGTAAGTGTTCCACCAGTACTAGCACCAGGTTTGGTGTTAACCACGGGTCCTAAAATGAGAGCTGGTGACATTAATGGTGATGGTAAGGTGTACATTGATGATGGATATTTGTTATCAACAAATTTATCAGGAATGATTACTTTTAATACAATTTATTGGTTTACTGCGTCAGATTATTCTACAATGACATTAAGTAATTTTAACACAATAACACCTTCGTCAAATTTTACTGTTAATTTTATAACGTCTTCAGTCACACTAAACATCAAATATATTGTTTTAGGTGACACAGACCTATCATCTTCTTCACAATAAAGTATTTATAATAAAAATTAAATGAGGTTATTAAGTGAAATAGAAAGAATTCAATCTGTGATGGGAATCATCAAAGAAGCCGAAGAGACCAAAAAACAAATGAATGTCAACTTAAAACAAACTGTTGATATTTTAAGATATTTGAAATTATATAATAAAACAATTGAAAATATGTTAATGGAGATTAGTTACATTGCTAATAACCAAGTTATTGATTTTGGATTACTTGAAAGAGGATTAAGAAAAATTTTATTAAAAAAAGGTGATAAACGAAAAAATGCTCAAGATTACTTTGGAAAAATAATTACATCATTAAAATATAGAGAACGTAGTGGATACGGTTCGGAGCCTGAAAGTGAAGACTATGAGTTTGAAATTGAGGAGCCATCCATTGTCCCAAAGAAAGTTTTTAAGAAAGAACTTTATGAAATGCAAGTTGAATTATTAAAACTTCAAGAATGGTTAAAGCAAACAGGTAAAACAGTTATTATTGTTTTTGAAGGTAGAGATTCAGCGGGCAAAGGTTCAACAATCAAAAAATTTGTTGAAAATTTAAATCCAAGATACTATAATATTATTGCATTAGGTGTACCTACACCTGAAGACAGAGCCGATTGGTGGGGAAGATATAGAAACCAAATTAAACCTGGTATGATTAACTTATTTGATAGAAGTTGGTACAATAGAGGTTTAATTGAACCTGTAATGGGTTATGGTTCACCCGAAGAGTACGAAGATTTTATGGAAAATGTTGAAAACTTTGAAAACGATTTGGTTAAAGAAGGTGATTACCTATTTAAATTATGGTTTTCAATTGACAAAGACACTCAAAAAAGAAGATTTGATATTAGACAACAATCTCCATTAAAATATTGGAAATATTCACCAAACGATTCTAAAATGCAAGACCTGTGGGATAGATTCACAGAGTTCAAAGAAAAATTATTTGATAAGACATCAACCGTTAATAACCCATGGGTTATTGTTGATGCGGAAGACAAAAGAGTTTCAGGGTTAAACGCAATTAGATACGTGCTTCAAAATATACCTTATGAAGGTAAAAATGAACAAGTATTGGATAAAGATTATCCTGAAGTTATTGCAGTTTTAAAACCTTAATTTTTGTTAGTGATTTCAATACCACTATTTGATATTGAAATCCAAGTATCAAAAATCAAAAATACCAAATAAAACTCCACCTCAGATATTGAATGTAGTTCAGGGTAGTTATATTCTTGAATCATCCAAGATATTATTTTGATGGCAACAACAATTCGTATTATAATTAAAAAAATTCCTAATAGTATTTTCATACTGCAAATATAAACTATTTATTTTAAAAGAAAAAGATAATGAATTTACGTGAATTAATTAAAGAGGCTTTAGAGACACAATTAGATAAAACTTTGTTATTGAAAGAAAATGTTGAGGTGTCTGATGCATTAAAATATCATATTGATAATGGTATGTCATTAACTGATAATGTTTTCAGAGTTTATTCTGAAAGTTATTTTGATTTGGTTAATGAAGTTAGAGAACTTTACAATAAAGGTAAAATTGACTTAAATGAAGAAGACCGTTTGATGGTTGAATCTGATTTAGGTAAAAAAGTTAAAATTGGTAAAGAGTATATCTATTTAGACGCCCCTTACATCTATGAAACAGAAACTGAGGAAGATATTTTAGCTGAGGCTGAGCACCGTGGAAAAAAAGTTAATGTTGGTAAACCATTCAGAACACCTGGTGGTCCTAAAAAATTCGCAGTATATGTAAGAAAACCAGGCGGTGGAATTAAAAAAGTAACATTTGGTGACCCTGGTTTAAGAGTTAAGAATGCCAATAAGAAAGCCGCAAAATCATTTAGAGCTAGACATAATTGTAAAGATAAAAAAGACAGAACTACTGCAGGATATTGGTCTTGTAACGTTGGTCGTTATGCAAAACAATTAGGACTATCATCTTCAAATTCTTGGTAATGGAAATAGATAAAATTAAAAAATACTTACAAGTATATCTTGATGATGTTATAATTCCAGAACTTAATAATGAATTAGTTGGTGAAGATGACGAACCAATAAATGTTACCATATATAAAATAAATTATGGTGAAGCAAATCCGAACAGAATAAACTTTTTTTTAGATATGGACCCAGATTGGTCTAAAGGAAGTTTTACTCATAAAATTAATTCTGATATATCAAGTTTTTTTAGAATGTTAGGTGTTGACAAGAATCTACACATTTATTGGAATAAAAGACCGTTATTTTAATATGGATTTCCCATTTGAACAGATAGAAAAAGAAGGTAAAATAGTTAGGACATTTAGTCCTGATGTTGAGGAAGATGAATTAAAATGGCATCAAGACCTTAAAGACCGAAAAGTTACAGTTATTGAGGGTAATGGATGGTCATTCCAAATGGAAAACGAATTGCCAAACAAATTAGAAAATGCCAAACAAATATTCATTCCGAAATTTGCTTGGCATCGTGTTATTAAAGGAGATGATAGATTAGTAGTTGAAATTGAAGAGTTTGATTAACCAGCTTGTGTTGGTATATCATCAAATCTTGGTGCAACCATTGGTACAATTCTTGCTCGTCTAGTTCTATTACCTTCTTCCAATCTTGGTCCTTCCGTCTCATAAATCATTGGTTCTTCCATAACTGCCTCATTATCGTATGATGATTTTTTACTATAATATTCGTTTTCTAACCATAAAACTTGATTATTTTTCTCATCATCCGATAAAATATCCCAATTTGATTGTTTTGTGTTAGTGAATTCATTTTTAATTAAAATCATCACTTCATTGGGCAACCCTGACTCTAACGAATCAATTCTTTGGTCAACTAAATTCCAAAATGAGGTTTCTTTTTCATATGAGTCATCAAGACTTTTAAATGCTGCGACTTTATCTCCACTAATTTTATTAATACAATAAATTAAAATCCCTCTTCTTGAATACTTTAAATAATATTCAGGATTGTTCTCATTAGTTGTACACCATTTAGTGTTCGAGCCATATTTTTTAGAAGCCAAAAATGATAAAGGTTTAATTACCAACCATTCATCAGTTTCATATAATTTTTGGACTTGTTTCTCCATCTCTTTGTCAATTAACTTTAAAGATGCTAAAGACATTTGAAGTTCTAATTCATCAAATGTTTTATAAGAGGTTAAATCGTTATTAACAATTAATTTTCTCTCATTAAGTTCAATAAATTTTTTAATAACATTAAAATTATTATAACCAAAATAATCAGAAATAACTTTAAATATGTTAAGAATTTCTTGATTAGATTTTAATTTTAAATCTTCTTTTTTAAACCCGTATTCACGAGTCAATTCATTGACAATATCTTCAATGTGTGGATTTTGATTTGAGATTTTATTTTTAATCAAATTAACTGCCATCTCAGTATACTTTGATTTATCAAATAGTTGGTCAATAATACCAATCACATCAACAACCAATGTAGGGTTTTGTTTTTTTAGCTCTTCAATCTTAGACATGTGCTTTAAATTTTTTAAAAGATAGAATATTCTTTTTCAAGAATCAAATATTTTAAGTATATTTGTTGCATGAAAAAATTAACAATTATCGTATTCCTACTTTTGACATTGCCTGCGAAGGCACAACAAACAGATATACTTTATATTCCTGACCAAAACAGTTTAGTTGGGTCATATAATTTTAAACAAGTCGGTGTATATGTTGGAGGTTACTATATGACAACCCTACCTCAACCATATATCTATACAACACCAATGTCAATGATGAATAGAATTGGGTTGACTTATGTTAACAAAGACAACACATATAGTATTATGGCTGGTGCTTTTTTAGAATCATATTATGACAATATTGATATGATTCCAGATGTTTGGGTTAAAATTTATCCAATACGAATGATAACCAAAGATAAAAAAAGTTTAGATTTTTCACTTGGGTTAAATTATTCTAACGGTTTTAGATATGGAGTCGGGTTATCATTTCCATTTTGAAGTATTTATAACTAATGACACCAATAGATTTCCCAATAGAAAGATTAAATGAGTTTTTTAAAGACCATTCATTTGTAATCCAAAACCCTTTTGGTGATGGATTAAATGAAGAAATGAATCTTACCGTTAAATTACAATTAACGGGTGTTAAACCAATGATTTCAGTTGGGGAATGGAAAGACTTTATTGAATACACTTTATTTTTAGAAGATATTGATAGTAATTTTGGTCGTGGAATATATGGTTATCAATTTGCTGCTTTAAAAACACACGATTATAAATTATCAAATACGGATACAACATTTTATTTATTAACTGTTAAGGTAAACGATGTTTTACGTAATTTCTTGAAGTATTGGGATATAGACAATTATGTTACTTGTACAAGAGTTGTAAATAACGTTGTTAAAATTGACCCAAAGTATATGACAGAAAGTTTGATTACAGAGGGTAAATACGATAGTATTGTTAAACAACTTGTTAGAGATGTTTTAGGTACTATAAAGTATCAAAAAGAAGGTGAATTTGAATTACCTGAAGATGTTAGTCAAGGTATGGCGTATAAATTCCCGCAAATAGAATCTGAATTTACTATTGAGTTATCATTAAAAGTTAGTGATGAAGTTGAAACCGTTGATGTTGACGGAGCATATTACCCTGATGAGGATGTCATAGAAATTTTAATTGTAACTAATCCAAATCTTGATAGAGAAATACTGGAAGAACTTCATTTTGAACTTAATGAATTAATTAGACATGAGTTGGAACATATTATTCAATATGAAAGAGGAGATGATATACCAACCAAAGAACCAAAACAACCTTTAAAATATTACACTCAAAAACATGAGTTAGAAGCTCAAATTGCTGGTTTTAAAAGAAGAGCCAAAAAAGAAAGAAAACCTTTAGAAGATGTGATTAGAAGTTGGTTTAACAAGAACCAATTAAAACACAGATTATCCCCAAAAAATGTTGAGGTTGTAATAAACCGAATTCTTGAGTTAGCGTAATGAATAGAGTTGCACCTATTGTCAAAAAATTTTTAATGTCCCAACCATTTTTTGAAAATGGTTTTGAATATCAATTTATATCGGTAGAACCTGATAGTGATTGGGCGATTAAATTTACGGTAAATGTCTTATTACCTAAAAAAGGTCAATCTTTTGTTGTAGAAAAATTTAGTTACGACATTAGTGGTATTATAGAAAATGCCTCAAAATATATTGGTGAAGGAATTTCTTATACAGAAAACATTTTAGTTGAGGGTAAACCTATCCCTGAAAATGGTTTGTATATAAATGAAGAAGATTGTGATGAAATAATGCGTTCATTAAATGAGAATGTTAAACAGGTAACATTATCTAACTCTCACGATGTTTCAGAGGTTCGTACAGTAATTTCATTTTCTCGTAATAAAGATAGGAAAAAATTTTATTTAATGGACTCCCATCAATACATAGATTTTTATTTAATATACAATATTGGTAGAATTGAATATAATGGTACACCTGTACGTATAAACGAAAAAAGGTTTGATGAATTTGGAGAAGTATTTAACGAAAAACTTCAAGAGTCAAATAGATTTAGAGATAAGATACAAGATATTATTTATACTGTTTTGGAACCAAGTATAAAAATTGAAAACATTGAGGTTTTTATCAATGCACAATATTGGATAAACAAAATAGATGGTATGGAAGTTCTGGCTGATGGTAATAGTACCAGTTACGATTTTAAACCTGAAATGTTTATTGAAATTTCTTAAGAATTTTTTTGATTGTGTCTGTTAGAACAATCTGACCAACAAGTACAACACCTGACGCAACTAATCTTTTAGCGATTGTCATAGAAGTTGTTTGTAAGTCCGCCCCTTCCATAATTGCCGATTGAATATCTCCAATAATTGGAATTAAAAATGAATACGTAACTAAGTCTAATGTTGACCCTAAAGTTACATTAGCGGATTCTAAAAATTTAGAAAATGAATTTTTTAAATTTCTTGATTTAACCAATACTTCTTTAAACGTATCTTCTAAACCTTCTTCTTTAATTTTAGTTAATATTGTTTTAAGAGTTTTTACGTTATCGTAGAAATATGTACATGCAACACCAATTAAGATTAAGGTTGCTTGTTCATCTGTTAATTCAAATCTACCTGTTCTTATAAAACTATCTAATGGCATAACTAAACCACCAACAGACGCTCCCCAAGTTAAAAGTAACTTTAGATTTAACCCATAAGTTTTTTTAGCTTTGTTAACAAGATTGCTTGTGAATGAATACAATTCTTTCATGTAATCACTCATCTTTGATTGGTCTTGTTCTTGTAAAATAACTCTCAGTTGAGATTCGTTAATTAAAAAATCCATATAATTATAAATATACTAAAGATATTTATTGTTATGAGTAAATCAAACAAAGAGTTAAACCCAAAATTAATTAAAGGTGATAGAATCATGTGTCTTCATATGGAAGGTGAGACCTCAGTACCGATGGGAACTACAGGAACCGTAGGTAATGTTGGTATAGACCCATTTGAACGAGATAATGAATTGATTCAGGTTAGATGGGATAATGGTAGTTCCTTAGCGCTAGTTAGTGCATCTGACACTTGGGTTAAAATTGCTCAAGAAACTCTTGAAGAACAAGTTGGTACTTCTGAATATGAATATTTTAGTAAAAATCCTGAAGTATTTGATAACTTTGACTGGAGATTTTTAAGAGAGTTCTTAAAAAAATTAAGAAACGCAAGTCCTGTTAATATGTTACAATCCCAACCATTTTTATATTCAGGTAGAGAATGGATTGATAGATATTATGGTGAAAACCAAGAAGACAATGAAGATTTTCAAGAAGTTTTAGAAATGGCGGATGAATCTAAAAATAAAATGATTCAAGGTGTCTTAAAATATATGGAATCTGAAGGAATTGAAATTGAATTAGATAAAGTTAATCGTTTGATTAGACAGTTTGCGAGCAAGATTTTACAACTTTACATCTCTTTCTTTTAAAGAGTCTAAATTTTCTTTTTTTTGGAGGGACTTTTCCCTCCTTTTTTATTTCAATAACTTTAGGTGTTGTGATGGTATTACTAGGAATAAGCTCGTCTTTCTTACACGAGCTCATCATAAGTAATACTAATAAAGTTAAAATTCTAATCATTATTTTTCTTTGATATCGTAGTAAAATGAATTACTATCTTCAGTCACCCATCTATCTGATTGGTTTTCAACTGATATTGACTCTGTATCAACTTTAAATTGTTTTAAATCTTCAGGAAGTGATTTGGTAACCCAATTACTATCCCTCCAAAAAAGTCTATTGTTTGGTTGACATAATAAATACCCCTCATCTGACTCAAATATATGTCCACATTTATAATCAGATGGTTCATCACTATATGGATTACTATACCAATCAACTGTAAACATATATGTACCCCAAACTTTTGTTCCGTCTCTTAAAACAATTTGAGCCCTGTGAAACGCTAAAAAATCATACTCAATTACAGAAACGTTCTCACTAAAACAATCCCACAATTGTTTAAAATTGAAGGGGATATCATTTGTCGGAATTTTAGTATAAATTTCCGACAGAGGTACTCTACTTCTCAACATACCATTATCTGTCATAACGTGAAAAGTAAGTATTTGACCACCACAAGATTGAATACCAAAAACATAAACGTTATAAAACTCTTTATCGTCTTCAATGTTTTTAGTAAAATAAGATTTTTTAACAAGTCCTTTAAAAGACGGAATATTTGAGTTTAATTTCATAATTTAATTAGATAGAGGCGCTTTAATTGTTGGGTGTGATTGATAGTTTTCTATAATAAAACAATTAGGTGACCATATATGTAAATTATCAAGTATAGATATTTTTTTACCAATTGCTGGTTCAAAAATGTTTAGTGTTGGTAATGGATATGGTTCTCTTGTTCTACGAGGTACTCCAAAATCATCTAAACAGGACATTTTACCATCATCACTCCAAACTGGAGTGTTTGGAAAATTAGGTAAATTAACTATACCACTACTAAATTCATTTTGTATTTCCTCAGAAACCATATTAAGTCGTTCCTCTAATGTATAATCTCTACCAATTTGTTCCTTAGCCTGTTCAATATGATTTAGATACAAATGTGTATCACCCAAGTTACCAATCAATTCATCAGGAACCATATTTACTTCCTTAGCAATGATTTCAAGTAATAATCCATAACTTGCAATGTTGAATGGTAAACCTAAGAATGTATCTACTGAACGTTGATTCCACATTAAAGAGATTGCTCTGGTTGGTATGTTATTCATTGTTAGTAGTTCTTGAACTGTATTTTCAATTTTACCTTCATATCCTTTTGGATTTGTTATTTTAGTAAATAGCTTTATTCTCTCATCATCACTCAACTCTCTTGTATAAACTTGAAATCCATAATGACAAGGTGGAAGAACCATTTGGTCTAATTCACCTACATTCCAAGCATTAACCATTAATCGTCTTGAGTCTGGATTTGTTTTAAGGTCGTTGATTAGGATTGATATTTGGTCAATAACAGTTTGGTCTGCCTCATCATAGATGTTCTCATATGAACCATCGGTTGATAGATACATTTTCTTTTTAGTCCAGCTTCTCCATTGCTTACCATACACGGGACCGAGTGACCCCCACTTTTTAGCAAACTCATCATCTGTTTTTATTTTGTTTATGAATTCTTCATAAGACCAAAAACCATCTGTTCTTTCATTCAATACCGTTGTATCAAACCCTTTTTCATATTTGATATTATTCATCATTATCTTATGCATTTGTTTTTGGTAATTAGAGAAACAATCACCATCCCAAATATGACAACCATTATCAACCAGGAACTTAATGTTTGTATCACCACGTAAGAACCATAGTAACTCAGTTACCATAGTTTTCCAAGCCATTTTCTTGGTTGTAAGAAGTGGAAACCCATCTTTCATATTATGACGAATGGTATAACCAAAAATACTTTTGGTTCCTGTACCTGTCCTGTCTTTCTTTTCAACCCCGTAATCTAAAATAGATTGGAGTAATTCTTGGTATTGTTTATCTATATTATTCATAATCTGTCGTCTGGTGTATAAAATAATCTTTTTACTTGTTCTGAAATAGGAATTGGAACTCCTTCTTCATCTACTCTAACAAATGTCATGTTTGTTGCTAATATAACAACTTCATCTCCTCTGAACACATTGAATGCTCTAGCTTCTATTTTAAATTTTGCGGAGGTATTCCCGATTTTTATTATCTCGGCATAGATTTTAACTAATTGTTTTTCTTTTGCAGGTTTTTTAAATACACATTCATCAATTGAAACTGTAATCATATTCTGTGTATGACATTTTTCCATTGCATAAGCTGCAAGTGCGGCGTCAATCCAAGACAATAATTTCCCCCCGAACAAATTTCCGTGAAACCCTAAATCCGATTTTTTTACTGGGTGTGTAACTAATAATTCCATAATTAATATCCTTTTTGTATCATAAATCCGTAGGTCCAACCCAACCAGGCAATCTGTAGTCCAAACGCTGGCGTAGTTACACCTGTTTCTAAAAAGGTGTTTTTATCATACCAAATACTAATACAAGGTATGAACCAAACCCTTCCTTTAAAATATACGAAACTATTCTGTGCTATAAACCAGTTTTTCATTATTTTTTACAATTTTTAATGCAAGTTCATATATATCAGCTCTACTACCTTTATGCTCTTTGGATAGAGATTTAACTATTTCAAATACTTTAGAAGTAAGACCCAATTTATAAGCTTCAATTAATATTTCCTCTACGTGTTCTTCGTTTGTCATGACTTTTTCTTTCTGTTATTCCATTCATCAATTATGTAATTTATGTTATCGGATAAATAGTCCATTTTAGATAACCAATCTAAAACTTCTTTAGACCCCAACTCATACGACTCTTCCATAGATTTTATTACACCATCTTTATCCAATACAAAACTATTGCTTATGTTTTTTTCATAGATTTCTTTTAGTTTTTGTTCCATGGTTAAAGTTTTTTAAATTCAGGTTTAAGTATATTCCATATTAATTTATCGTATGGTTTTCCATCCCACATTGCGAACATTACTGAACGATAAGGTGGATGAGAATATTTCATAACATGCTCAGCATATTCTTTTTTTGTCGGTTCAACTTCACGGTCTCCATATTTTCCATAACGGAAATAGTCATGAGATTTACCACATTGTTCTGAAACTTGGTAATAACCGTAATTTAGTCTATCGGCATATTCCTTAACTTTTTTGTAAAATTCGTCAGGAACATCTTTTAATACTTCATTTATGTCTTTACCATTTGATAACATTTCCCAAACACCAGTTGTTGATATGTTTGTCATTATTTTATGAAGACGTAAGTATTCTTCACCTTTGATTTTCATTCGGTCTCCATTTGAGAAACGAACAACAAATCCTTCGGCGTTATTACCAACTAAAACTTTTAATGTTGAGTAGTCCTTAATACCATCATATTTTTTGACAACATCAAACCCTTCAAACAAATCATTGTGTGGTACTTCTTCACCAGTTTCAGTGTTGATAATACCAAGTAATACCAATTTTTCTTCACCACCGTAATCAACAACGATTCTGTTTTCAGGATAGATTATTTCAAATAGATAAGTAAAACCTTCAACTAAAATGTCTTTGAAATTATTTTCATTACCATAATTTGCCATCCATTTTGCTTGGTCTGATGAGAATGAACCACGAGTTGCGTAGATTACTTCGCCATTGTATTTGAATACAATACCTAAAGAACCATCCATTTTTTCAAAAACTTCAAACTCTTCAGTTGGAGTGTGTTTTCCTTCTTCTATATTGAAGAATTTTTTAAATGGTCTTGCAACTACGTTACCCTCATTATCCGTAACCAATCCACGACATTGCAAAGTAATCTCATCCCACGACTGACCATATTGAACTTCAGGTGTGTAGTTCCATATAGACAATGGTAAAGTACGGTGAACCTGTTTAAACAGGTGACCAGTCCTTGAGTATTGCTCTAATGTGTATAAAAATTGATTCATCTGACAAAGATAGTAAATTTTTTGGAAATAAAAAAAACCCTCACCGATTAAGATGAGGATTTTTTCATGGTTTTAGTTGTTTTGTTTAATTATTTTATGATAATCATGTTTGTATTAGAAATTGGAACTCTCATAACAGGAATTGCTGAACTTGTATCATCATTAATTTTTTGCATTACCTCATAATGAGCGACATTAACTTTAACTGTTGATATGTTATCAAAAATTTCTAATGTGAGCGAAGACCCTCTTGGACCATCTAATAGTTGGACTTGTTTTGTTGTTGTGTTGAATGTAAGTGTTTGCATATGTATGTTATTTTAATTTAATTTCAAATCTGTCGTTCATTTGTTGAAGTTTTTCATCTGGTACTCCGTGTTGATTCACACCACCATGTCGGTTTTCAACAATAATAGTAAAAACTCTATAACCCCATTCTTTCGCCATATCCATATATGGTTTCATTTCCCATTCTTGGGTGAATGTATTGGAAACAACAATGGTCTCATTGTTTCCTGTAGTATAATTAAGAAGCATTGCATTTGCAACCAAGTCCTGACACCATTGATGTGCTTCTTTTAATTTTGAAGGGTCAAAGTTGTAGTTTTTGTCAGGAGACATAAAATATGAGTCGGTTTCAAAATGAGAACCTCCTAATTGTTCTGCTAATGTGGATTTACCTGAACCAGGAAGACCACGAAGTAGATATAAATTTTTCATAGAGCAAATATAAGAGTTTTATTTTGAATTACCAACTATCTACGTCAGTTAAATCTAATTCTGTTTTTGTATGGTGACTATATACCACAATTCCATTACCAATTCCTGTAGGTGTTATTTTCCAAGTAAATGTTCCATACTCACCATAGATTGCTTTAATGTGAGACAACCATTCATTATACATTTCCTGTTGTTTCTCGTTGAGTTCCTCGTGTATCACGGTTTTTCTCGTATTCTTTTCTTCCATTACATTTAGTTTTTTCTGTTGCATTCCAAAGTTCTTTTCCTTCAGTTTTCATATGACAGTTGTGAGGTTTGTCCATTTTTTTGGAAAACCCCACAATCATATCATTATGATTATTTTTAACCCTCCATGGGCATTCTTTACAAGTTTTGTTAGTCATTGAAATCAACACTGTTTTCTGATAAAAGTTGATGTAGCCTATCCCTTGTTTTGTTAAGAGTTTTATACACTTCCTCAGGCATATCATCAGGAGCGTATTTTGTTTGCGCTCTCAAATATTGGTCCATGTCCCAACATACCGAATACCATTTAGCTGCGTCAACTGTTAATTCAAACTCACGCCTTTCTTCAGGTAAATTAAATTTTAAAATCGCTTCCATATTGTTCTTTTGCTTTGTTTGTCCCCCAAATATTAAAAAAATCTGTCTCCACCGATTCAACACCAGCATTCAACCGAATGCTGATGTCGTTTCTTACCTCCAAAGATAGTAATTCTGCAAGAACTTCCCAATTTAATTGGTGAAACATTTTAACCATCATCATATAATTTGTTGAGTTGTTCTCTAAATCCTTGATACTATTAATTTTTTCAGTTGCATAACCGAATTGGTTGTCAAATGCCCCCCAAAACTTAATACATGCCAATTTTAACTCGTCAAAATATTCTTGTTTTGGTTGTTTATAATAATATTTGATATCAATCATCCTTGGTCTTTATTTACTATTTCATCTGTGTGGTGGTCATTATCCATTTCGGATACTTTAGGTCTGTGTCTTAACAAAGGTACAACTTCACGTCTAATATTGTATGGACGGAATTCAGGGTGACCATCCATTCCAACATCCATTCTTTGACCTTTACCAAACCTTAAATTGGTTGGGAGGTGGCAGTGACCGTGAAGGTGCATAACTCCTTTGTTAAGACCATCCCAAGAACTGATTGGGTAGTGCATCATACGGAATGTGTGTTCGTCAATCTTCAAAGTGTTGTAATGTGCAACACTTTTGAAATAACCTTGACATCCCTCTCTGTTATTCTCAATGTGGTGGTCGTGGTTACCAAGAACAAGGTGAATGTTTTTACAAACAATTCGGTCCCAAAATTCTTTGATAGATTCAAACCCACCAAAACTCCAATCTCCAAGACAAATTAAAATGTCGTCTTGCATTACGTTCTCATTTATATTATTGACGATTTCAGCATTCATTTTTTCCAATGTTTGGAAATCACGAGTTTGCTCAATCGGAATTGAACCATCTGGCATACGCCAGTTTGTCGTACCACGACATATATTTTTGTGATTGTAGTGTGGGTCAGAAAAAATCCACACATTACCTTTAAAATCTTTGTCTATCTTAATCATACTGCAAATCTAACACATTTTCTTTAAACCAAGAAGGTTTTTCTCTATTTTTCCAAACAGCAAATCCCGATTTTGCCCCCATGTAATAATTTCTATATGATTGAACCACTGATTTTACTTTAAACTCATCAGGCATTGCCTTTGCGGGTTCCGTAAATCCGACATCAGGTATATTTGGTTTATTGACTAAACACCATTCAATTACATCTTGTGATTTATGACGTTTTCCATATCGGTATGTGTATTCATAACACAATTCCAAACCTAACTCACACAAATACAAATAATTTGACAATGACTCACGACACCAAATAGAACATGGGTGATTTTTATGGGATAGTTTGTATGGGACACTTGTGATATTACCATCAGATACATGGTGAACACCGCACAAAAGTTGGGCGGTTTCCAATATCATTTTAACAACATGTTTATCAACATGATATTGGGCGCATTTTTTAACATCAAGGTCTAATATGAATATATTCATCTGTTATCGTTTAAGACGACAAAGATACAAATTATTCTGTAATTAAAAAAACTGGATTTTGGTCACTAGCATAAAGACCCAAAATATTGTAGTCATAAAACTCTTCAGCTTCTGACCAGGTCATCCCGTCTCTTTCTTGTAATGTGTAGATAATTTTGTTTTTGGAATATAAGATTTGTGGACCACCACTTCCAAATTGTTCTACAATACCGACAATTGCGTCATCAAACCCATCAAGTTTTATTGCCCCTTCAGCAAATTCGTCAACGTTGTAATCTTCAATACTCATGTTAAAATAAATTAAGTGAATAAAAAGACGGGAGAGCTTTAATTAGGCGAAAGTAAAGTACCAAGATACTATCAAAAAAATATTAACTCTTCCCGTCTCACATAATTATAAATCTAACTTTTATTATAGTCAAACAAAAATTGAGTTTTTGTAGGTATTTATAAATAAAAAAAATTATGAGAGGATATTTTGGATTAGGTCAATTATCTGCATCTGAGAAATCAGATATTTTGAACCAACACAAGAGTTTATATAACGGATACCAAACAATGCAACCGCAGGTATCTAATACACAACCATTAACGGTATATGACTTTGCTGGAGATAAAGATGGTATGGTTGTTAACAATAAAGGTGAGGTTAAAAAATACACCAATATGGGAATCAACGAACAAATCGTTATTGATGATGTACTTGGTGGTAAAACTACTGATAAATTAAAAAACTTAAGAAAAGATAGAAACGAAGAAAAAGATATGGTCGTTATTGATGTACTTGGAGGTAAAACTAAACTCAAAGAAGTTTGTGATGATTGTGGAGCAATGATTATGGATGGTATGTGTACCGAATGTAATTACGGTCATATGGAAGAATCATATCTTGAAGAAGGTAATATGTGTGAATGTGGTGGTGAAATGTATGAAGGTATGTGTAACGAATGTGGTTACGGCGCCATGGAAGAAGAGACTGGACACTTAGATGACATTTATGATGAAGAAGATTTAAATCCAAGTGCGGGATTTGATTACATTGAGGGTTCATCAAATGATGTAGATACTTTTGAAAAAATGCACAAAAACCTTTATAAAGAACAAAACGAGTATGATTTCCAAGATTATGAATCATCATATACTCAAGATGGTGTTGACGATACAGATAATGAAGATGACGGATTTGAGGATATAAATGCATCTGAAGTAACTGATGGTGAAATGTATGAAATTGATGTTAAAGATTTAGTTAAAGGAAGAAAATACAGATATAAATCACCCTCACATCAAGCGGATGTTGAATTCGGTGATGAACATGAATATCACGATGGTGAGAACATGTACGGATTTAAAGGTGGTGATACAGGATATTCATTAGGTAAAAGAAGTGTTGAAGATTTTATTGATAGTTTAGATGACGAAGATGAAGAACTTTATGAACAAGGATTTACTGGCGGTGGAAATGCACCTGACATGGATTTAAGTAATATTGACCCAGGTTATGATTTTGAATCTGACGGACCAGACCAATTTCAAAAATCATTTGACGACCTTGAGGTTGAGGATGATGGTGAAGAACCAGAAACACCAGCGTTTGATTTTGAATCAGGTGGTCCAAATAGCGGATACCCTATTTTTGAAGACGATATGTATGGATATGACCCAGAAAAAGATTACGAAACAATGGAATCTGCATGGGCTGACGATGAAGGAGAATTAGATGAACAACCTGATATTTCAGGAGTCCAAGGAATTTACGGGGCAATGAAAAAAGCATATGATTTTGATAGTGACGGGCCTGGTAAAGCAGGACCATATCAAGAATTCTCTTACGAAAGTGAATTAGACGAAGAAGATGATTTTGAAGAGGTTGATGAAGATTTAAAAGAATCTTTTTTAATTCAAAAAAATAAAATTAACGAAATGTTTAATAGATTTAAAAAATATAATTAAAAAAAACCCCTCCTAAAAAGAGGGGTTTTTTTATAATATAATAGAGTTATTATATATTATTTTGGTTGTGTCTTGTTTTTGAAGGAAAACCGTACTAAACATTCGTTTAACTTCGTTCATTTTATATTGAGATTGAAACTTATGTTGTTCATTATTATATAAAATAGTTTCAGGTAAATAAAGAACATTTCTTGTTGTTTTATCTGTTATTTTCTCACCAATTATTTCGTTTAAATTATTACTAAAATTTATTATAGTAACCGTACTATATTGGTTTTCTAATATTTCCAAAGATTCTGGTTCATCAGATTCAACAAGAAACAAATGTTTTTTTGGGGTGTATCTACCTATTTGATTATAAGGTAATAACTTTGTATTAACAGGTAATTCAATTTTTCCATTATGTTCAACCAACATGTATGTTGTTATTGGGTTAACCTCAACAGGTGGTAATTTGTCTTCTATCTGTTGTTTAAATTCATCATCAAGTTTAAAGTTGGAAAATTTCCACCCATTTTTAATTCTTTGAATACCTCCGCTTTTTAAGTTGTGTTTTTTAGAGTATGTTTTCTTTAAAATTTCTTTAGCGACTAAGATAGAATTAAATGCAATCATAAAAGTTCCATCAATAAATAAGTTATCAATATGGTCTATATTCCAAACAAAATTCTGATGTTGTAGTAAGATTGAACCGTATTTTAATTCTTTAGTTATTTCATCTTTTTTACGTAAATCAGGAACCTCATTTATTTCCGAAACCAATAGAATATCGTCAAAATCTGGGTCATGGTTTACAAACTCCGCAGTGATTTTATTCAAACAAGATTCTTCTGTTACAAAAATGTGACGTATTTTCTTTTTCCATTTGTCAAATCTTGATTTGTTTTGAATAAAGATTGAATTTTTTTTATTTGAATCAAATTCCGCAATTATAAAAACATCAACAAATGGGTCTAATTCGGTTAACCTGAACTCTAATAAATCTAATTCACCCCTAAACATGAACGAATCAAAAGTTTTATTTTTTTTAATCATAACGACAATTTAAATATTGAATTGATAAGTTTAATATCTTATAATTATAGTAATAAATTTTATACAAATGTCATCACACTATTTTATTCAAGACCAAAGAAATAACGTAAACCACTTAAATTACTATTATTTTGTATCAGCGTTCACTCCAAGTGAATTAATCAAAATTAGAGAAATTGGTGATAATTTACCAAAACAACAAGCCGCAGTAGGTGGTGGAGACACTAACGAAGTAACAGACTATCGTAAAAGTGAAATATCTTGGATACCTGATAGTAAAGATAACGCATGGTTATACTCAAAGATTTCAGATTATGCAAAAATCGCAAACAAAGAAATGTGGAATTTTGACATTTGGGGTTATCAAGACAGTTTACAATATACAAAATACTACGGTAACGGTGGACATTATGATTGGCATGCAGACTTAGGACCAGGTCTTTCAAATAGAAAACTATCAGTGGTATTACAACTTTCAGACCCAGGAGAATATGAAGGTGGTGAATTACAAATGAACATTGGTGGTAGTATTTTGACAGTACCTAAAGAATTAGGTTTAATATGTTTCTTCCCATCTTTTTTATTACATAGAGTAACACCATTAACTTCAGGTGTTAGAACATCTTTGGTTACTTGGCTTTGCGGTGCAAACTTAAGATAATGATTAGAGAAAAAATTACGGTTAAAGACTACGAAAGAATAAGTAGTGAAAATGAATATTACATTTGGCACTTTGTTAGGAAAACTAACATGGGGCCAAGAGCGATATATTCAATATTTGATGAAACCAACCATAATAGACCAAACAAGTTAAAAACTTTTTTAGAAATATGTGATATCCCATATTTTGAATCCTACATTGAGGATAGTATTAATTTCATGGATAACATAATACCATTAAGTTGGATTTGGAATAAAAATGACAAACAATTTAATAGTTTTGTCTTAGGATTTAATAAACGAAGAATGGTTACTTCAACATTACATGGACATTGTTTGTGTATTGAAGGTATTTCAGAAATAATTTATGAATTAAATCCTGATTTTATTGAACGAATTAATTTAGATTAACGTTCGGTATTAAAAAAGAATACTTGGAATAATCTACCGTCATACATATCTTTTCCAAAGTAATCTAAAGATACATGGTAATTATCTGCTCTATACATGATTAATCTGTTAAATACATTACCAACTCTATCAACCATTTCCCATTTAGTATAATCTTGTGAATCATGACCTGGAGGAGCTTGTCTCATGTATTCTTCATCATGTTCTCTTTTGTAATCAAAATTCATCCAGCCCGTTTGTTTGTGTCTAAAAATACCTGTTCCTGCAGTTACAGGTGCGTCAGGGGTTAAATAACAAACTGCGGCCCAATCAGTTGTTGAATCAGAGTGAATCCAAGACCTGTCTGTTGCGGTGGTGTACTGAAACGAACCTGTATATTCCCCACCCCAATTCGTAATTTCACCAGCAAAAGGATAAAGAATATCTCTTAATGTCTTTCTGGTTGCATCCGTTAAAAATGATTCAGTTCTTTGACCTGGATAGTTACCTCTGACCTTAAATTCTTGTTTAAGTGCAAACTCACGAACATCCATAGGGTTAGCGTAAAAATTGTCTATTGTTAACGAATTAAATCTCATATTACTGTTTGTTTCTACTTAAATATAAAATTTAAAAATAGAAAAAAAACTCTTTTCTTAAATTAATATTTGACTTTTGGTCTTTTTTATAATATTTCATTATAAAAAAGTTTTAATTATGGAAATTAAAGAAATTGTGTCATATTTTTTAAGTGTAGAGTCAAACATCTTGGAAGTATCTTTCAGAACTATTGACGATGAAGATGATGTTCTAAGAACTGATAACATTGATTATTCAATAACCGAAGAGTACGGGTTTGTACTTGAGTCAGATACTTTTGGATTTTATGATGATGAATTTAACGAAGAAGATTTGTTTGAAGAAGAATCAAAAATTGAATTGGATGAAGATGAACTTATTTCGTTTTTAAATGAATATTACGAAATAAATCCAAAATCATTACCAAAGGCTGAGTTATATTAAGGACCAACTCTTGTCAAGTATAGTGTCATAACTTGTTTTTCACCAAACTTGCCTTTAAACCATGCACCAGCACTTTTTAATTGTAGTGATTCAAACCCATCATCTTCAATTAAAAAGGTTAGGGTCCTTGCTGAACCATCTACAGTAACGTAATCAAATTGTAAAAACCCTCTATTATAAGAATTGTTAGATAATATTCTGTAGAATATTTCATTTGGTGATGAACCATATTGCCAAAGGTCTCTACCTGTAGGATTAACACCTAACTGATTCATTCTAACAGTTGAATAATCAAAGTGTAAATAAAACCTATTAACTACAATTGAGTCTATTGGGTCAGGTAATATAGGATTAACATACGTATCCCCAACAGTATATAACGAATCATAACTTGTATTTTGGTCAACACTAGTAATGTCCAACTTTGACACAACATACTTACCGCTTAAAGTCACATCACTTGTTTCAAGTACAAACTTTTCACAAGATGTCAGTAAGAATAAAACTAATATAAGATATAATTTTCCCATAGGGCAAATATAATAAATTTTTTCTAATAACAAAAATATTTATTACTATGAATTTAGACGTAGATTTTTTAATAGACTTCTTCAACAAGTATTCAGGTAAGGATTCTAAAGAAGAAATGGGAGAACAAGAAGCCGCAGCGGCACCATCATCACCATCATCAGGAGGAGGTGGAGGTAGTGTTCCTAAATGGTCAGATTCATATCAAACAAAAAGAGGTAAAGCTAATATGTTAGGTAAAGGCGGTGAAAAATGGGAGACAGGATTAACTAGAGGTAGTGCGAACCAAATTTGGTAACCTTAATATATTTATAATAATACAATGATACAACCAAAATATTCACCAGAAGAGGCATTACAAGCAATTAAGTTAAGGATGAGTTACGATTCATCAAAAACTTTGAATGAGAATTTAAATGTCTTAAAGCCACAATCAACCTCGGTTGAATTAAACAACTATGTCTTTGATTTTGTAATAACAGAAAATAAAAAATATGTTATTTACATGGATGAGGTGTTTTCAGGTGGAAAACTAATTGGTAATATATGGGAAAATACTTGGGTTATTACTGAAATTATTAAAGAATCTTTAATGTTAACGGCACCTGTTGATATGTTACGTGAAGAGGCTTCAAGAACAGTTGAATTTGTTTTAGAAGGTATTGAATGGACAAAAGAAACTGTATCACAAATCATAAAAGAATATCACACAAGTGGTGTTATCTTAGAACAAACTTACAATCCATTTAATAAAGATTTTTGGTCTACTAAAAACGCATCAAAAATAGGTTCCAAAGTTGTTGATAAAACAAAAGAACTTGGGAATAAAGCTTTAAGTCTTGGTAAGGAATATGCCAATAAATTATTAATGGGTGCGTTTGTACCTGCGTTAAGATGGATTAGAAGAAATTCAATGACCGCAATTGGTACCGTTGTTGATGTTGTTACTGCCATGATACCTGTGACTACAGGCGCAAATAAATTAGTTTGGGTAATGATTGTTATTTTGGATATGTGGGAAATTAAAAACAAAAATTATGACCCTGAAGACCCTGATAGAGCATCAAATCCTTACATGTTTTTAGTAACAGACTTAATATCTTTAGCATTTACTGCCGCGGCAGGTTCCGCAACTAAAGCTGGATTGAAGCAAGGGATTAAAAAAGCCCCGTCCTCAACGGTTAAAATGTTGAAGGCTTTATTAGAAAAAATGCCATGGTTAAAGAGTACTATAAAAAGTTTTGGTGACTTAATTATAAAATATATTCCAAAGGCTAAACCTGTTATAGATTCTGTTCTTGGGTTCATTGATAATATTTTCATTACTGTTGAAAAATTTATTTCACAACTTTTCAGTAAACAAGGTGCCGCAGCAACCGCAACTGGACTTGTCGCTGGTTGGGTGGCAAAACAAAGAACGTTAAGTAAAGGAAGTACAGGAACTGATGTTGGATTACTTAATGATTTTTTTAAAAGTGGGTTATATAATGCCGCTTTTACAACAGGAGAACTTAAATGTCAAAAAATTGACCCAAAAACTATTGATGGTGGTAATACATTTAATGAAAATACATTAAACGCTGTTAAAATACTTCAAGCATGTTTTGCTAAACAGGGAGTAAAAGTAAAAGAAATAGGTGTTGTTGATGGTGCGCAACTTAGTGCAATAGGAGTAACTATGGATGAAAGTGGTGTAATGAAATTAATACCTCAAAGGGCAAAAGAAAAAATTATGTCAACACTACTTAGTGCTTCAAAATTAATTGCCAAAAGTGCAAGGGATAAGGAAGAAATTAAAAAAATAGAACAAATGCAAAGTGGATTATAAAAATAAACATATTTATAGAAAAAGAAAAAAAAAATGAATTCAAATATAAATAAAGAAATCTTAACAGAAATTAGAAGGATATCTGAACTGATGTCAATTAATGAGCAACCCGATGATATTATTAAAGGTATTGCTAGAGCGGAACTTGCAAAAGTTACCCGTCAACAAGTTAGTAATTCAATTAAACAAATGGTAAAGAAACAAGGTTATGAGGCGGTTGAAGCGTCAGTTAAAAAAGGTGACTTAGTAAACATGGCCCAACTTTATAAAGATATTTACGGAAAGTTAGGCAGAGCATTAACTAACCCTGAAAAGTCTGCCCTTAGAGTTGAAATTGCAAAAACGATAAGGGCTGAGGGTTTGAACATTTTAAAACAAGAAAAAAATGTATTAACAAAAATAGCGGCTAAAGCTTCAACAGGTGTTAAAAATGTCGTAGCTAAAACTAAAAAATTGTTTGGTGGAAGTACAAAAGAACTAAAACCTACTATAGCAAAAACACCTCAAGTTCAAAAAGATTTGGCAAAAATTACTGCTAAAGAACAACAAGAATTAGTTGAAGGTGTAACTAAAAAAGGATGGAATTGGGCGAGAGTTAAAAAATGGGGTGTTCCACTTGGTATTGGTGCACTTGCGTTATGGTGGTATTACCATGATAGCAATGCTGAAGCACCATCGGATATTCCTGCAGATAACTCCAATGCTGATGGAGGTAGTGGTGGAACTGGTGGAGGTAAATACACTTCATGTCCTGAAACATTACCAATCAAACAATATTGTAAAAACGAAACTATTAGAAAAGTTCAAGCTTGTTTAAAAATGCCGACAAGATATCAAACAGGTAATTTTGGGCCAATCACACAAGAATATTTAGAAAGTAGAAGTCAAGACGGGACAGTAATTACAACTGAAACAATTATTGCGGTATGTGGTGATTCAGGTGTATCAGCAACAACTGGTAGTACTGCAACAACTGGTACTACAACAACTGATACTACAACAACAGGTACTGCAACAACTGGCGTTACAGGTTATGAAGATTATACTACAGATGAAATTGAAACTTCGGTAGATGAACCGACATCACCAGCGTCTGAACCAGCGGTTGAACAATAATAATTAAAATAAAAAACAACAATATGAAACTAATATTTGAAGCTAACGAACAAGAAAAAAGAGAAATTCTTGAGCAACATAATTTATTTAAAAAAGCTCTTCAGTCTAAAGTTACAAGACTTATGGTGAATGAGCAAGCAACTCAACTAACAGGTGTTGAATTTTTAAAAGCGGCAAGAGACAAGAAATGTAAAATTGCGGTTGGCGGTGTAATTAAAAGTGCTCCTGGTAAACCAAGTGTTTTATATAAAGTTGCTGATTATGATTCTGCAAATAAATATTTTAAGAAAGGTGATGAATTATATATAAAAGACGATTATACTTTTGACGTTGTATCAACTGACGCTACAGGTAAAAAAACATTATCAGCTTCTAATAAAAAATGGGCATGTCCTGCTATGACCGCAGATGCTGAAGCCGCGGCAAAAACAAATGTTGATAAAACAAAAAAAGAAGGTGATTGGAAAACAAAAGAAGATTTACTAAAAACTGATACAGAACAGAATATTGAAAACCCTGTTATGTATGAGAAAAAAGATTTTAATGGTACCACACTTTATAGAAGAGTTGCCTCTTCAGGTATTGGGGAAGCTTTAACTAAAGACCAAAAAGATATTATTACAAAATGGACATCACAAGGTGCTAAATTAAGAAAAGACTTAGACCCTGAACAAGCAAAAACTTGGGTTTCAAGAGTTGTTAGTCCAGCATCTGAAGGATATTTTTCACAAGATTTAATAATGTATTTTGACCCTACAGTTACCGTTAAGGACGAAACAATTACAACAACAATACAACAATCACTTCAAAATAGAATTCCTACAAACTCAAAAGATTGTAAAAAAACTATTGAAGCGTATTACTTAGCATTCAAAAAGAAAAGACCATTAGAACCTAATGAATTTGAAGCGTTAAAGGCTAAAACTCAAGCATGTAAAAATGAATATGGTGGAGATTGGGGAATATTGTCAGGTGGACGTAGAATGGATAACTACTTAGAAATTATGAGTGGTGGAATCGGTGGTCCATCAAGAGCTGGTGACGACGCTAAATGGAGATTAAACTAATAAATTTATGTTAGAGAAAAAAGTTAGAAAATCTTTACTTGAAACTAAAGAAAGAAAAGAAAAACGTTTAATTGAAGAATCTTTAATCAAAAATAGAATTTCAATTATATTTGAAGGTATTGAAAGTGAAAAAGATTTTAAATCTTTATCTGAAGAAAAACAACTTAAGTTAAGTTTAAAGTTTATTCAGGAAGTTACTTTCTTACAAGAAAATGGTTTAATTACTGAACAAAATTTAGGTTCACTAATGTCACAACTATTCGGTGGGTGGTTTGGTAATTTAACCCAAACAATTTTTGAACCAATGTTCAAAAAAATATTAACTCCATTATTTGGTGAGGGATTTTTTACTAATTTTTTAACAGCATACCTAACATCAAGACCTTCAGATGTTATAAAATCTTTTAATGATTGTAAATTAATGACAAAGTTAGTTGCAGAAGGTATTTCTGAAGCAATTGTTATGCAAATTCAAACAAGTAAAGGTTTAACAGGTTCTGGATATAGTTTTATTAGAAATACTATGGGTGATGTATTGGAAGGAAGCGAATTTATTCAAGGTATTGAAAAAGGTCTTGGAAACACAGTTTGTGGTATACTTGGTAAATTTAGTGATAACGCAAAAAAGGTAGTTGAAAAAGTAAAAGATGATACTTCAGATACTGTTAAAACTGCAGCAACTAATGTTACTGATAATGTTCAAACAGCGGTAAATACCGTAAAAAATAAAGTAAACCCCGCAGTTAGTTAACCACGGGGTAAAGGCATTCAAAGAGTGAAAGCTCTTGAATATAAATGAGAACTAAAACGAAGGGGGTGTTCCAAAATCTCAGAGAAGAAGGGTTAATTACCCTTCTTTTTTGTTTTAACGATTTCGTCAATAATACCGTACTCAAGAGCTTCTTCGGCACTTAACCATAAATCACGAGTTGCGTCATTCATAACTTGTTCTGCAGGTTTACCACAGTATTTTCCCAACAAATCAAATAAGATGTTGTTAACTTTTTCCCACTCAATCATGTTGATACGAGCGTCTTGAATGTTTCCTCCTGCACCACCTGAAGATTGGTGTAACATTGTTCTTGAAAAACGAAGTGATGAACGTTTACCTTTTGTACCCGCACCTAATAATACTGAACCCATAGATGCTGCCATACCTGTATTTACAGTTCTAATGTCACAAGAAATATATTCCATAACATCTACCATAGATAATCCTGATTTAACACTTCCACCAGGAGAATCAATATGCATTGTAATATCCGCTTTGTCTGTTGAATCCAAGAACATCAATTGAGCTTGAACAATTGTTGACATGTGGTCGTTAACAGGACCCGCAACCCACAATAAACGGTCTCTCATCAAACGAGAAAAGATATCCATTTGGGTTACCCTCATCTCTCTTTCTTCCAAAATGTAGGGGGTCATTGATGACTCAACGTGTTGAGCAAAGTAATCCAAATGTGATGATGGTTTACCTAAATGTTTCGTGTAGTACGATTGAAATTCTTGTCCGTAATTCATATTCTATCTATTTGTTTATGCAAATGTAAGTAAAAAGAATTAAAGTGCAAAATTAATTTTTACTAATCATGAAATTGTTGATAACAACATGGTCTAATCCTGTTTCTAAAAACGTTCTAATTGCATCATAAGGACTTTCAACTATAGGTTCTTTAGGACCATTGAAACTTGTGTTAAGTAACACTGGAACTCCCGTCTTATTGTAAAAACTATTAATTAAATTATAGAATTTGTTGTTACTTGATTCGGTGACTGATTGATGTCTTGCAGAATAATCAATATGGGTCACTGCGGGTATTCTATTTCTCCAATTCTCTTTAACTGAAGTTGTTACCATCATGTATGGTGAATAAACATCAGATTCAAAAATATCTTTTTGATATTCAAACAATACTGCAGGTGCGAATGGTCTGTACCATTCTCGTTTTTTAATATCGGCATTAATATGACCTGACATCCAAGGATTAATTGGTGACGCCAAAATTGAACGGTTACCCAAAGCTCTTGGACCTATTTCTGAACCACCTTGGAACCAACCAATAACTCTATTCTCAACCAATAAGTTTGAGACATCATTGTTTAGTTCTTCCATATTGTCGTATTCTTTAAAATTCAAAATTTTGTGTTTATTGATTGCTTCAATAACTTCTAGTCTTGAATATGTTTTACCAATATATGGACTAAACATTTCAGTTTCTTTAATGTCTAATAATTCTTGATATGCAAACCATGCACATCCTAATGGAATACCACTATCATCTGCAGGTGGAACAAAATATGAATTCTCAAAAAGACCTGAGTTTAATATTTTTTCATTTGAATTACAATTTAAAAATGACCCTCCAGCGACGCAAACATTATTAGAGTCTGTTAATTCTTTGGCTTTATTTGCCAACATAATTGACACTCTTTCTTGTTCTCTCTGATAAATTCCAGCGACACATGCCTTAGAATAAAAATCTGAACTGTATGTTACTTTTGGATAAATCCTTTTGTTTGGAATAAAAATATCACCATCTTTTTCCACAATATAATATGGTGCCTCATTTACAATATCTTGATTAGCATAAGATGCTAACCCCATTAATTTACCTGCAGGCCAAGTGTGGTTATTTGGTTCATATATTAATTGTAGTGAACCTTCAGAATATAATGTACCAACTGAAACATCATCGTCAGTTTCTAATGGGACGGGATATTTTATCCATTTTTTATAAACTTCTTTATTTGTATTTCTAGTTAAATGATAAATTGAAATACCTTCTGCCCAATCTTCTTCAGGATTTAATCCTTCTTTTGTAACATTTGGGTACCAATTGGGTAACTTATTTAAATGATTTAAAATACTTCCTGACGCATCTGCAACAATTACTGCTGCATCTTCAAATCCTGAACTGAAGAATGATGAATATGCATGTGCCAAGTGATGAGGGATAAATGTAAGAGAAACAGAAATACCAAAATATTTTTTAAACTGTTCCTCAACATTATCAATAATCTCTGTAGTACTATAGACAATAGAATTTATATCTTTAATTGTAATACCTAAATAATTTAGGCAATATAAGATGGACTCATAAGGTAATGCACCACCTTGATATGCCCCATCATGTTTAATTCTTGATAATCTTTCTTGAGTTATACCAACAACAACTTTACCGTTTTCAATTATTACAGCACCTTTATCGTGGCCAACAGAAAATCCTAATGTCCTCATTCAATAATACTAAAGTTTAAATTTTATTCTTGTGTTGTTTCAGGTTCTTGTGCTTCTTCAGGGTTTGGACCTAAATTAACTGCCATACCTTCTTCAACGTCTTCATCACATTTGAAAATGTGAATTTGGTTGTTTTGTCTGAATACGATTACTTTTTTAACATCGTCTCCCAACTTAACATCTCCATTAACATCAACAACAATACCTTCGTCTTCTTTAAAAATAAGACCTAATGCTCTTGCAAACAACATTGATGCGTTTAGTAAATCTTGAGGGTTTTGTTCTTGCCCTGTTTGTTCTGGGTTTGTGTAATTTTCCATTTTTTAATTTTTCTTTTTTATAATTTTAGTAATTTTTTCTAATAAACAAAGGATTGTTGATAATCATTCCACACTTTATTTAATAATCCATTTTCATTTAACAATGACGGAACATATGGTTTTACGTTCATTGTCATTTTTGCTTCTTCAGGAGTCTTGTTTCCTTTTCTAAGGTTACATTTAAAACAACATGTCACCAAATTAGTCCATTCATTACGTCCTCCTCTTGATTTAGGTATTACGTGGTCTAAAGTTAATTGTTTTTTTGACCCGCAATAAACACATTCATGATTGTCCCTTTTATAAATCCTTGTTCTGTTAACCCTAATATTCCTTGTATTATGTTTAATATAACTTAATAGTCTAATAATTAAAGGTCTAACATAGGTGTTAAAACCTGCAATAATAGGGTTCTCGTCAGATTTTACAATCTCCGCTTTACCTTTATCTACAAGTACAAACCCCCTCCTTGTTGAAGTTATATTCAATGGGGTATAATCATAATTCAGCACTAATACTCCGCTCATTTTTATAGTTTTTTAAAAGAATAAGTTATTTTCATACAAAAAACAAAAAAGGGATGAAAAATTTTTCACCCCTTTTGAATATTGTATTGATTTAGATTGTTTATGGTTAGAGATTTCCAATCCTCTTTACACCTAAGTTCTCATTATATGACTTCAATTCCAAAAGACCACTGAGGTTTTGTTTGTCATCATAACTATAAATATCTTAAAAGAGTTTTGAAACTCCAAATTTTATTTTATATTTGTGTTATGAAAAAAAGAATTTACTTAGATGACGTAAGAACTCCAGTTGATGTGGAGAATTGGGTTGTTGTTAGAGACTACGAGCAATTCGTAGATAAAATTAATGAAATTGGTTTGGAAAATATTGAATTAATTTCTTTGGACCATGACTTGGGTCATAGTGCAATGGTTGAATGGCATAAGAATGTTTACCACAATTACGAATTGAACTACGACAACATCACCGAAAAAACTGGTATGGATTGTACCAAATGGTTGGTTGAAAAATGGATGGATGGAAGTCCTGTTGTTGATGTTGTTGTACACTCAGCAAATGCAATTGGAAGTGCTAATATGATGGGGTATATTAACAATTACAGACACATTCATAGGTTACCTCAAAATTGTGTTAGAGTTCAATGGGAACACACCGTAGAATAAATTTGTGTGATATATTTAAATGTTATATATTTGCAACATGAAAAACGAACCAACAATCAAAACCCAAGAAGAAACTGAAGATACAACCATTGTTGTAATGTCACCAGTTTCAGATGATTGGGATAACATCAACGGAGATTTGGTGTTATTCTAAACATTCCAATGGACCCTTAGCTCAGACGGTCAGAGCGGCACACTCATAATGTGATGGTCGCAGGTTCAAATCCTGCAGGGTCCACAAAAATTTTAAAATATGTATAACGAAAAAGTAATGAAACGATTGTCCGCAGGAATATTGATAATCATCCTATCAATGATTTTAATGACAGTATTATCAGGTTGTAACTTTAATATTAAAAAGGAACCTGAACCAAACACGGTATCACAACCTGTTGAAATTAAACAACTTGGTACCTCTACAGAACCATACGATAGATATTACCAAATTTACACTTTAGAAGGATGTGAATATATTGTAGTTTCACCAGGAAATAGTCATTTTACTTGGGGGACTCACAAAGGAAATTGTAAGAATTCAATTCACGAAAAACAAAAATAATTATGAAAATTGCTGTTATTGCTCACGATGGAAAGAAGGCTGACATGGTTGCCTTTGTTATGAAAAGGTTGGATTTTTTCAAAAGGGTTGAGGTTATTGCGACAGGTACCACAGGAAAACATATTGAACACGCGGGATTGGATGTTGAATGTATGAAGTCAGGACCACTTGGTGGTGACGCCCAAATTGCATCAATGATTGCCGATGGTGAAATCTCAGGGGTTGTGTTCTTTATTGACCCATTGGAGGTTCATCCCCACCAAGTTGATGTGAATATGTTGTTAAGGATTTGTAATGTATATAACACACCACTTGCAACCAACTACATGACGGCATCATATATTATTTCAGGTTTGGAAAAAAAGTTAAATCAGGAGTTGGCAAGTTAGAAAAAAATATTATCTTTGTATCCTTAATAAAAACAAATTATGTTACACATGCCAACAGCAAGCGCAAACGGAACGAGTTTTCACGGAAGCACATTTAAAGCGACACCAAATCAATTAATCAAATCATTGGGTGAAATGACCAATGGTAGAAGTAGTGACGGAAAAGTTACAATGGAATGGATTAGAGAATTGGATAACGCTGAAGTCATTACCGTTTATGATTGGAAATATCGCCGAGTAATTGGGATGGATGAAGAAATTGAGTGGAATATTGGTGGACGAAATAACTCCACAACTGAAGAAGCAAAAGAGAAAATTTTAATGTTATTGACAAAATGAAAACAATAATTGGAATTAAACTATTTTTGGTATTGTGTTGTCAAACAGTAGACAACGGACAATACAAGTACGAAGTTAAGTCTTTGGGTGACACAACACAAACAGGTGTTATTTTCTCAGGTATTCGTTATTCAGAAGGGGATACAATTAAATTTACTTATTAAACAAAGTTTTATAAAGTTGCAAAATCTCTTCTTTCTTGGATGATTGCATTGTCTTGTCTAATAAATTTTGAATTACACTATTGCTTGGGATAGGTAAAGATTTGATTGAATTTTGTGCACCCATTCTTCTTCCAAGTCCACCCCAATGATTTCCAGAAAGTAATTTTATTTCTTCATCTGCCGTTTTTGGTAACCTTTTAAATTCTTGTGTAAATCCATTTGTATACAACAAACCTTCTTTTTCAAGATTTTTTTTCAATTGTAACAAATAACTTTTTGTTTCAGGGGTTAATTGATTTATAATTTCATCTGACCACATATCGTGACGTTTTCCAAACCCCTCATAGAAAGATTTTTCAAGCAGTTGGTCAACAAAACGTGCAGATTTTTGTGTTGGAAGGTTATACGAACCTCTTATAATTTGGACTTCGTTGAAGTTTCCCACAGGTATTTTAACTTTAGGCGATGATGATTTAACTTTTGGTTCAACTTTTGTTTTAACCGTTGGTTTTGGCTCAACTTTTGGTTTAACTATTGGTTTAGGTTCAACTTTTGGTTTAGTTAGTGATTTTGGCTCGACTTTTGGTTTAACAACTGGTTTTGGGTTAGTTGATGTAGATGTCCCCATGGTCGCATTTTTAAAAATTGTATTATTTTTAGAAATAACATCATCAATTTGTGTCTGCATTTCTTTTGCAACTGTTAAATCCGCACTATTTGGTTTAACTAATTTCAACTCATTAACTAAATTATCAACCCCATTCTTTGTACTATGTACAACATTTATTAGGTTTTTTGCATCTATTTTTGCACCAGGAGACACATTAGTCAAGTTTAATAAGTCAGATATATTTTTTTTCAATCCTATTAAATTTTGAATACCTTTTTGAGTTAACCCTTCCATTGAAACTTTAGTAGCATTTCTTGACAATTGGTTTGTTGATAGAAAAAAATCTTTATAAAATCTTTTTGCAGTTCCTTCACTTACATTCAGAATTGCTGGTGTAGTTGTGTTGGCGATTGCTTTGACTTCAGGGGTCATTAATCTTGTAATATCATCAAGATATTTGAAAGTTGATGGTAATGTTTTAACTGAAGTTTTAAGTAAATTTGTAAATAAACCCTCTTTTAATATGTTTTTTCTGTTTAACTTCATTTCAATAATTTATCTTAATAAATAGTTGGAATGTTCCAAAATAGTCCTTATATTTGCATTGTACAATTTAAAAAAAAAACATATCATGCCAGAATTTGACACATACGTAGACGTTGATGCCGATGAGTTTGTATCAGCATGTAACAAACGAGACATTAAAGAACTTATTGAAGCTCTAATTGAGGGAGGACATATTAGTCCATCCGCAGTAGAAGATACTGAAAAAAACATTGGAGTTTTAGAGGGAGTTTTCATTGAGAAAATGGACCTATTGAAAGAAAAATATTACCGTCTTTCACAAGAAGATGAAAAAACTTTGGAAGATTTATTCAAAAAATACCTGTAGGGGTTGATTTTTTAAATTTTTGACTATATTTATAGAAACATTATGAAAAATTTGAACACACTTGATAGAGCGAATTTAACACCGACAAATGACGGGTTAGGCACTCTATGCTCATGTTCAGACTTTAAATAATGGAATACTAAGAAGCCAAAATTTAAAAACCCTGAACATAAAAAGTTCGGGGTTTTTTGTTTTTAAAGGTTTTCTTTTGTATATTTGTAGTGTTCTTTGACATGTGGGAAATAAAATAGAGTAGTTGACCAATTGGTAGGTCCCTTGCTTTGGGAGCAAGTGCGTGCAGGTTCGACCCCTGTCTACTCTACATAATTGGTACGTCGCTTAGAGGCCGAGAGCATCAGGCTGTTAACCTGACTGGGTGACCACATCGTAGGTTCGAATCCTACCGTACCAGCATTTTTTACGAAGTGTCTAATATTTATTAATTAAAATATTAATTATGGGTAGATACTCCGAAAAAATTATAGAATTAAGAAAATCAGGTAAAACGTATAAAGAAATTTGTAACGAATTGAATTGTGCTATGTCAACTGTATCTTATCATTGTAACTTACATAAACTTGGAGGTGAGGATGTGTCTTTGAGTGACGAGGAAAAGAAAGAGTTACAAGTTTTGTATGATGAAATTGGTTCTTTGAAAAAAGTTGCAAAACTTAAGGGACATGCATTTGAAACAGTTAAAAAATACGTTATTACAAGAGATAAAATTCCTAAAACAAATTCAGAAAATGTAATATCGTGGAGAAAAAGAAAAAAACGTGAATTGATAGAATATAAGGGTGGAAAATGTGAAATATGTGGGTATAATAAATGTGATAGAGCATTACAATTTCATCATAAAACCCCAAAAGAAAAAGATTTTCAGATATCAGGAAAAAGTCTTAGTTTTGAAAACTTAAAAAATGAAGTTGATAAGTGTATGTTAGTTTGTTCAAATTGTCATTTTGAAATACATGACAATTTAATAATGCGGTAGTAGCTCAGTTGGTAGAGCGCGTTCCTTCCAAGTACGAAGTCGCAGGTTCGAGACCTGTCTACCGCTCAAGGGGTAAGAGATACCCAATAGATTTGGTACCGTTTCTTAATAATGGTATAGTTGTAGCCTTCCACGACTTTAGAGAGGGGGTTCGTCGGAGCCTGGGCGTAACAAACCCACCGAGTATGTTTGACGTTTATGTGCGGGTAAGACCGTCTCGTGTTTTCAATAGGAAAACAGAAGAAAAATCCACTCACTGGAATCTCAGGTGGGGAATTTTGGTTCGGTAGTTCAGCTGGTTAGAATGCCTGCCTGTCACGCAGGAGGTCGCGGGTTCGAGTCCCGTCCGAACCGCAAGATTCAGTTAGGGTCGTACCACATTGTGCCACGATTGAATAACAGGTAAAGAGAAACAGAGGTGGTCGTGACTATTCTTTACCGAAAACGCCTCCTTAGCTCAGTTGGCCAGAGCGTCGCACTTGTAATGCGAATGTCGTTGGTTCGAATCCGACAGGAGGCTCAAAAATATTTTTGGTAATTAAACCTTTTTATTTATCTTTGTAACCTATTTTGAAAACCATTAAAAAAACATTATGAAGTTGTTAAAGAAAATTACACTGAAAGACACCGTAATTATATTAGCGGTAAGTGCGTGGGCAATCGGAATGGTTGTACTTATCTATAAATCAATTACAGATGGTTTATACTAAAAGTGTTTGGGGATGTAGCTCAGTTGGCTAGAGCGCTTGATTTGCATTCAAGAAGTCGCGGGTTCGAGTCCCTCCTTCTCCACAAATAAATAAATAAAATATGGCACATCCTAATATACATGCAAAAAGTTCCGCAAAAAAGTTTGGTGGTAAACCTGAAGATTATATTCATTTACACGAATGGTTAGATGAAACCAAAGGTTGGATGGGAGATTCTTTACATAGAATGTTCAGACATCATAGCGAAGGGATTTTTGAAATGGAAAAAAGGTTTGGACCAGAATTCATTAATAGTGATGGAAAAATAGTTTACACTCGTTATGTTGGAGAACAACACGTAAAAGAAGATTGTAACAATTATTTACCATCAGCAAAAGAATGGATGAACAATATTTTAGAAAATAAACGACCTCAATGGATGTTGAGGACACTTAAAATAGAAGATTGATATTTATTAATATGGCAGAAATTTTAACCCCAGACGAAAAAAAATACTTAAACAGAACTTGTAACTATCTTGCGTCATTGGGTATGACAGAAGGAGTAATTAGTATTGAATTGGATTCAGACCAATATGACTTGTCACATGATGACATTGATTGGAGACGTATACAACATTTTGAAAATAACTATAGAGCAGAGTTACCTGACGGATTGACACCAATTCTTAAAAAAGTAATGAATCATGTTATTTCTGAGGGTGCATATGAATCTCCTGATATGGATACAATGAGTTATCAAAACATTGATATTGAAATTGATTGTAAGAGAAAAGAACTTACCGTAACTCACAATTATTCATATTACGATAGAGGTGATGGTAATACAGTTGAGTATGATTCTGACGAGGATAAATCAAGATTTGATAAGTGGATGGAAGAAGACATGCAAGATGTTGAAGTTCCAAGTGATGGTATCCTAACTCTAAGTTACAATGGTGGTGGAGATTCTGGTTATATTGAAAGTTCATTTGATGAAACAAGTGATGCAGTTCCTGCCTCAATTGAAGATTGGTGTTATAGTCAACTTGAAAGTCATTTCGGTGGTTGGGAAATCAACGAAGGTTCTGACGGACGATTCATCTTTAATTTCAACAATTCAACCGTTGAATTAGAACACACTTACAACACAGAAGAAAATGATTCAAATACATTATTTGAAGAAAATTTTTCTCTATAAGTTGTAGTATCCAATTTTATTTCCTATATTTGTACAACAAAACAAGACGCCGAGGTGGTGAAAAGGTAGACACGAGGGACTTAAAATCCCTTGGACAGTAATGTTCGTGCGGGTTCGAGTCCCGCTCTCGGTACCACAAAAATATGTCTCCGTAGCTCAGTTGGATAGAGCAACAGCCTTCTAAGCTGTGGGTCATTGGTTCGAATCCAATCGGGGATACAAAATCATATCCTCAGGTACCCATACAGCGGTGGAGAAGGGCTAAGTTAGATACAATTCCTCGGAGCTGGGAGTAGAATGCCTGTACGATGTGATGAACACCCCGATGGTGGAACGGTATACACGCTTGTCTTAGGAACAAGTTTTTGAGGGTTCGAATCCCTCTTGGGGTACTAAAACAAAAAAATATTTGACAAATACGAAACTTTTCGTATTATTGTAATAATTATAAAACAATGAGAACATCAATTAAACATATGTCGTCGGTTATTAAGCAACAAGAGGTATTCTGTAGCTGGTATCGTCATATGCAAAATTGAGTTCGGATATAAGGTAGTACGTTAATAACAAGTTAGAAATAACAAGATATTAAAACCCCGAACTTTGAAAAAAAGTTTGGGGTTTTTTGTTTTTAGTCCAAAACTTTAAAAAAAATGTATTACCTTTGTATCGTTGAAAAACAAAATAGGTCTTTGACATGTTGGAAAAAAATAGTCCTTTAGCTCAGTTGGTAGAGCTCTTGCCTTACATGCAAGCAGTCGTAGGTTCGAGTCCTACAGGGACTACACAATTGGTCGGTTAGTCTATCGGTTAGGACATATCCCTTTCACGGATAAAAGACGGGTTCGATTCCCGTACCGACTACAATAATGTGGGGGAGTAGGGGTTAAAGAAGTTGGTGACCTACTCCCCCGACGAAAGGAATTGATAATGGTTTTCCCCATTCAACGAAGGTCGACTCTTCAGAATGGAATTGGAATTCATCACCCCCTGAAAAGGACAGTGCCGAGGACCTCGTAAAACTGAAGAAGCACTTAAGATTGGAGCGAGACGGGTACTCCATCATTATCAACAATATTGTGTTGTTCCCTTGAGAAAGGAGATATAAAGATGAGTGACATTACTTGAATTATGGAAAACATAATCGTACACTACAACACAGAGGGTCTCAACCTCAAATTTGGTATGGTAGCTCAGTAGGTAGAGCAAGGGACTGAAAATCCCTGTGCCGTTGGTTCGATTCCAACCCTTACCACGAAGTCCTGAAATAACAGGAAACCCCCACTTCCGATATGGCAGCCAGTCCATTAAGCTGGTGAAGGGGGTAAACAAAACCATTAGTAGCCAATGGTTGCTCAACAGGCACTCGGTCCTACAATACCGAGGAGAAAAGCTACCATCCCGTGGGTGGAAACACGTGCAGGAGCACCCATCTCCGAGATGAACGAACAACTGGGGTTAGTCAAGTGGGCGTAATGCGGGAAGGTACCCAAGTCCGAAAAACACCACGGTCCATAACCATTTGGACGCGAGACGTTATAAGGTTGTCTAATCCGTCAAGAACGGTATTCGGTTCGAGTCCGACCTTGACTACAAAACTTTTTTTGGTGATTTGGGGAATATTCCGTATCTTTGTGTAACAAAACGGGGATATAATATGAGAATAAACACTAATTTGAAGACTTTAACACACAAAGAGATTAGACAAATTGTTGATAAAACAATTGGTATTTGTGAGGTTATGTTTGGGGTGAATAAAAGAAAAGGTTTTTGTAAAGCGATTGTGAAATCTCAGAGTAAAAACGATGACTTTTTGAAGTATGGTGAATATCGTCCCGACACTCATACAATTATAGTGTTTAAAAATAATTGTAAAAATGTTAGTGATTTGATTACAACAACATTACACGAATACACTCACACATTACAACCTGTGGCGAGCAAGTACTATAAGATGTTGAAAAAGTATGGGTATGAGAATCACCCGATGGAGATTGAGGCGGTTGAGAATGAGAAGTATTGTAAAGAGGTGTGGGGGTTAATAAAATAGTCAGGTGGTGGAATTGGCTTATAAACCATTGGCACTCCCAATCATAGGGGAAATGGGAATGTATAATACCATTACAGGTTCGAATCCTGTCCTGACTACAAATGGTAGTAAAATGCGTAGGTTGATAATCGTGGAGAGACGTGACGCAAGGGTACACACTAAGGATAGGTAGTAATACCCAACTCTCTAATGGTGTGTGAAGTCGTGAGACTGGATTCCTGATAAAGTCAACCCTACCTTTTACATGTTGGCTATAGCTCAGTTGGTTTAGAGCGCTTGATTGTGGTTCAAGAGGTCGCGGGTTCGACTCCCGTTAGTCACCCCATCCGATGTGTTTACCGAGCTAGGTCGGTTATACGGAGGGTGCCCGAATGGACGAGGACACTGACTTGAAATCAGCTGGGTGTAAAAGCCTTGGGGGTTCGATTCCCTCATCCTCCGCAATATTATTTAAATTAAAAAAATAAAAAAATGAAAATAATTGTTCTGTTCCTTTTATTACCAATATTATCACATTCACAGAGATTTGAATTAAAAACTGAAATTGTTGAATGGAAGACAGGTAAGATAGGAAAAATAATAATTGAAGGTTCGGAGCATGAGGTGTTTGCAAAATGGGACAAAGAATATGAATCATTAACCGAAACAATGTTGTTTACTCCAAAACACAGGGTTTTAATTCAAAAGTCACCGACAATGTATTATAAAACAACGTATTTTCAAAATGGTAGAATTGAATGTGAAGAAATTCCAAGAAATTGGTTTTGGGATGTAATTGTTAACATGTTTTTTTTACCACAATAAATTTTATTGTCACGTAACTCAGTGGTAGAGTTCTTCTCTGATACGGAAGCGGTCATAGGTTCAAATCCTATCGTGACAACTTAATGTCTTCGTAGCTCAGTTGGTTTAGAGCACTTCACTTTTAATGAAGGAGTCATGGGTTCGAGTCCCATCGGGGACACTAAAAGGTCGGTTGGCCGAGTGGTTAGGCGTCGGTCTGCAAAACCGCTTACATAGGTTCAAATCCTATACCGACCTCAAAAAAAAAATACGGATGTAGCTCAGGGGCAGAGCACTAGTCTCCAAAACTAGGTGTCGGGATATCGTAATTCTCCATCCGTGCTAATGGGAGTATGGCACAGCGGCAACTGCATTTGACTGTAAATCAAACCTCTTTTGAGTTCGTAGGTTCGAGTCCTACTACTCCCACACAAATTGTCCTTTCGTCTAATGGCAGGACATTTCCCTTTGACGGAAATTGTGGAGGTTCGAATCCTCCAGGGACAACTTTTTTTATTTCTACTATAAATTTTTACATGGTTCGACATATTTATAATTAAAGGTTCGAATTATGGATAAAATTAAATTAGATGAAATTGTTAAAAATTCTAAAACACAAACAGAGTGTTTACATAAACTTGGGTTAAGAGCTGCAGGAGGTAATTTTAATACCTTAAAAAAATATTTGAAAAAATATAATATAAATGTAGACCACTTTAATCCTGACGAAGTTAGAATTGAAAAATTAAATCAATCAACCAAAGAAAAAACCATTCAATTAGATGATATTCTAACTGAAGGGTCCTCATATAATAGGAGCCGATTGAAGGAAAGGTTATATGAAACAGGTATCAAAAAAAGAAATTGCGAATTATGTGGTCAAGGTGAGGAATGGATGGGAAAAAAGATGTCGTTAATTATTGACCATATCAATGGGGTTTGGAATGATAATAGGATTGAGAATTTAAGAATAGTTTGTCCAAACTGTAATGCAACTCTACCAACTCACTGTGGTAAAAACACAAAAAGTAAAACATATAAAGAAGATATGAGAAAAATTTTTACTAAGGAGAAAGAAGAATATTATAAAGATAGACGAAAAACAGAAAGACCTGACTACAACAATTTGATAGATGAGATTGAAAAGTTTGGTTACGTTGGGACAGGTAAAAAATATAATGTTAGTGATAATGCAATTAGAAAATGGGTTAAATATTATCAAAAATACAACAATGGTTTTATAGTTTAATTGGATAAAACATTTCGCTACGGACGAAAAGACGTTGGGGTTCGAGTCCCTATGAAACCACTAATGCCGATGTAGTTCAGTGGTAGAGCACTTGATTCATATCCAAGTTGTCGGAAGTTCAATTCTTCCCATCGGTACAAATAATTTTTTTCCAAATGGCAAGGTATTTATATGTATGGAAAAAAGAGTAACATTGACAAAAGAACAATTGTATAAAGTAATACAGTTGAGTGAAGCCGAAAAAAAAGAAACTGCTGATGATATTGCTGAGGATGGGGATATTGTTGATATGATTTCAACATTACTTCATTCAAGAAGTCAGGCACATGTATTTCATTGGCAAACAAAATCACAATCATCATTTGCTGAACATACTGCATTAGGTACGTATTACGATGGGATTGTTGAACTAATTGACGGAATTGTTGAGAGCTACCAAGGTAAAAACGATTTGTTAACAGGATATAAAACAATTAAAATGGTTGATTATAAATCAACAGAGCAACTAATAACTTACTTTAAAGGGTTAGATGAAAATATTGAAAAAAATAGAAAGTCAGTTAAAGAGTCTTTTATTCAAAATCAAATTGATACTGTTCAAGAATTAATTTACAGTACTATTTATAAATTGAGATTCTTAAAATAAAATAATTTTTTATTAAAAATAATTTATCCCTCTGAGTTTGAAATTCAGAGGGATTTTTTTTATATTTGTATGATACGGAATGTAGCTCAGTGGTGAGAAGCGGTTGCCTTATACGCAAATGGTCGGTGGTTCAATTCCACCCATTCCGACAAAAAAATTAGAGTATGTTTAAGAGAAATAGAAAATCATTTCAAAAAATTGTTAAAGAGTATAAAGATGCCACCCCATACGAAATATGGGAAGGAGTTAGAGATAATTTTGTCTTTGGATTTATAGGTGCAACATTAGTTGTATTCATTGCAACCAAGACAGATTTGGCGGTATTGTTAGGATATATCACCTATTATTTTTTTATGGGTAAGATTGTTAACAGACCAAAGTATGTTACCGATTTAGGTAAGATGATTGTGTTTCCAATCCCATCTGCTCTTGGGGCATTTACAGGATATAAATTAACTTATGTTCTATTGGAGTTAATAAAATAATGGAAGGTTACCCAAGTTGGTGAAGGGGTCAGTTTGCTAAACTGATAGGATGTAAAAGTCGCGAGGGTTCGAGCCCCTCACCTTCCGCCAAAATTTTGAAAAACAAAAATAAAGTATTACATTTGCAACATGAAAAAATTATCGCACGTAGGAAACAACATTGTAGGTTCTGAAATCATCAAAATCTCTCAACAAATCAAAGAGATTTCAAAAACAAAAAAAGTCCAAAATTTAACAATTGGTGATTTTGATTCAAGTATAAATCCAATCCCAGAAAAACTAAAAAATTACATTGTTGATTCTTATAATGAAAACCTAACCAATTATCCATTGTCTGCAGGTCAATTAAATTTACGACAATCGGTTAGTGAATACCTAAAGAAAAGACAAGGTATTGATTATACCGAAAATGAGATATTAGTTGGTGGTGGAGTTCGTCCGTTAATCTATACGGTTTATAAAGCGTTGGTTAATGACGGTGATGGAGTTATCTATCCTGTTCCATCTTGGAACAACAACCACTATAGTTTTTTACATGGGGCGGTTAAACAAGAAATTGAATGTAAACCTGAGAACTCGTTTTTTCCAACAGCGTCAGATATTGACACGGCAATTAATGACAAAACATCTTTAATTTGTATTTGTTCTCCTCAAAACCCAACAGGTCGTGTAATCAATCCTGAGGTATTAAAGAGTATCTGTGAATTGGTAGTAAACGAGAATAAGATTAGAGAATCACAGGTAGGTTCAAGACCGTTGTATTTGTTCTTTGACCAAATATACTCTGACTTAACTGTTGAGGGTTCATTTGTTCACCCATTAACATTATGTCCTGAAGTCCGTGACTATTTGATTTGTGTGGATGGTATTTCTAAATCATTATGTGCAACAGGTATTAGAGTTGGTTGGATGTTTGGTCCACAGGACATCATAGGTAAGATGACAGAAGTTTTCTCGCACATTGGAGCTTGGGCACCTAAACCAGAACAAAACGCTGTTGCAAAATATCTAAATGATTATGAGGATATGGTTGAATTTGTTAAGTCAAAAACAAAACAATATTCAGATATTTCAAACAAAATATGTGATAAAATCCAAGAATTAAAAGATAAAGGATTCCGTATTGATTACCAAAGACCTGAAGGTGGAATCTATATTTCAATTTATTTGGGTGAGTCTTTATCATTTACAAATATTGAAAGTTATACCAAATTTTTAATTAATAGATGTGGTATTGGGTTAGTACCTTTTGAATATTTTGGTTCAAAAGAAAATAAAGGATGGTTTAGAATGTCAATTGGTGGTGTAGACCCAAATAACGTTGAGGAAATTTTAAATTCTCTTAATGAATTAACTTACAAGTCATTAGAAGAAGTTAGTTCTTGGATGATTTAAAAAATTAATTACCAATAATTGACAATTATCTCACCTTTACCTATACTTATTAAATCAATAACGAAACAATTAAAATAATTTATAAATAAAACAAAACAAACAATTATGAAACAAATCGTAGCATTATTCGCAATCGTGGCATTAGCATCTTGCGAAAACGGAACATCAACAACTGAAGTTAAATCAACAGATTCTACAGTAGTAGCCGTTGATTCAACAATGGTAGTTGATTCAACTGCAACTGTAGTTGATACCGCTAAAGTTGAAACTAAGTAATTAGATTTTAACTGAAACAAAAAACCCACCAATCGGTGGGTTTTTTTATTTTAATAGACCTTTAATTCTATTTATATTTTCTTCTATTTTTTTGGTGTCTTTTGGTTTAAAAGATTTTTTTAAATTTCTGTATGAATTAATAAAAAGTTTTGAATATTCGTTTTTACCGTATAAATCACGTTCTTTACTCTTATTTTTGTCTTTATCCTTATCTTTATCCTTGTCTTTATCTTTTAATTTTTTTTCTTTATCTGTATTAATATTTTCTCTTTTTTTATTTAAATCGTATAAGGTAACTCTAACATCTGAATCTGTTTTACCAATTATTGTTCCTTTACTAACAGTTTGTCCATCACGAACTAAAATTGTTGAGATACCACAGTATTCCAAATATCCTATATTACCACCATTATCAAATTTAATAACAATTTGATTATCACAATCTGAAGTATAATAACTTGTTATTACACCCTCTACAGGACTTTTAATCTTTGTATTATTTTCTTTTGGTATTACAATTGTACCATATCTTGATTGTATATTATCTCCAAAACTTGAATATACTTTTTCTTCGTTAATTCCAACTGCGTTTAATATAGACTTTCCAATTTCCCTTGCAAATGAATTACCTTTACTATTCTTAGTTGTCGTTGATGTTTCACTTGATGATGTTGCTTCACTTGATGAGGTATCATCACTTGAAGTTGTTGTATTTGAAGACGTTTTTGGAGCCTGACTTGTAGATGAAGTAGTATTTGATACGTGAACGTGGTCGTCATGACCTTGAACTCCAAAAGTTAAAACCGCCTTAGGGTTACTTGGTCCTTCGGAATTTTTGGTGTAACCCATTGATACTAACGCAGCGACTAATTTATCTGCATCAGCACGATTAGATAAACTTACTGCCTTATCATTAATTTTTGCAATATCAACAGCGTTTCCTGATGGGTGTCTACTCGTATTACCACTTTTAGTTTTTGTACCATGACCACTTACTGCAGTTGTAATATCTACTTTAAGACCAGCGGACTTTGCAGCTGTTTGAACGTCCTGTAAAAGAGCTGTATTAATATTATCAGATGAAGGATTACCATGACCAATATTTTCAAAATCTACGTTGTCGTATACGTCGCTGGCTTCAGATATATTCTTGTTTTCAAGAATTGTATCGTAAATTGATAATATATCTTTAATTAATTTTGTTTGACTACTCATGTAATATAAATAGTTTGAGGTAAATAAAAAAAACCGACTAATTGTCGGTTCTCTTTGTATAAGTTAATCTTTTAACCTCAGGTTCAATAATTTCGTCTACTTTAATTTTTTTTGTTTTGATTTTAAAAATTAATTTAAAAAAATTTACAAATAGTTCTTTTATTTTTCTCATATTTCTTTTTCAGGAAATGATATCCATAGTAATAAATATGTTAAAATGATTGGAAATGGTGTAAATAACAATATGACAAATAAAATCCTAATTAGTGATTCATCAATATTAAAATAATCCCCTAATCCTTTACATACACCAGCAATTACAGATGATTTAGTTCTATATAATTTACTCATACTTTATTCAAAGTTTTTATTGTTTAGTTCTTTAATAGTTATATCATTATTTTTCCAAGATTTCCAAGTATCAAAATCTTTTAAATCCTCTATTGTTTTTTCATGGACCAAAACAAACCCTTCAGGGGCAACATTAGATAATTTTAACATCGGTCCTTCTTTTTCCAAAATTTCTTTAATATTAGTCATTTAAAAATTTAAATATTTTTTCTTTTATTCCTGATTGTTTAATTCCTTCGTTACCTCTTGGCGTTAAGACAAAATTATCTAAAGCCCAGTCATGTTCAAACTCTATACCCCATTTTTTACCTGTTTTGCCCATATCAAGGTCGTCAATTGAAACCCAATGGGTGATTTCAGGATGGTCGTGTAAGTATTGTTTAATTTCAATCACACGACACATTTCTAAATCCCATTCTTTTGACCAAACCCAAACATTTTCATTATGCCAAGTACATTGACCTAAATCGGGTGTAAACGCAATTGGTTTTTTACTAATACCTTTTGATTCGTAATACTCACCCATTTCCTCAACGGTTGCCCAACGTTTCCAATCAGATGATACTACAATTTCGGCACCTGTTTCTTCTAGAATTTCATTAAGTACTTTAATTGCCTTTTGATTGAAATTGTCAAAACGGTATTCAACAGGCATTGACGTTGGTGACATAGATAATTTAGCACCTCCCCACTTATCTCTTTTTTTGTAACGACCTCCCCACTCTGTGGATAGACAAATTACTCCATCATGGTCCAAAAATATAACTTTCATTACGCAAATATAGTATATTTATTATGGATTACCAAGTCCATTGGGCATAAACTTTTAACGGTAATATATGGAAGATGACAGTAGAAAACAGAACTTGGAGAAGAATATTCCAAGACAACTTATCCCAACTATTTTTAATGATAGCTCTATTCTTCAATCCTTTTGGGTTCGATGCTGTTCAGTATGGACTAATATTATGGACAGGAAGTTTATGGAAAGCCAACTTCGTGTTGTATTGTGTTGCGGCAGTATTTTTTGGATTATATATCTACTTTCGCAGATTATCTAAAAAAGCTTAAAGTGCACTTAATTGTCCTGACTTAAACGCTTCAAAATTCGGACCTTTTTTCAAATAAAACTGATTACCTTTTTTGTCGTAATCTAATATACCTGCAAGTTTTGCTGAATTAAACAGACCGCTATATTGACCTCTATAAGCTGACGGTATCTGCCAATCATTTGCATTTTTTCTTGAAAAGAACGGTTTTCCGTTAATATCTTTCTTTTCTAAAGAACCGATATCAACTAAAAAATCTAATTTTGTTCCTTTTTTATTAGAATCTAAATAATCAACAAGTTTTTTAATTAAACCAGAATCTTTTCTTTTGAAAGTGTACCCATAACTCATTCTATTTGGTAACCATACAGCGTTTCCACCGTGAATAGATGACATGAACTCACTATTGTTTTTCATTCTATAAACAATTTGTTTTGAGATTGTCCAACAAAGTTCATTGAAGAATGATTTAATGTTTTCATTAGATGGATTGGTTAAAAACCCTACAGGTATTTGGAAACGAGTTGATACGTTTTCTATACCAAAATCAAATTCAGGCTCAATTTCAAAATTATCACCTGAATATCCAATATCAAAATTGATTTTATTACCAACATCATAAGTAATCATAACTAAATATTGGTCTATATTTTCCTCATCCACAGAAATATTCAATTCCATTGTTGCGTGGCCTGGCATATCAGGAACTATATCTGGTTTTTGAAACTCAAGACCGATTTTATTTTTTGTTCCTTTGAATGCCGACGATACATCTTCAAATTTGTAATTATTAAAATCAAATAGTTTTTTGAAAAATGATTGCCCTCTTTCTTTAATGTATTCTGAATAATCGTTTTTAATGGTTTCAATTACTTTTGGAGCACCTAAGTTAAAAACTTCTTTTTCTCTTTCCGACATTCTTTCATCTGAAGAATCATACCAAGTTTCAGTATTTGGTGTCTTATGTATTGCTATTTTGTAAAACTTGTTGTCTCGGTTAAAGTTTTTAAGAATAATGTAATATAATGCTTGGTCTTCTGAGGTATGATTTTTGAAATAAGATGGTTGACCCGCCATTGTGGTACACCATCTAGTCCCTGAACCATATTTACAAGATGCTTCGTAAGTTAAAGGTCTAACAATTAAAATATTTTTATCTTCAAATATTTTTTTGGCGCCTGATGTGTCAAATGATTTTTTTTGTTGTGACTTTGAAGTGTCTTTGTGTTTGTCTAATGCGTTTGATAACTGATAAAGATTATACTTGTTTATATCTTTAACTTCTAAGGCTTGTTGAAATCTGTCAAAATCTTTAACAAGGTCTATAATGTGTTCAACTTCTTCTGGTGATGCATTTGGATGTGTATTTTTTAATACAAAATCACCGTACTTAAAATTAGTATCGGCTAAATCGGCAATACCTAAAATAAAATCCAAGTTTTCTGGATATTCTTTGAATTTTTCAGTGTATTTTTTACGTAAATCTTCTTTACGACCCTCTTGTATAAGGATTGGCGCTAATCTCATACAAATAAATATATTGGTAATTGGTTATGTATTATTTGCCAAGTAATCACATTCGTATCTTTCACAAGTATTAGGACGAATATCATACATTGTACATGCTTTGATTTTTGTGTTGTAAAAAATACATGGGAGTCTTGGGTGAAAAAAATCCACTCTCAATGCAGGGTAAGATTTAGGATTTTGCCAAGTTGATTTATTTGGAAATAATTTACTCCCTTCATCGTAATTTATAAAGATTTCTTCTTCTTGAATTTCTCTACCTAATTTTGATGATAATCTTTCAGTAAATTCTTTAGTGTCGTTGTGAGGACCTATAATCCAATCTCTATCTTCTAAAGTACAACAACTACCATGGTAACCTTCTCTACCAAAACAATTAGTACTACATATATTACAATTTGTTCCCATTTTTAAAATATATAAAAGAATATAAATAAAAAAAGGGTTCCGTTTTGGAACCCTTAATTTGGTGGAGGTGGAGGGATTCGAACCCTCGTCTTGCTCATTTTGACAATAAATGACTACACGTTTAGGATAACATTTTCTAATGTTCCAAAATATTCAGTTTGTTCTTCACCATCGTAAACTAATAACCAATGGACGACTCAATTTTGGGTTTAGTCATTTTTCCACCTTTGTAAGAACTTCTGTTGCTAGGTTAATGTTCACCGACCCCGTTGTTGTTCCCTATCTTAGATAGTAACAACAGCTTCTTCTTTAGTAAGACCTAAAGCCGCAAGCTTAGCAAAAGTATTGCCATTTGATTGTTTAAACCAGTTGATAACGAAGTTAATTCAGCTCCGACGTGCCACTTATCCCCAACAATGCCAATCAATACCATGCACCCCCATAATTTTAAGAACGATAAAAAATCACTTTCACCCCCTGTATAGACATACGTCAGATGCTTAAGGTCAGCCTTAACTATTAAGGGAGTCACCCGTGATTTCTTATACAAAGGTAAGAATAAATATGGAAATTCCAAACAAAATTGGTATTTATAATAAAAATCAACGGTGATAATAATAGAAGGTAGAAAAGAAGATGTTGCAAAACGTCTAAAACAGAGGTTTGAGTATGATGGTACATTTATTGACCGTATGCTATCTGTAGACCCAACAGGATACAAATACGTTGACTATATTGGTAAACAATTAGAAAAGATTATCCCGCAACTTGCAGGACAAAGAGGTGGTCTTAATATCACACAACAAGATGCAATTAGAGACATTTTGAGTATGGTTATTCCATGGTTCCACAATAATGTTAATAGAATAACTGAAGACGATATTTGGAAAGCTGAAACAATTTTTAGGGAAAGAAACGTGGTAGTTCCAAACATTGTGGGAATTGCCAAGTCATTTAAAGATATTAACCAATATGAAAATCCTGAGTTTATTAGAACTTTGATGGAGGTTGTTGATAGTAAGAAAACTGAAAGAGAAAAAGAAAGAGAGTTAAAATCTCAAGCAGAAAGATTATATGAAGATGATGACGTTTTGGTTATTAGACCAAAATCTCATGCGGCATCTTGTTATTATGGCGCAAACACCAAATGGTGTACCGCTAGTTCTGGTAGTTCAGGGTATTTTGAAAAATACATTAAAACAGGTTTGTTATATTATTTCATTAAGAAAAAAGAAAATACCAAAATGGCGTTGTATAGAAACACGGAAGATAGAAAAACCGAAGTTTATAACGCTCAAGATAGATTGGTCTCTTTGGAAGACTTAAGAGAAACGTTCCCAAATCAAAATGACTTAATTGATGAATTAATAGGTTCAGGTGAATTTATTAAAGCCCTTAGAGCATTTACCAGAGGTAAAATTGATTATCGTGAATTGGAGGATTCTGACGATGCCATACTTAAAGTTAAACCTTCAGACCCATTAGGTCAAAGTACTATTGTAATTGATTTTGATGAAGACGACAAGTTTTTTAAAACTTTAGATATATCTGAAGATGACCAATGGTTTTTAAATGCCATTAATTCAACTTATGGTAGTTATGAATTTATGGATTCATATACTGTTGAAGATGATTTTAAACAAGGTTATGTAGTCTATGGTGAGCTTAATGAAGAAAATAAGGAAAAGTTAAAAGAAATTGCCGAATTAATATTACCTGAAAAAGAATTTAATTTAGATAATGATGATTATAAAGTTAAATTATCAGAAACATTATTAAGTTTATTTGAAGATGAAATGGATTGGATTCTTGGTGATTATGCATCCGAAAAGAATAGTGAGATGTTAACAACCGCAAGAAATTCAATTGAGAACGAAGTTAACAATTTTTTAGAGTCAATTGGGTTTACACTTGTTAGAGATTATGACCAAATTGCAACAACCGCAGCCAACTTATTAATGTGGTCAACAAGATTACAATTACCAAAAATAGATGCAATCTCTTTGTTTAATCAAATTGTTGAATATTCAGGTACAGGACGATTAGGTGGTTGGCAAGAAAATTCATATGAATACCAAGATTATGATAATTTTGATTCAAATGCATTCAATAATGTTGTTGAAAGACGATTTGAAAAAATTTTAGAAAAACTTGATGAGGATGAAGATGCTGGCGGAGAAAAAATTAAAGAGTTTTTAGCGTTTAGAAATAGAATTGTTAAAAAATTTGGATTAAATAGATGGAATAAATTACCTATTGATAAGAATGTTTCATTTAAAGTTGAAGGATTTGACCGAGAAGATATGAAACTTACTATTATGCTTGAAAAGCAATCCAAGGGTATGCGTAGATTAAAATTGTCCGAAGAAAATTTCAACAATTTATTATATTCACCACAATTATTTGATTTGTTTGAAGTTTAAGAATAAATTTCTTATATTTGCTTCATGAATAATTTACAACTACTAAAGGACGTATTAAGCGTTCCAACTAAGACATATCAAGAAGAAAGAATGGTTGCGTTTTTGGTTAATTGGTTAACCGAAAATAATATTCCACATTTTGTTGATGAATACAATAACGTTTACGCAACAAAACAAGAATCATCAGAATTACCTGAAGATTTTTATTTTCCATGTGTTATTTCCCATACCGACACAGTTCACAACATTGACACAATTAACATTAGTGAAGAAATGTTGGATAATGCTCAAGGAGAGAAAAAACTATCTTACAAAGCGTATAACGACCAAGGAAACCCAACTGGTATTGGTGGTGATGATAAATGCGGTGTTTTCGCTTGTTTAACTTTACTACAAGAATTACCAAATGTTAAAGCAGCCTTTTTCGTATCTGAAGAAACAGGTTGTCATGGTTCACTTAAAGCAAGTGAAGAATTCTTTACAAATGTTGGGTATGGAATTCAATTTGACGCACCTGAGAATTGGATGGTAACAGAAAGATGTTTTGGTCAAGTTTTATTTGACAGAGATTCAGAATTCTTTGAGTCTTGTGATAAAGTATTGACTGAAGGAATGGACCAAAACTACATGGAATACATGGTTCATCCTTATACTGACGTATACGCTTTAAGAGGTAAGTTTAACTTCTCTTGTATCAATATTTCAATTGGATATTACCACTATCATACAAAACATGAGTATGTGGTTGTTGAAGATGTTTTTAACGGAATTGATATGGGTAAAAAAATGATTGAAAATCTTGGAAACAAATTACACTACAAAAAGTCAATGCAATACGATTGGAGAACAAGAAGTGTTTTTTAAATCAAGTTTTCCAACTTATCTAAATGTCTTTTAACAATCGGGTGGTCTTGAATATCAGAAAATTCTCCACCCGATTTTTTTATGTCTTTAATTCCGTTAACAATTTGTTGTAAAGACATCATAATCATTTTTGACGCCAAAGGATAATTTTGAATATATTGAGATAAACTTAAATTTTGTTTTGCGACTTCCATAGGTAACCCAAGTTTAATAATAAGTTTGGCAATCATTTCTTTTCCAAATCTGTCGGCATCCAGTTCTAACTCCCAATATTTTTGAGATAATGTTTCAAAATCATCTAAATCGTAATCGGTTAATGGATTATCTAATCCCATTCTATTTTTATCTATTTGTTCCTCATGCCTTATTTCATGGAATATGGTGTAAATAAAATCACCAAGAGTTGACATTGAATTTGGTGAACAAATAATGATTTGTTCTTTTGTTCTAACACCAGCAAACCCTGTAGAACATGAGTTAAGAAACTTAACTGTAAAATTATGGTCCTGAATATAATTGACCACAAATTTTTCTATAATATCAACCTTTGGTCTTAACTCTTCAGGAAAATTCATTTTGAATTTTTCCAATAATCTATTTAAGTTAGATTGAGATTTGGGTGTGTTATCATGACCACACTTATGACACATATATAGGTCATCACCACCATCAGAAATGTCCCAAGACCATCCACATTTATCACAGATAACCTTACCGTCTTTAACAGCTTCTAACAATATTTTTCTGATTAGTTCTTTCATCAAATAATAAATATAAAAAAAGGGGGAATAAATCCCCCTTTAATTATCGTCCTTTCTTTTGGACCACCACATTTTCATCCACCACTTTGATAAGATAGGTTTTACCCTCAATCATCTTACCTGTTAGAACTTCTTCAGACAATAGGTCTTCAACCTTATCTTGAATAGCTCTTTTCAATGGACGAGCTCCGTACAATTCGTCAAATCCAATCTTAGACAAATACTCAACCAATGATTCATCATAAGTAATGTTGTATTTCATATCAACAAGACGAGACACCAATTTCTTCAATTCAATATCTGTAATTTTTTTAATATCTTCTTGAGACAATGAATTAAATACAATCGTATCATCAATACGGTTTAAGAACTCAGGGGAGAAGAAATTCTTCATTTCCTTCATCAACATTTGTTTCTTAGCCTCTTCGTTACTATAAGAGTTAGAAGAGAAACCAATACCTGTTCCAAAGTCCTGTAGTTTTTTAACACCCAAGTTTGATGTCAAGATAATCAACGTGTTTTTGAAGTTGATTTTACGACCCAAACTATCCGTAACGTGACCATCATCCAAGATTTGAAGTAAGATGGTGAATACATCTTTGTGTGCCTTTTCCACCTCGTCAAACAAGATAACTGAATATGGTTTGTTTTTAACTTTCTCAGTTAACAATCCACCTTCTTCGTATCCAACATAACCTGGAGGAGCCCCAACCAATTTAGATACGGTATGTTTTTCTTGGTATTCAGACATATCCACACGGATAAGTGAATCTTCAGAACCAAACATCTCCTTAGCCAATTGTTTTGCCAAGTATGTTTTACCAACACCTGTTGAACCCAAGAATACAAATGAACCAATTGGACGGTTAGGGTCTTTAATACCCAAACGGTTTCTTTTGATTGATTTTGCAATCTTAACAACCGCGTTGTTTTGACCGATAACTTTGTCAATCAAGTTCTTGTCCAAATCCAATAAAGCTTTGGTGTCATCAACACTCATTTTGCTAACAGGGATTTTGGTCATGTTTGAAACAACATCGTATACGTGTTCCAATAGGATGGTTTGTTTCTCTTTAGCCAATTGTTCTTCAAACTTAATTTTTTCTTGGTCAAGTTTGGTCAACAATTTCTTCTCTTTATCACGAAGTTCAGCCGCCTGCTCATAGTTTTGTTTTTTAACCACATCAATTTTTTGTTGTTTGATGTCCGCCGCTTTCTTTTTAAGTTCTTCAATGATGTCAGGAACTTTTAGGTCAGTTTGCATTCTTGCTCCAACCTCATCCAAGATGTCAAACGCTTTGTCAGGGAATTCACGGTCAGTAATGTAACGGTCAGCCAACTTTACACAAGTTTCAATAACTTCATCACTATAGTTTACCTTGTGAAAGTTTTCGTATTTGTTACGAACATTCTTAAGGATTTGGATTGTTTCTTCAACTGAGGATGGTTCAACAATTACTTTTTGGAATCTACGTTCCAATGCCCCATCTTTCTCAATGTTCTTACGGAATTCATCCAATGTAGTTGCTCCAATACATTGAAGTTCACCACGAGAAAGTGCTGGTTTGAATATGTTTGAACCATCCATTGAACCTGAAGAATTCCCTGAACCAACCAATGTGTGAATCTCATCAATGAATACGATGATGTTAGGGTTTGCCTGAAGTTCTTCAATGATAACTTTCATACGTTCTTCAAATTGTCCACGGTACTTTGTACCAGCAACAACTGAAGTCAGGTCAAGGTTAACAATACGTTTGTCGACCAAGTTACGAGGACATTCCCCGTTTACAATTTTAATCGCCAAACCTTCAACAAGAGCGGTTTTACCACAACCAGGTTCACCAAGGATAATTGGGTTGTTTTTCTTTCTACGAGATAAAATCTGAGCGATTCTCAAAATCTCTCGGTCACGACCAATAACAGGGTCAAGTTTACCTTCCTCAGCTAAGCTATTTAAGTCTCTACTGAAGTTGTCTAATACAGGTGTGTTTGTATCTGTTGATGATTTTGATTTTTTACTCATCATTTTGTCGTCATCGTCCATTAAGTCGTTCATATTTTATATATTTTGGTTTACAAAGTAAGTACAAATTTTGTTCATCTCCAAATAATTTGACAAATTGTCATAAATATTTTTTTAGTATGTCATAATGTCAGATAATATTTGTCTTATCTGAAAAAATGACGTATATTTATCATCGGAATAAAATTTGATATTACAAAGATATAAAATAAAATTAAAAAAACAAAAGAAACATGTTTAGAAGAAGAAAAAACATTAACGACATCTTTGGAGACTTTGACGCAATTTTTAGTCAATTCGATTCTATGTTTGGTGGGATGCCAAATGATAGTAAAAGTGAAAAAGGAAATGACGAATTAGGTGATTGGACAAAAGAGACCTATTCATCACCAGACGGTAGCATTTACATAACCAACTTTGTTAGAACCAATAGTTCTAATGGCACCAATAAAAGTTCTGGTTTAAATGCTTTAAAGAAAAAACTTCAAATTGCTATTGAAGATGAAAACTTTGAAGAAGCGGTAAAACTCAGAGATGAAATTAAAAACTATGAAACAAATCAAGATTCAATTAAAAAACTTGAATTAGAATTAAAAAAATCAATTGAAGAACAAAATTTTGAAAAATCAATTGAGATTAGAGATGAGTTGAAAAAATTGAAGTCTTAAATTAAACCCTCACATTTAGTGGGGGTTTCGTATTTATATACATGAAGCCATTTGAAAAATTTTTAAATGATACGTTAGGGACCAAAGAATTACTTGAGACTTATCTTGAATTAAGACAGGAATTCCAAAGATTGGGATTTAGTGAAAATGATTTGGAAAAACCACCAACATATTCACCAATGATGATGGAACTATTTCACAAATTTGGGGATACTCAAAAGGCTTTATTTAATCAAGTTAAAGATTATGGTTTTGATATTACATTTACTGAGTTAGTGAACTACATGAAACCATTAATGGAAAAAATAAACGATTTAACCCCACTAAGTAAAAATGGCTATAATAAAAGAGGAGATAATTGGGACGAAGATTAAAAACGAAATCAAATCGTCAAACATTAAATCAACTGAATATGACACTGAAACAAAAGATTTAGTTGTTGAATTTAATAACGGAGCAAAATACAAATACGATGGTGTCCCACACCAAGTTTACACAAAACTTAGATTAGCCGAATCTCAAGGTAAATTCTTTACCACAGATATCGCAAAAAAATACCCATATAAAAAACTTTAATATTCTTACTATTTATATAGGATGAATAATTTCCAAAAAATTCTTGATAGCTTTTCAATTAAGGATACACTAAACCCAAAAATTTGGGAAAATCCGAAAGAACCTAACAAATCGGTAATGATACCAAAGGTTAGAAAAGCTCTTATGCGTATTTCAGAAGAGTTTATTGATTATTTAGGTGATGATGTTTTTGTTGACGATATTCATCTTACAGGTTCATTAGCAAATTTTAATTGGTCAGAATTTTCAGACTTTGATTTACATGTAATTGTTGATTTAAAACAATATGAAAAACAAAGTGACTTATATAAAGAATTATTCAATTTAAAAAAACAAGTTTTTAACGACAAACATAATATCAAAATTTTTGGTTACGATGTTGAGTTATATGCACAAGATGCAGAAGAACCACATTATAGTTCAGGGGTATATTCTGTTATGAATGATGAATGGGTTAGCAAACCAAAAAAATTCAAAAACGAAATTGACAAATCAGTTCTTGAAAAAAAGATAAAATCTTGGACAGAAAAGATTGATACCGCGATTGACGAGGATAAAAATTTAGAAACAATTAAGACTAAACTTAAAGATTATAGAAAGTCTGGATTAGAAAAAGATGGTGAATTATCTTATGAAAATTTGGTTTTTAAATTTTTAAGAAGGTCGGGTCACATAGAAAAATTATTTGATACCGTAAATAAAGAGACGGATAAAGAGTTGTCTATTGAAAGAACAATTCAAGAATAGTTAAATTATTTGTATCGGTCGTATATTTATTAAGAAAATTAAAACACATGGCAACATATTCTGCAAATACACAATACGAGTATACCGTTGGAATTTTAGGTAATTTTAGTGGTGGTTCAATAACAGAGGGAGGTCCTGCTAATGGGGTTGCTCCTCACCCCGTATTTTCTAACGCAGACAATGAACCAATCATACAACTAAACGCGATAACCTTAGGTGGGTTTAACGGATTAAATAATTAAAAATATAAAATAAGAAAATATGGCAGACTTAAAACCAATTGGTAGTGAAAAACTAACAGGCCAAGACAAAATAAGTAGAATTATGGAAATCGCTCGTTTCAAAGAAGTGATGCCAAAATCAATTAATGAAACTGCAAAATCTGAATATTCAGTGTCTCTTGCCGACGGAAACAAGTATGAAATTGTAAGAGAAAGACAAGGATATATTATTAAGAAAACTATTTCTGAATCTGAAACTGAATATATTGAACCTATGAAAAATAGAAAATACTATTCTTCATATTCGCAAGCGTTTAAAAGATTAAATCTTGTTGCGGGAGAATTAAACAGAATTAATGAAAACGAAGAAGGTGTTTCATTGTATGGTGAACAAAAAAAATTCACATTAAAAACCCCAAAACCTGAACCTGCAGCTGAGGCACCTATTGCACCACCAGCGGCACCACCAGCAGTACCATCACCTGAATTACCACCATCACCAATGGGTGGAGGTGAAGACATGGGAATGGAAGATGCACCTGAAGTAGATGATGCACCTGAAGTAGATGACGCACCTGAAGTAGATGATGTTGACATTGATGTTGACGTTAACGCTGAAGAAGGTGGAGAAGAAAATGAAGGACAAGTTACGTTTAAAACAATTCAAAAACTTACAGGTAAATTAACTCAAAAAATTAGAACCCTTGATTCTCAAGAAGGAATGACTTCTGAAGATATTAAGTATGTAATTAATATGGTATTATCTTCATTAGATTTAAAATCATTATCAGAGGAAGATAAGGAAGACATCATGTCTAAATTTGAAGAAGATGAAACTGAAGATTTTGGTCAAGAAGATGATATGGACGGTGAAGATATGACTGACGATACTGAAGTTGAAGATATTCAAGCTGATATGGATATTCCTGTTGAGGGGTATGAAATGGAAGAAGAAGATTATGGTAATGGAGCAATCTTTGATAGTATTTTTAGTGAATCAAAAGTAGACAAAGTAATTTCAAAATATTTTGAGGTTTCTAAAAAAGAAATTAGAGAAGGTAAAGAAAAACAAATCCAAGAAACTGCGAAGAAAAAATCAATAGTTAATCAGATTATGGAATCAGTTGTTAAAATGACTGAAACTATTGAACAAGAATTAGCAGCTAAGAAATTTGTAAAAGAAAATTTAAATTCTAAATTTGTTGGAATCACAAACAAAAAGAATTTAGTTTTTGAAACTAAAACAGGTCAAGTAAGAATTACACCAAACGGAGATTTGATATGAGCTATTTAACTTATGTTAACGGACTAGGTCCTAACTATAAGGGAGATAATTTATACGAATTTATATTTTCAGATAGTTTGGACGTTTGGGGAGAATCTTGGGAAAGTAAACCTTCCAACGGTTATCCAACTCCACCTGAATTACAATATATTAAGAAAGTAGGAGTTCTGAGAAATACTGATTTAAAATTGGAATTGATTCAGAACTCCGATTTTTTTTGTATGATAGACGCAATGGATGACGTTGTTGCGTTAGCCTGGGAACAAGAAGAATCTGAAGGACAAAAAAGAATGGTTTTTAGATTTGGTAGTTCTGAACAGGAAATTAAAGATAAACTCTATGAAAGAGACTTAATTTTAGAATTTGAAAAAAAATTAGTATATGAAAGTTAATAAAAAAGCCCTTGAATTGATTGATAAAGGTTTATCGTCTAAAACAGTTAGTAGATTAACTGAGTCACAAATTGATACTTTACATAAAAAATTATTTGTTGAACAAACAATGGTGTCAAAAACAGATTCCGCAACAATTAATAAGTTAAAAAGTGAAAAAAAACCATTTCAAGTTTATGAAAAAGAACTTGATGAAGAAGAAGAAGTAACTTTAGACCCAAATAAAGATACTGAAACTCAAGACCCTCATCAAGTAGGCCCTTCATCTGATGATGGATTTGGTGATGAAACAGATGGTATGGGAATGATGGAAGAAAAAGATGGTCCAAATCCTTGGGCTATTTGTCATTCACAAGTCGGACCTAAAAAATCAAGAAAGTGGGAGAGATGTGTAAGAGAAGTAAAAAAACAATTGAAAGAAGGGAAAAATCCTGTATCTTTGTTCTTGGAAACTCAAATAGAAAGAATAGTGGAAAAACATATACCCCCAAGAATTACAAAAGGCGATTTAATGAAGGTTCTTTCAGAATCAGAACCAGCGGTTGCACCAACAAAACCAAAAACAAAACCTACAACAAGACCTACAACAAGACCTGCACATCCTGGTAAAAACCCAAACCCTGGAGAGAATCCTGCTCCAAAGGCAAAAAAAAGTGAAACAAAAGAACAACAAACTGCACCCGCACCTACAACAAAACCAACAACAAAACCAACTACAAAACCAAGTAGACCTGCTCATCCTGGTAAAAACCCAAACCCTGGTGAAAATCCCGCACCAAAAGCGACAAAAGTTTCACCTGAACAGGCTAAAGACAAAGTGATTGATGTGATAATGAACTTATTAAAGAAATAATTTATGGCAAAGAAATTTAACGAACAAATAGATTACGGTAATAGACCTGAAAGAATGGACCCAAATTTGGAAAGAAAATTGGGAAGTCCTGAAAATATTTACGCAAGTAATCCTGCACTACAAAGAGGAACCCAAGATGTTCAAAGATTAGTTAGTAGTAGATTTCAAAAAGTTGCTAATAAATTAAGACAAGTAACTGGAATAGAAGACCTTAGTTCTAAACAAGTTCAAGGTATGATTTACCAAGAAATGATGAGAAAGCTTCCTAATATTATGAGAATAGAAGCAGCTAATAGGGATGAACTTATTGATTTAGCAAAAGAAGCGTCTTTAGATGAGGCCGAAGTTCCTGCAGATTGGTATCAAATTGAAGCTACTTTAGGTATGCCAGATACTGGTAATTTTAGATTTGAACCTGAAGATGATAAAGAGGATGAAGAAGAAAAGGAAGAATCTTTGGAATTCCCATCTTTTGATATTGAAGATTTAACCGACGAAGAAATTTTAGAGTTAGAAAAACACAAAAGAAATATTATTAACGCAATTATCCAAGGTGCTGCAAAAAAAGGACATTATCTTTTTCAAAAACCTGAAGTTAAAGCAAGATTAGATGCTATTGACCCGTCTCTTTATAGAGATTATTTGGGTATTATGGCAATCAATGATTTCTTGTATTTTAGTATGGAACAAATGATTGAAATGATGAGTCAAACAGGTCAAGGTGTTGCAGGTAAAGTAGAATTAGGTGATGCCGATGAAGATGAAGGTGGAGAAGAAGGTGAATCACAACCTGACACAAAAATCATGGCTACAGGTATGATTTTCCCGATTCTTTGTCATGAAATTATTAAAGGATTAGAAGAAGCTAAAGGTAGACACGGATTACCAAAAGAACCAAGTCTTCGTCAAAAAGTACAAGGTCAAACAGACATTTTATCTAATGAACCAATGCAATTAAGAATTGGTCCTGAAATTGTTGAAAAAATTAGATTTGCATTACCCGATGAAATGTATGACCAAGATAATAAAGGACTAATAAACTGGTTCCATATATTGTTATATCAAATACCAGCACAAGAGTTTTTAGAAATTATTGGAAATGCCATCTCTGAAGATTCTTCAAAAGTTAAAAAAGCCACCTCAAGATTTAAAGAAATCATGAAAGAAGCGATTCAAATGAAAGAAGAATTTGAAAACTACAAAGAAGAAGAAAATATTGATTCAGATGAGGATGACGATGATGGTTTAGATGACTTTTTAAGTGGTTTAGGTATAACACTACCTAAATAACATTTTGTGAATAGAGAACAACTGATTATTGAAGTTACGAAGTGTATGAGGAATACTCCTTACGCACTTCGTACTTACTTACAAACATACGATAATACCGTATCCAAATATGTCCCATTGGACTTATTTCCCGACCAAGTTAGTTTAATTGAAGATTACGATAACTACAATGAAAATATTGCATTGAAGTATCGTCAGGCAGGTGTATCCACCGTAACTGCGGCATGGATATCTAAAAGATTAGTATTTGCCAAAAAGAACAAACCTGAAAAAATCCTTATAATTGCAAACAAGTTAGATACCTCAATGGAGATGGCTAACAAGGTGAGAGGGTTTACAGAACAATGGCCTGCATGGGTCGGAGTTACTTTTTCAAAAGAAAAAAATTCCCAAAGACATTTCAAATTAAGTAACGACTGTGAAGTAAAAGCGGTTGCAACGTCAAAGGATGCTTTGAGGGGTTATACCCCTACTATCCTTGTATTTGACGAGGCGGCGTTTATTGAAGCGGATTCAGATTTCTGGTCTGCGTGTATGGCGTCCCTATCTACAGGGGGTAAAGTTATTGTTGTATCCACTCCAAACGGATATGACCCAATCTACTATGAAATCTATGACCAGTCATTAAGAAACATGAACGATTTCAAAATATCTGAGATGTTTTGGTATCGTGACCCAAGATATACAAAAGATTTGTATATGGTTAAAACTAATGATTTGGTTCACTATTTGTTAAACCGAGAAGAATATTCTGATAAAGATATTGTTGATTTGTCTATGGAAAATCCATACGACAGAGACCATTCTGTTGTAACTGATTACATCTCCCAAGGATATAAACCATGTTCTGCGTGGTTTGAAAGTATGGTTAAAAAGTTAAAGTTTGACCGAAGAAAAGTAGCTCAAGAGTTGGAATGTAACTTCTTAGGTTCAGGTGATAACGTATTTGAATCTGAATTAATGCAAGGTATTGCTAAAAATACTTTACGTGAACCACAAGCTAAACTTATGGGTGGTTCATTGTGGATATTTAAAGAACCTGTAAACGGTCACAAATACGTTATGGGTGTGGATGTATCTCGTGGTGATTCTGAGGACTTTTCGTGTATCCAAATTATTGATTTTGATGAAAGAGAACAAGTATTAGAATACGTTGCAAAAATTCCACCTGATGTATTGGCTGAAATAGCATATAAATGGGGGACAATGTATAATGCTTACTGTGTAATTGATATCACAGGGGGTATGGGTATTTCTACTGCGAGAAAATTACAAGAATTAAACTATCAGGGTGGTTTATATATTGATAACGTTGATACAAGTAATAAGTGGAAATGGGACCCAAAAATTAACGAAAAAATTCCTGGTATTAATTTTAACTCTAAAAGGGTTCAGATTATTGCATCATTTGAAGAAGGTGTTAGGCATGGATTTAAAGTATATTCAAATAGATTATACAATGAAATGAATACGTTTGTATATATCAACGGTAGACCTGACCACCAAAAAGGTCATCATGATGACTGTATTATGGGTGTTTCCATGGCGTTGTATGTTGCGGAAAAATCGTTTCAATCTTTAGAGAAAGTAACTAATCATACTAAAGCAATGATTAACTCATGGGCAACCACGGTTAATGAAAATAAAAACTCTTCTGATTTCTTTAACCCAATGGTTCCACAAATGGGTAGGGGTAATGGTATGAATAATCAAGGTGAGGCCACCAAGGCTGATTACCAAAAATATGGATGGTTATTTGGTTCGCGCTAACTATTTATATTATCAAGGTAATTAGTAAATTTAAACTATGAGTGATAATAATTTAACGGTATGGCAGAGGTTGTCCAAAACATTTGGACCAAACTCTTTATTAAAACAAGATTATCCAACTTTTAAGTTTGATAAAAAAGAACTTTTGCGTACTCCAAATCGCGATGATTACGAAAGAGAAAAACTCCAAGCGCAACAAACATTTTATTTAACAAATCAATGGGCTAAAGTTGAAAACAATTTATACTCTCAAGCGATTTATTATGAACCATCAAGATTATCCGCTCAGTATGATTATGAATCAATGGAATACACTCCTGAAATTTCAGCGGCGTTAGACATTTATTCTGAAGAATCTACAACAACAAACGAAGATGGCTTTATCCTTCAAATTTATTCTGAATCAAAACGTATTAAATCTGTATTAGCGGATTTATTTAATAATGCACTTGATATTAACACCAACTTACCAATGTGGACAAGAAACACTTGTAAGTATGGTGATAACTTTGTTTACCTTAAATTAGACCCTGAAAAAGGTATTATTGGTTGTCAACAATTACCAACAATTGAAATTGAACGTCATGAGGTTGGAGTATCTGCCAAAATTACTGTGGATATTACACAAGAAAAAGATGAGAATAAAAAGGCTCTTCATTTTACTTGGAAAAATAGAAATATGGAATTCCAATCATGGGAAATAGCTCACTTTAGATTATTAGGTGATGACCGAAAACTTCCGTACGGTACTTCCATGTTAGAAAAGGCAAGACGTATTTGGAAACAATTATTGTTATCTGAAGATGCGATGTTAATCTATCGTACGTCAAGAGCACCTGAACGAAGAATGTTTAAGGTGTTTGTTGGAAACATGAACGATGACGACGTTGAAGCATATGTAAACCGTGTTGCCAACAAGTTCAAGAGAGAACAAGTTGTGGATGCTAAAACAGGTAATGTTGATATGAGGTTTAACCAAATGGCGGTAGACCAAGATTATTTTATTCCTGTTCGTGACCCTGCAGCACCAGACCCAATTACAACATTACCAGGAGCAACTAACTTATCAGAGATTGCCGATATTGAATATATTCAAAAGAAATTATTAACGGCTCTTCGTGTACCTAAAGCATTTTTAGGTTTTGAAGAAGTTGTTGGTGATGGTAAAAATTTATCATTACAAGATATTCGTTTTGCTCGTACAATCAACAGAATTCAAAAAAGTATGATTGCGGAGTTAAACAAAATTGCAATCATTCACTTATTCTTATTGGGATTTGAAGACGAATTACAAAACTTTACATTAGGTTTGTCTAATCCATCAACACAAGCGGATTTATTAAAAATTGATGTTTGGAAAGAAAAAGTTTTATTGTATAAAGATTTAGTTGCTGACCCAGGAAATGGTATTCAACCAACATCTTCAACTTGGGCTAAGAAACACATATTTAATTGGTCTGATGAAGAAATTAGATTGGATTTACAACAACAAAGAATTGAAAGAGCGGTTGGTGAAGAACTTAAAGCAACTCCTACGGTTATTAGTAAAACAGGTTTATTTGATAATATAGATAAACTTTATGGTAATACTACAGGAGGAACTGCAACAGCTGCAGCAACAACTACAACAGGTGGTGAAGAATCATTTGGAGGTGGAGGTGGTTTTGAAACTGCACCGCCAGCTGGAGGTGAAGAGGCGGCACCTCCACCACCAGCAGAAGGTGGAGCACCTGAAGGTGGAGAAGCTGCGGTTACACCAGAATCAAAGATTAAAAACATGAATTTATTGGTTGAAAGTAACCTATTAGAAGGGTCAACATTTTTAGATTTAGGTCAAGCTCAAGAATCTTTAGGAGAAATTTCAAAAGAATTGGATAAGTTACTAAATTCCTAATATTTATATTGAAAACACACTATAATGACTTTCGGAAAAATCAAATCCATAATTGAAAACAATCTTCTTGAATCCTACAAAGATGAAAAGGAATTTAAGAAATCGTTGAAAGAATTCAAACAAAATGTTTTGAGTAACAAAACTATGTCTAAATTGTATTCTTTGTACGACCAATTGAGTACTCCTCAAGGACTAAACGAATCTGATGCTAAAGACTTCTTAGAAGAAGGTATTAGTTTAATCCAACAATTACTGCCAAGTATTAAATTACCAAGAACTTTATCTGAGAATGTTCAAAATAGATATTCCGATATTGACGCCCTTGTTTATACAAATAAATTAAATTTGTTAGAAAGGGTTAATTCCAAAAAAAATATTACAAGTGTGTTAACTTCAACAAATAATATTGTTAAAGAATCTATCAATATCCCATTGAAATCAATGGTTAGTATTGCAAACCAAACTTTGAACAAATATGTTGAAAATCTTGATGAATCATCTAAAAAAGAATTCCTTCAATTAATTTCTGAAGATTCAAAATCTCTTGAAGACAAGTTTGAAACTATTCGTGAAAGTGCGATTAGTAAACTTAATGTCATCTTAGAAAAAGAAGAGGAATTTGAGTTAAAGACAAAATTGTCTGAAACCATAGATAGGTTGAAAACTGAAAAGTTTGACCAATTGAATTTCCTTAAGTTAAAAAACTTAGAAGAATCAATTTAAAGAATTTTTTACTTTTTGCACATACGACGCTTTCAACACCTGAGCTCGTCTTACAACTGATTTTTTAACAAATTCTTTTTTTTCAAATAGAATTTGATTTTGCTTAGTCTTGATAACTTTAGACTTTAAAGTTTTCAAGGCTTTTTCTATTCCGTCTTTTTTTACTTCTACTATTAGCATATTATTAGAAATATCGCAATTTATTGAAAAATTTTTGACAATGGAATTTATTTGTGTTATTTTTTAAAAAAACAAATAAACATTGACATCAATGAAAATTAATGAAAAAAGGAAAAAGTGTAAAGTTAAATCTATTCAGTCCGATAAAATCGGTATATGGTACGGTAGATTCTAAAAATTTAAAATCATTATACATAAACATTCAATCATGGGTCTCCCCCAAATTTGACCACGATAATTGGAATCGGGTCGTGTGTAATCTAAACCGAGAAATAAAACATTCCGTATTTAATTCAATTGACACGAGTCTTTTTAAAGAAAATAGTATTGTTGATTTAGATTTAAGAACAAGTGGGATATCCCACGGAAAAAAATCATTTTTTAATTTAGAGGTTAATTTGTATACCAATCAAGAATTTGATTTTAAATCTCCTGAATTAAAGGAATCCGTTAAAAAAATAGTAAGAAGTATTGTAAGGGATAATGTTATTGAAAACAAATACTTTGATTTTTCAATATCAAAAACTAAATAAAATCAATAAAGAACTCTTTTGATATATTTATCTTAAAAACTATTAATGAAACAATTAAGAATTTTAGAAGCAAGTGAAGTCGGTCATGGTATATTGATTGAGATGGATGCGGGTTGGGTTTCCCCAAAAGACATTCGTAATTCAGAAATGTTAAAGGAAGCTGCTAACTTAGATTATAGAAACCCATTTGAGTTTTATGCCGTATTACAGAAATACGATACACCAAATAGAAACGGAAGATTCTACCCTGAAAGAATATTAAAAAGAGAAGCTGAGAATTATAAGAAGGCAATTGCCAAGGGTTTATCAACTTCAGAACTTAATCACCCTGAGTCATCTTTAATTGACTTGGATAGAGTATCTCACATCATCACTGATATATGGTGGGATAAAAATATCTTGATGGGTAAACTAAAATTGTTGACATCACCAGGATTTCACGAAAGGGGGATTGTTTCAACTAAAGGAGACCAAGCGGCTAACTTAATGAGACAAGGTGTTACAATGGGAGTTTCTTCAAGAGGAGTAGGTTCTTTAAAAAAGGTTGGGGAAAGAAATGAAGTACAAGATGATTTTGAATTAATTTGTTTTGACTTAGTATCATCACCATCAACACCAGGGGCTTATTTGTTTAGTAATCCTGATGATAGAAGCAAGTACGAAGAAAACTTAGAAGAAGAAAAACGACATAAATCACCAGAAAATTCAGAATTCCAATCCAAAGGAGTTGACTTAATGAAAAAATTAACCGATTATTTGGGAAAATAAAATTAATTATGGAAGAAAAATTTTTTGTAGCAAAAGTTCAGTATGATTTACCTGACGAAAACAGTGGTAAAATTAAAAAAATCAGAGAAGAGAAACTTGTAAGAGGATATTCTGTTACCGATGTAGAAGCAAAGGTTACGGCAAAATATGAAGGGTTTACTCATGATTGGAGAATCACTTCAGTGTCTGAAAGTAAAATAGATGAAGTTATTGAATAATTGGTTAAAATAAGCTAATTAAATTAAAGTGGTCAATTTTGACCACTTTTTTTTTGCTTGTACATATTTATATGTTGATACAATATTGCATTTCCGCAAGATTAATAATCATAAAGTATTGAAAAATAAAAGATATATCAATCAAAAATGATATTTTTTGTTTTTTGGTAATATTTATTAGTTAAAATAAATAGATTTTCTATATGAAAGAAAACAAATTAGTTCAAGAGGCTCTTATTCAAATGAAACAAGTTGAAGAAGCTATAGCCGAAAACGCAAAAGGAATACTTGCTTCTACTATGAAGGAAGAAATCAATCAACTAGTAAAAGAATCTCTTTCCGAGCAATCTGACGAAGATGAGGTTGAATTAGATGCTGACATGGATATGTCCGCTGATAATGATGAAGTAGACTTAGACATGGACGTTGATTCAGATGATGAAGATATGGACATGGACTTTGGTATGGATTCAGACGAAACTCCAATTGATTTAACTGACGCTTCTGACGAAGAAATTTTGAAAGTATTCAAAGCGATGGGTGAAGATGACGGAATCATTGTTAAAAAAGACGGTGAGAATGTTCATTTATCTGACGACAATGCTGATGTAGAATATCTTGTTAAGCTTGGTGAATCAGAAGACGACATGATGGAAGATGATATGATGTCTGATGACATGATGGAAGATGATATGATGTATGATGATGGAGAATTTGATGAGTCAGTTGATGATGTTATTGACGCTATTTTTAGTGGAAATATGTCAGATGTGGATTCTGAAGATATGTCTGAAGAAGACGAAGAAGTTGTTTACGAAATTACATTAGATGACGATTCTGAAATGATGGATGAAGAGGATTCTGAAATGATGGAAGAAGATGATTCTGAAATGATGGATGAAGAGGATTCTGAAATGATGGAAGAAGATGACATGGAAGATTTAACTAATGAAAACATCAAACCTAAAGGTGTTGGTATGGGTAAACCTAAATTTGATTACAAGAAAACAACAGGTGGATTTAAAGAAGACATGAAACAAGGTCCTAAATCTGTTGGTACGGGTAAAGCAAAATTTGATTACAAAAAAGGTGCTAACATGGAAGGTAAGTCTAAAGTTGTTAAAACTGAAACTAAAGAAGGCGATTACGGAATGAATAGAGGTGATAAATCTAAAACCATGAAAGGTAAAGAAGATTACACTACTAAAAAAGGTATGTCAAATTCTAAAGGAGAAAAAGCGTTTGAAAAAGAAGAAACCAAAGAAGCTGCTAGAACATACGGCATGGGGTCTAAAGAAGGTAGAGGATTAAGAAAAGGTATCACTAATAACAGAAACTATGTTTATGGTAAAGGTGGTGTTAAAGTTGAATCTACTCAAGAAGAAGTTAGAATGTTGAGAGAAAAGAATGAAGAGTACAGAAAAGCATTAAATGTTTTTAGAGAAAAACTTAATGAAGTTGCAATCTTCAATTCAAATTTAGCTTATGCTACAAGATTGTTCACAGAACACTCAACTACTAAGAAAGAAAAAATAAACATCCTAAGAAGATTTGACGATGTTGAAACTTTAAAAGAATCTAAAAATCTTTATAAGTCAATCAAAGACGAATTATCTAAGGTAGAAACAAAATCAATTAATGAGTCGGTAAGTGCAAAATTAAATAAAACAGTAACTACAGGTTCATCAACTACTCTAATTGAATCAAAAACTTATGAAAATCCTCAGTTCTTAAGAATGAAAGATTTAATGGGTAAATTAGGGTAAAAAAATAAAATTAAAATAAACTAAAAACAAAAACAAATACTAAAATGGGAGCATTATTAGAATCAGGTCTTGTTGGTAATATCGGTTTAAAACACCTTAAAGTTATCAAAGAAGACACAATCAACAAATGGGACAAATTAGGCTTTTTAGAAGGTCTTAAAGGTCACATGAGAGAAAACGTAGCACAATTATACGAAAACCAAGCATCATTCTTAATCAATGAAGCATCATCTACATCTGATACAGGTGCATTTGAAACAGTAGTTTTCCCAATTGTTAGACGTGTATTCTCTAAATTATTAGCGAATGACATCGTATCAGTACAAGCTATGAACTTACCTATTGGTAAATTATTCTACTTTGTACCTAACATCCAAGCGTACACTGACCCAACTAACTTAGCGAATACAGGTATTCACTATGCACCGTATGGTTCACCAAACGCAGCTTCGGACCAAACTCCAAACAGTGGTTACGATTACAACAACACTAAAGACCTTTACGATAGATTCTACGAAGGTAACGAACCAGCATTAGACCCACCAGGTTTATTTGACTATTCTAAAGGACAATATTCAGCAATCACTGCACCAGTTGTTACTGTTGCTTGGTTAGATGACAATTTAGTACCTTCAGCTTATACTACTTCTGATTACAGAAAAGTATTAGTTGTTATGTCAGGTTTTGCATCTGATGGAGCTGGTAAATTAATCGGTCCTGATGGTCAACCAATGGATAACGAAGCTTTCTTATCTGATTTAACTATCTACGGAGTTGCTGGTAACCCAACAACTGCGGCAAACGCAAGTAATCCTTACTTATTCAGAGTTGTAACTCAAAGATACGGTAAAGGTATTGTACAATACGGTAACAACAACGCTACGTTAGTATTCCCTAACAGTAAAACTGATGGTGGTCAATATGACAACTTATGTGACGCTGAAGGTAAAATCTACTTAGAAGTTGACTTACAAGTTCCAGTATGTATCACTTGTGGTGGTTCTATGGACGGTTACACAGGTTCAACATTCTCTTCAACAACTGCAAGTAACGCAGCATTTACGGGAACTTACAGAATCTACAAAAACTTAGAGTTTGAAGATAGAATCGGTGAGGTATCGTTTGACCTTATGTCAGTAACAGTTTCTGTAACTGAAAGAAAATTAAGAGCTCAATGGTCTCCAGAAATGGCTCAAGACGTTGCAGCGTTCCACAACATTGATGCTGAAGCTGAATTAACAGCTTTATTATCTGAACAAGTTGCGGCTGAAATCGACCGTGAAATCTTAAGAGATTTACGTAAAGGTGCAGCTTGGAACTTAAGATGGGACTACAATGGTTGGAAACGTCTTGGTTCAAGTGCAGTTCCTTACACTCAAAAAGATTGGAACCAAACTTTAATCACAGCAATCAACCAAATTTCAGCACAAATCCACAAATCTACATTAAGAGGTGGAGCAAACTGGATTGTTGTTTCTTCTGAAATCAGTGCAATCTTTGATGACTTGGAATATTTCCACGTATCAAATGCAGCTCCTGAGCAAGACCAATACAACATGGGTATTGAAAGAGTTGGTACATTAGCAGGTCGTTACCAAGTTTACCGTGACCCTTACTTCCCACCTAACCAAGTGTTAATGGGACACAAAGGAACATCATTGTTAGACACAGGTTACATCTACGCACCGTACGTACCTCTACAATTAACTCCAACTATGTACAATCCGTTCAACTTTACACCAATCAAAGGTATCATGACTAGATACGCTAAGAAAATGGTGAATAACAGATTCTACGGACGTATCACAGTTGATGGTGTTAGAACATTCGACTTAAGAGAATTGAGATAATCAATATCTTATTTAGATACCAAAAGGGAGACAAGAAATTGTCTCCCTTTTTTTGTTTACCAAAATCTCAAATTGATTATATTTATTTTTAGATTTTAGTTTATCAGTCCCCAGCCCTAACAAGCTGTTGAGTATTCACGGACACGAAGGTATTGGTAACATAGTCATTAACTATTATAAAATTAAAGAAAATGTATTACACAACAACAAACGTGGGTAAACCGACTGCTCACATCACAAAGAAAAAGTCGCGTCTTAAAGTCTACAACGGTAACACCGTTTTCCTTGGAGATAAGGATAATTTTGAATTTGAAATTCATAACCCAACACAAAAATCTGTTCTCTGTAAAATTAAATTGAATGGTGAATACATCTCAACAGGTGGTGTTGTTATTAAACCAGGTCAGAGAGTGTTTTTAGAACGTTTCCTTGACACTAACAACAAGTTTGAGTTCAGTACCTACGAAGTAAAAGATACGTCGGCAAACAGGACGGCAATTGATTTAAACGGGGATGTTAGAATTGAGTTCTATAACGAACAAACTTATCAACCAAATTATGGTTTAACATTAGGAGGTAACGTAAATACCACAATCCATACAGGTTCACCGTACTATGGTGATATGACATTTACAACATCAAATTCTGCTCCAATGTCATATTATTCTAACACTTCATCCGTTAGTAATACTATTGAAACAGGTAGGGTTGAAAAAGGTGGTAAATCAAAACAACAATTTATTAATTCGTATCAAAATTTTGAATATAATGCATCTCGTCAAATTATTTTCAAGATATTACCATTAGGTATTAAAAATAAAACTACAGATGACATTAAACATTATTGTACTGAGTGTGGTACCAAGACAAAATCAAAATATAAATTTTGTCCGTCTTGCGGAAATAAGTTATAAATAAAAAGGAGTCCCGTGAGACTCCTTTTTTTATTTTAAAATTCTAAGCGATTTTGAAACAAGTTCTGATTCAGTTAAAGAATATAATCCATTCTTATAAGCCATTTGAACCGCCCTTATCAACATAAATTTTGCTTGTTCTTCAGTTAGGGAATCTATCAAATTATCAATGTCTTCAGGTTTGTATATTGCAACATCTTCAAATAGAAATAATATTGGTTGTTTTTGTTGTTCCATAATGTATTATCCGTATATTTATAGTATAAGTATATGAAAAAAAATAGAATAAGTGAAGCAACTGGTTCAGGAAATGCAGGACATTTCAAAGTTCCAATTGTGCTTTCACCACAACCTTGGACTGACAAACAAGTTGCCCCTTTCACTATTGATGTTTATAATTATGATAACGCTGAGTTAGCCTATGAAGAAGCTGACGGTGATTTTAAAGAAACTCCTGAAGAAAGAGCCCGTATTGAAAGAAGAACTGATAGAATATCTCAGGTAGATGCTTATTTGAAAAGTTTTTATACAGGGCAAAATGATGATGAAGGTAGTGTTCTTGGTGATGTTGAAGACCCCGAAAAAATTATACAACAAGCTGTAGGTCCATTAAAAGAAGATTTGGCAGTTTGGTTTGGAACAAAGAAAAAACCAAAAGGTTCAAAACAACCAAAAGGTCCTTGGGTTAATATATGTAGAAAAAAAGAAGGTGGTGGTCATCCACCGTGTGGTAGACCTGAAGCAGATTCTAAAGGTTATCCTAAATGTAGAGCCGCAGGTGTTGCATCCAAAATGACAGATGCTCAAAAAAAATCAGCATGTTCTCAAAAAAGAAGAGAAGAGAAAAAAGACCCTAAAGTTGGTAAAGGTAACAAGCCAACTATGGTATCATACAAACCTAAAAATGAATCGTTAAGAGATACAATTACAACAATACTTAACGAATACAAAAATTCTATTTAATCGTATCCGTAATTATTGATTTAGTTACATTATCGGTATCCTTTTCACTTTGTGTTACAGGTAAACTTTTTGGAGTTACAGTGGTAACATCCTTAAGAGTGTTATTAATTTTAACAGTAGGTTTGTCAATATATACTGTATCGTGAATAATTTCTTTTTCAGGTGTAACATTATCAATATAAATTTCAACTTTATCTTTATCCTTAGCAAATTTAGTGGTTAAAACATTAAATACGTTAACTACAATTAAGGATACTACTGACCCAATAATTAGTAATATAGTTAACCCCAAGTAGAATGTCGTCTTAAATGAATTATTTTTCTTCATTAGATATTCTGTAAAATGTTTTGTAGTGAATGCTTAATATTTGAAGTGATTTCTTTTTCAAATTCTTCTCTACGTTTTTCTACTTCATTATCAAAGTAATGAATAACGTTATCCCACTCTTTTTGTTCTAAAAATACAGTGTAAGAATATACGTGGTTAATAACTTTAACAGTATGACCTTCAAGAATCACAAAGATTTGTAATTCTTCATTTCTAATATAACGTTTGTGGGAAATTGGGGTGAGTAAAAGTACCGTGTCTTCTTTTGAAATTAGTTTTTTACAAATTGCAATACAGTCTCTTTCGTATTCAGATTTCTCAATATGAGGAGTTGTCATTCTTACTAATGAGATATACCATTTTTGGATTAGTCGTCTTAGTTTGTGTAGATGTGAATTCATTTTTGTTGGATTAATATAACACAACAAAGATAATCAAAAAATTTGAATAAGAAAAACGTATTTAAAAAAATTAACAGTACGCTCCTGAGCAATGTTTTTTACCGTCTAAACCTGGCATCCTACCTTTACATACTTGAACGGCGAACCCATTTGCATAAGCTGAGGGATACACGTCAAATTTAGCTTTTGCCGCTGCCTTACCTCTAGCACAAAGTTTTGTACCTGTTTTTTTTCTACCTTCAGTCATTTCTTCATAATCCACATATTCTGATTCCTTATCCATTTCATTTTTTAAGAAATCAAATACTTGGTCCATATTTGTTTTTGCTTCTGAGATGTGGTCATCAGCCCAATCATGACCATTTTGAATAATATCGTCAATCATGTTAGGGTCCATGTCTAACATCATTTCAATTTGTCTTTTCATTTGTTTTAAATTAGAAAAGAACATGTAATTTGATTGTTCAACTTCTTGCTCAGATAATACTCTTTTAACTAATCTTGTGATATCTGATTCTGTTAATTTAACTGTTTTCATTATATTGTAGGATAATTTTGTTTTTTATTTACTATGTTAAAGGTTAATTGTTTCTTATAAGTATCTTTCTCTCCTGAAGTATTCACTTGAATATCAACATAATATTGATTAGGTATTTTATCTCTCGTATCAAACATAAAGTAATACTCGTTTGGTGTTCTATTGATTGGAGTCCAATCTTGAACTAATACTTCAGTTGTTCCTTCTCTAACGTAAACTCTATAGAAAGCGGAAATATCTTGTAATAAAACTTGACCAGTGTAAGCTTTTTTAATTGTAACCCCAACTTTTCTGATATCTGAATTTAGTATTTTTTCATCTTGTAATATACCGTAAAAATCAAATCCATATATCTCAGGTTCTTTTGAAGTTGAACCTATTTGAATACCTGAACTATATTGTTGTAATGTAAATTGATTGGTAACATTTGGTAAAGCTTGTCCATTAATTGTTAAACCTGACCAAATATCATAATATTGACATGGTGTTGGAGAACCTGAAAATCCATTAGGTACTATAACTTCATATATTCCTCTTGTTCTTAAACAAGTAGATAATGTTGCCATACCAGTAACTGCGTCACCATTTCGGTCCTCAATTCTAACAACGGGGTTTGAATCTAAATTCTTATAATCACCATTTTGATAAACATACAAATAAAGTTTATTTTCTTGGCTCTTCAAGAATAAGTTTCTATTGTCCTTAATTAAATCATCATAAGTTGTTTGAAGGAATGGTTGATAAAATGTTTGAGTGTGTCTTGAAAAGAACGCCACACTATAACTGTCAGTTAAACCTGTAATGTTTTCAATTTGTGGTAAGTATGCAATTCCCCAACCTGTAACACCTGTGATAGTACCGTTTAATATACCATTTATCTCATTGGTCATATCCATATTAATATTCTCATTACCAAGTTCAAAATGTTGTCTTGCAACAATAGTTAGACCTGAGAAATTTACGGAACCTTCATTTTTGTTGTTATAAACACCTGATTGAGACCAACCACTAATCGTAGTTGTTTGGTACCAATTTGACGGTCTTGTTGAGAATGCTCTACTATCAACATAAGTTATTGGAGTAGAACCACCGTATGGGCTATTTTGGTTAACATTAGAATCACTATAATCAAATCCAACACCTTCATCCCAAGGTTGAGGGTTTCCTGTACTGCCTGATGTCTTTGGTATTCTAAATAAAATTAAATCAAATGAAGTTGCTCTTCTTCTTTCATTTGACATGAAAGTGTTTAACAACTCATTATCAAATGATGACGTATTTGTCATACTAAGAACGTGAGTCATTCCTGTTGTACATCCTGTTGATATTACACCTGATGCAATATTTTCTCTTAATAGACTTAAATCTAAGTTAAACAGTAATCTACTATAACCATAATTTGGAACGATAAAATCAGACGCACCAAAATTCAATTCAATAATAGGATTTCTACCCGTATTAACATATGAATTTGATTGTATTGTGTTGTTCTTATCTACGTATGACCTTAAAATTGACATTATTTTTTATTTATAAATATCAATTAAGTCGGATATTGCTATTAAGAATTTTTGTGTATGCATTTTGCATTTCCGTTAACATATCCGCAATGTTTGACCCATCTTGTGTAACAGGCACTGGAGGTAGTCCAGGGTATGCATGGGTGTGTGTCGTAAGAAATCTAACAATCATATTAATTAACTCTAAAAGTTCTTCACCTCTAACTAAACTTGATGTTTTTGGAAGTATTTCATCTACAAATTGGTCAAGATTAATACCATATAAAGTGTTATCAAAGTTAATTTTACCTTTACCAGGTATTGATGAGTTATGTGATAATAAGTATAGGTAATCACTAGCCAATGCTCCATATGTTGTTGGGTCGGCAAAAGATTTTGATTGTGGAACAGTTGTTGATTGTAAGTTTGTTGGAACCCCAACTTTATCTTGAGCATAAATTAAACCGTATCCAGGAATTCTTAATGCTGGTTTTAATTTTATTTGATTGTAAATCTCCGTAACATTTCTAAATGATGCGGTAGATTCTGCGGTATTAATTGTTGTTGGTGCAGTTATTGTTGTACCGTCTAACTCATCAACAGTTGGTAACAATACATTCTCTATTTTTTGTGAAATTAAACTATTTGTTACTTGACTAACAACACTTTGATAAAGTTCATCTAATAAATTTTCATTTCCGTCTGCGGTACCAGTTGCAACAACATTAGCACTTACAACATCAATAACTTGTATTGTAACATTACAATTAACACTAGGAATAGGAGCCAAAGTTTTGTACCCAATAGAATAATAATTTTGATTGTATATTGGAGCTGGCGGTACCGATGATTTTAAAATATTATATGTTAAATTGTTTGGTCTATAAAAAATTGGAAATTTATTATTTGTGTCGGTAAATAATTGAATCCCTGATTTTGTTGTGTTTGAGGTATTACAAGTTTGTATAAAATTATTTATAAATGCAACAACTTCTAATTTAGATAATAAACTAAAAGTTTCAGAAGCAACTAATGATTTTAAATTTTCTTTGACCGCACTACCAACAGTTAAATTTTTTGAGTTAGTAGATAAATCATTTTTTAACCTATAAAGATAAACAGTACCTGTAAATTTTTCTTGAGTATTTTCAGGATTTGTAATAACCCATTCAATTAGATGTTTTACTGAAACAATTTCTTCGTTAAGTTGTGTAACAATTTTATCAGGTTGTTTAACTTTTGTTAGATTAAATTTTGATAATTGTAAAAATCCTCTTTTAGGATTTCCTGATGGAATAACGTTTGGCTCAAGGGAAGTACCTCTAAATTTACCTGCCCTAATTAATACTTCATTTTCTTTTACAATAACATCTGCACTACCACGACCTAATACTCCATTATCACCAGGTTCTGGAAATACACCTTTATGAATTGCAGAATTAGTGTAAGTACCATCTTGATTTTTTAATGGTTTTGGCGCGACAAACTGGGTACCCATACCCGTAAATTTATTACTACCTTGATTGTATTCAAATTTTGTTGCAGTAGGTGTTGAAAAATTACTTTGTATGTAATATTGGTTTTGGAATTTGTAATCTTTGTTAAGATACATTAATTGAATTAATTCCTCGTTTTTTGGTACTTGATAAATAAAGTATGGTATAAGCGGGGTAAAAACAAAAGGGTCTCTTGGGGTCCACTTATCTTTTTCTTCATTCCAAGGTGGGTTTTTAATTGATTTTATAATATCATCATAACTACCCATGTCAGATGGCGGATTTTGAAATCTGGCTCTAACCCTACCTAACATCATCGGGTCTTCATTATCAAGTACAACTCCCTGATAAAGTAATGTATTATTATTCATTATGCTCTAGATTGGTATTCTTTTAATGTTTTATTATATAATTCTTCTACACTATCTAAATAAACAGTTAGACCAATTATGTTATTTTTTGTTAAATCAAAATCAGTGGTTAGTTTATCCATGATTTCAATTAACTTAGTATTAGGTAGATTTTTCAAATCACCTAATTCTTTTACTATATTTTCAAATTCTTCTTTACTCATATTATCTTTTTTTACCCCACACTTTAAGTAGGCCACCAGTTAATGGAGGAACAATTACTGTACCTTCAACTTTACCATTTTCAGACTCTTCTTTATCAGCACCTTTATGTGTCATTAAATTATATATTCCCATTAAATTAGGTGAACCATCAGGTAATACTCCAGTTGGTATACCAACCCCCTGTAATAATTCAATTGTATTTATTGTTGACCTTTCAGGTGAAGTTCCTGGTAAAAACTCGGTAAGTAATAGTAGTGGAAATGGTATTGCTCCATCCGACTCTCCAAATATTGTTCTTAATAACGATAAAATGTCGTTAATTAGTGATTTACATTTTCTATAATCATCAAGTAATTGGGCTAATATTAAAAGTATGTTAACCAATCTTAAAATTATTGTATATCTTTTTAACTTCTGTGATTTTGAAATATCTGAAATTACCGAACTAACTAAAAGTAAAATATCTCTTTTTAAGATGTCGTACAACGCCTTTAAGAAAATTGAACCTATTTTTGAAATTAATTGGATATTAAAACTTCTAAATACTTTTAAAAAATCTACTCCGTTATTAATGATATTATTTACCCCACCAAGAGTTGTATTACCCGATTGTATATATGTATTACCTGAGGTTACCGCTTGATTATATGTATTTTTTGCTTGACCTTCAACAACTTGTAATAGAGTAAAAATTGGAAATAATACTTTAGGACTCAGTATTGCGGATGCAACCGCTAAAGGAATTTGTTTAATAATTTCTTTATTAACCGCAACTTCAAGATTAAAATTTGTTGGTAAAAATGCTTGCCAATCAGGATTTTGATATAATGTATCTAAAATGTTACTAATACTTTTTACTTGTTGTTCAGGTGTTTGGTCATCAACAGTATCTCTAAATTTAATTAATTCATCAATTAATGTCTCGTAATCAACAGGTAATTTAACGTTTTCACAATCTTCAAATTCCATGACACCATTTTGAATATTAGATATTCTAATTTCAATATTTCTCAAATCAACTTCAGTTAATTCAAAAAATGAATCATCAACACCATCTAATTCGGCAACTTTTGAAACACCACTAACATCAATTTCCCTTCTATTGTCAAAACAAAGACCTAATATTCTTTGAATAATTAAAGAAAATTGTGTTCCTTTTTCTATTTCTTGAGCGCTTAAATTAGATTGAATATTAAGTACTCCAGAAATTATATTTAAGAGTATTGCAACAAAATCAACTTTGTCAACCAATCTAATTGTTGAATAATAGTCATTTAAAAATTCTCCAACTTTATTGATTTTTTCACCTGAAGTTATTCCTGATATTGTTAAAGTGTTTGCAGGTTTATCAATTAATGCGACTCTATAACAAGGTTGGTTTACACCATATTGGTTTGTTGTACTGTAAACAAAATCAAATAAATCTAAACCTGATGTTCCTTGGTAATTCTTACCATACTCTTGATAGTATGACCTAGATAAATTTGAATTCTCCATTCTAAGATTTAATGTCTTATTCATTGGGAATGGAAGAGGACCTGAATAAGGTTTAAATACTCCTGATTTAACTGTCGGGTCATTTTTTTCAAATGAAATTTTACCTAATTTACTATCAACAGGATTTTTTAGTAAATTTGCTAAATCTAAAGATTGTACTGGCACATAAATTCCTTCACCAGCTGGAAGTGTTGTTAAAGGATTTAGTTGTAAATTTGACTTATCATATCCTTTAAATGTTTGTTCTTGTGAACAACCTAAAGCTTTTAACGCCTCTTCGGTTATAAGTTTTTGTACTTGAGGTTCTATTTTAACAACAACTTCTAAAAGTTTTTGTTTTAACAATCTTGTAGAACTCGACCCACTACCACTTGTAATACTTATTAATTGAGTTAATTGGTCAAATGATGTTGGTTGGTCTCTTAAATACCTTTTTTGTTGATTTGAAACTTTATCTAAAGAAGAATTTAGCTTTGCAGCTGATTGTGAAAATGAATTACCTGCAGATTTTTTTAGTTCTTTAGTACCAGCTGAAATCTCTTTATAAGATTTGAGAGCACTTATTTGACTTTTTGCAGTATCATAACTTTGATTTAAATCCGCCATTATTACTTCATTTTATAAGTCTCTTCATCATTAGAAATATCCTTATCAATTAAATTTTGAATAAGGTCGTCATCTAAATCCGCAAGAGAAAAAGATTCATTATTATTGCTGTTAGATTTTTCCCAAATACTTGATTGTAGTTTAGATAAACTAATTTTTTTCTCAACGCAATCGTTTACAATTTTTTGTTGTTTTTCAATCACAGGTCCAATAGTCATCATATCATTAGGGTCTTTTAACATTGATAACATTTTATTTTGAATCCTAATTGCTGTTTGTCTTTGTTCTACAAGTTCATTATATATTTCTTGCATTAAAGATAGGATTGAATCTTTACTAAAATTAATTTCTTTACGTTGTGGTCTAGGCATATCTATAAATACTTTTTAATCGGTTTTCATTTTACTTTGAATAAAAGTATATAATTTTTTGAACCTTTTCATTGAACTACGAATTTCTTTTGTACTTAAATTTGTCATTTCTCTTAAAGACAAAAGAATTACATTTTTATTAAACTTATTATTATCAGCACCAGAGAATATAGACTCATAGTTATCAAATAAATCAATTAACGCATAACCTAATTTTTTTTCATTATCATTTAAATTCTCACCCTCAATAAAGTCCTTTAATTCTCTTAGATATTCTGTAATTATAATACTAGTGTCAACTTGATATTCATCAATACGATACATCATATCAGGTCTTTGCTCAATACTTTCTGACATATCTTCATAAGAAACTTTTCTGTTAGTTTCTTTTTGGTCTTTTATTATTTGGCCCATTAAGTAATTTTTACAAATAGTACCAAAATAAGAGTATGCCTTTTTTTCTTTTGAAGGTTTGAATTTATCAACCTTGGTCATTAAAAATGAATGAGTATCACAATGAATTTCATTAAAATCCATATCTTTACGATATAGTTTATATCTTCTAATAATAGATGATATCATCTTATCTAAAGGACCTCTTAAGAATTCGTTATATATTTTGTTCTTCTCTTCTGAAGTTTCTGCTAATAAAAAATTTCTTACCGCGGTCTCTTCTCTAACATCAAAATAATTTACATTTACCGTTTTCCTACCCCTTTTTTTAGATGAAACATCTTCTGTTGTTGCAGATAGAGTTTCTAGCATTATCCATTTTCTGATTGATATTTTATGACCCTATCGTCAACAAAGAAAAATTCTTTCTTTGCAGTTTGAACCCAAAATTTAACCTCATCTTCTAACATTTTGTTTTCACCAAATTTATAATTCCAAAAAATAGAACCTTCTCTCATGTTGGTATGTTTATACCCAAGTTTAGGTATTGTCATAATTGACACAGAATTGTAAGTTAATCTTAATAAAAACTCATAAACAAAAGTCAATTTGATTGAAGGTTTAAATCCTCCAAAATCTTCAATAATTTGTTTTTTAATAACCGCACCAGCTGTTTGGAAATTTTGATATTCTTGTAAAGTTTCATTAGTTAAGAATCCCATTTCTTGACTAAAATTTGCCGCAAATGTTGCTTCGTTAGTAAATCCTGCGAATAAACCTTTTTCGTCAGTTTCAACCACTACGGGTAAAAATACTTGAGTTTCAGGGAAAGATTCAATGTATTTTTTAACATTTTTAAACCAAATTGAAGCATACTCATCATCAAATTCAAATAATGAAACCCAAGTACCTTTAGCGTTCTTAATACCATAATTTACTTGTTCCGCATAACTAGGTTCTTTATCCCATAACAATTTTGTAACATTTAACGATTCAAAATCATAACCATTTAAATGTTCAACTAATGATTCTTCAGGTGTGTGGACAATTATTAATTCTTCAATATCAACAGTTTGTGTTTTAATTGAATTCATTGCTTTTTCAAAGTACTCATTAAAATCTCTAGATTTAGATGATTTAATAGGTAGTATAATGGATAGTGATAATTTTTCTTTCATATTATTCTTCTGTTTTAGATATTTGTTGTTCAAATGATTCTGCTCTTACGTTTAGGTAATTTTCAAATAACGAAATTACAGTAGAGTCAAATTCTTGTTTATTTGTGTAGTTTTCAACTGTTTTCTTCATGTTTTCATAAAGTTCAGTTTTGATATTATCTTCCAACCAATTTTGGATATAATCCGCAATAAAATCACATATTAGTGTTTTGTTTGTAATCCAAACACCATTATCGTCATTCATCCATTCAGGTTGAATATTTGGAACCTTACCAATAACAGGTACTCCTGACGCCATAGATTCTAATGGGAAAGTACCAAAACCACTTTCATCGTCAATCCAAACACTAACAAAACAATCTCTCAATGAGTTTGCAAATTCTTTTTCAGAAAGACCTCTTAAATCTCTAAATGTAAACCATCTGTATTGTGGGAATTTCAAATAGAACGTTTTAATTATATTAATCGTATCTGATTGGTCTTTAGTGTGAACACCAATAATTGGCATTGGAGGTAGGTTTTTTGGATAAAAACTGTCAGTAATTAAAGGTTTAATAATATCAAAACTTGATTGTCTCATTACAGTTTCAATATATTCTTGTTGTTTTGTAGTAGTTGTTAAACATTTAAAAAATCCATATTGTGCCCAATTTTGACCAGGTTGTAGAGTTTCAACAATGTGATTGTAGTTTTGAGTAAAAACTATTTTACCACAAGGTAAGTTTTTAATTTGTTCCATAACATACCCAAATACTTCAGGTACAACAATAAAATCTTCAGGTGCAATCTCTAAGTTTTGACCTTCAATTGCTCTGTGAGGAATTGACATATATTCTTCGTCAAGCCAAGCAACAACTCCAGCATATTCTTTTTTCTCATGGAGAATTATAGGATTAAATCCTGCATCCAATAGCGACTTTGCCATTTGATAAATTAATCTAACTGACGCTTTTGCGTTACCCTTAGTATCTTGAATAAGAAAATAAATTCTTGAGTTCTTATCTTTTAGATTCTGAATTGATTGTTTTACTTTTTCGTTTAACGATGTATCCATATTAATAATGATTTATAAGTTTTTTATTTAATAAGCTATTAAATGCTAATCTGAAAGGTATACTTGTGTTTGAACTTGATTTCATTCCTAACTGTTCATCAATCTCTTCATGTTCAGTTAAAACGGTATCCATCAACATTTTTACCATTTCAAATTTTATGATGTTAATCTTTGTTTCTGTGCTACCTGAATTTTCTCCTTCAGGATATTGGTCAGACATGTCCAAATATTCTTCAACCTTGTCTAAATCAATATAGTAGTTTTCTCCTAATACTTTAATCATATATCTCTTTTATTTTTGTTTGCAATTCTTTTAATTTTGTTATTGAATATTCAGTTTTAATATCTTGATTATATGATGTTTCATATTTAATAACAGTTTTTCCGTTTGGATGATTTAATAATAAGTTAGGATTCGCAGTAAGTAAAATGTCAATTGAGTCCCACATTGAAATAATTGTTGGTTCACTGTAAAATTTAACCGTTTCAACAAGACAACCAAATTTTGATATAAAAAATAATGAAGCTGGTTTTGATTTACCTATTTCATCGGAAACAATTAGAATATCATGATTGTCTCTCATATCTAAATAAAAGTCATTAAAGTCCATCATACTTGAAGTTTCTACTGAACCTGCGTGACCAAAAATTTCCATAGTGTGTTCCTTGTATAAAAAATTGTACAATTCATCTTCATCTTTAAACTTAAGATGTTTTAAAATATCTAAAGTTGTTAAATCAGAAATTACTTCATAATCAGATTTTTCTTCATCTTCTTTGAATGGGTTTTCTAAATACCATTTTTCATACTCTTGTTGTATTTTTTTTAATGTATCTCGTAATACTCCATTTAATTCTATTGCAATTCTCATTCCGTTTCGTTATCGTATTTTTGTAATATCTTACTAATTAGAGGATTTCTAACAATATCATTTTTATCTTTAAACTCAAAAGTTGAAATATATTTATCATCTCTGAATTTTTCCATTGCGTCCCATAACCCACTATGAGTTTTGTTTTTATATCTGTCAGATTGTTCAACATCCCCTGATATAAAAAATTTACTATTAAAACCAATTCTTGTCAATAGAAGTTTCATTTGACTTGGTGTTGCATTTTGACCTTCTTCAAAAATTAAAATTGAATTGTCAATGTTCATACCTCTCATAAAGGCCAACGCAAATACCTCAACAATTTCAAGTTCTTTTAATTTTTCTCTTACTTCTTTACCAATTATTTTATTTAACAAATAATATGACGGAAAAATATAAGGGTCTAATTTTTCTTCAACATTACCAGGTAGACTACCTAATTTTTCTTCAGCCTCTACTGCAGGTCTTACAATAATAATTTTTTCATAAGGTGTGTTTGGGTCTGAGAGTAAATCAATTGCAGCCTTCATTGTAATATAACTTTTACCTACACCAGCTGGTCCTGAACATATTGTTACTTCACTTGAAATTAAAGTATCGTAATATCTTTTTTGTGTTTGAGTTAGAAATTTTTCTTTAGTTTTCTTTTTTAAAATTGAACAAATTACTTCTTTTCTTGTTTTATTGTGACCCTCTTCCATTGAAGGGGTTGGTACTGGTGATTTCTTTGGTCTTGTGTTAGCCATCTATTTTGTTTTTAATTTTTTTATGATTTCTCAACTTGAGATTTAATCCACTCATATGTCTTTTTAAGACCGATTGATAATGGTTGATTTACCTCCCAACCTATTTTTTCTTTATATAATCTATTATCTGAGTTTCTACCTTTAACGCCTAAAGGACATTTAAACCCATATTTGTCAATAAAATCCTGACCATCAATATTTTTAATGTTTAAATCTTTATCTGAAATTGCAATTGCTATTCCCGCTAATTGGTTAATTGTAACCATCTCTTCACTACCAATATTAACAGGACCGATAAAATCACTATCCATTAATCTTTGTACTGCTTCAACGCAATCATCAATGTAAAGAAATGAACGTGTTTGTTTTCCATCACCCCAAACCTCAATAACATCTCCGTCTTTAGCTTCAGCCGCTTTTCTACACATTGCTGCAGGTGATTTTTCTTTACCACCTTTCCAAGTTCCCATTGGTCCAAAGATGTTATGGAATCTTGCGATTCTAACATTTAATCCATAGTTTCTATGAAATGATAAAAATAGTCTTTCAGAGAACAATTTTTCCCAACCATATTCTGAGTCAGGGTTTGCGGGATACGCAGAAGACTCTTCACAATTTGGGTTGGTTGGGTCTAATTGATTATGTTCAGGGTACATACATGCTGATGATGAGTAGAACACTTTTTTAACACCATAGTTAACACATTCTTTAGCGACATTTAAGTTAATCATCGCCGAGTTATGCATAACATCTGCATCGTGTTCTCCTGTAAAAATATATCCAGCTCCACCCATATCCGCGGCAAGTTGATAAACTTCATCAAAAGGCACCAACTCGGAATAAGGTTGTTTAAGATATGAAAATGGTAATATGTTATTTTTTCTAAATTCATCTCCAAATTGTTCTAACCTAATGACCGCTTCCACATTTCTTGGGTCACGTAAATCATAAGTTAAGAACTCATCACACATTTCATCTTCAGTGAAATATTCGTGTTTTTTAATATCAACAACTCTAACCCAGTTGCCTTCATCTTTTAGTTTTTTTGCTAAGTGACCTCCAATAAATCCGCCACCACCAAGAACTAATATTTTTTTCATAATTAATATTCTACATATTCTTTGACTTCTCTAATTTCAGAAGAAGTTCTTTCGTTTATTTCGTTTTTTAAACTGAATCTTTTATCGTTCGTGTGATACACACTTCTTGAAAGTTCAATAAATTTTGAATCAAAATTTTTCTCAGTTTCAATAACTCTTAACATATCTTCAATTTCCCATAGTTTTGAGTTAGTATCAACCAATTCATGGTATAATTTTGATATTTCTTCGTTGTTTAAATAAACTGAAGAAAAATTATATAATAGTTCAAATTCTCTATTAACGTGTACTAATTTTTCTGTGTTATTTATTTTTATTTTTTTTACGTGAAGGATTGATAATTTATCAATTAATTCTCCAACACTAACAGGTATTGTAATCATAATTTATTTATTAAAATTTTTATTTTCCCATGATTCCCAAACAAAATCATATCTATATCTAATTTCAAATCCTAAATTTTTAAGACCTTCACTAATGATAGAATAATTTTCCTCGTAGTTATCACAAAATGTGTGAAATTGTATTTGAATAAATCTTACATTTTTCAAAAAATCTGTGTTAATCCAATGTAATAATAAAGGGTATTCTTCACATTCTATATTAACTTGTATTAAATCAATTTTATTTAAATTGTATTTTTCAATAAAATGTTCAATGTTATACGCTTTAACTTTTATTTTATTATTAGAAACTTTAATTGATTCTGAAGTTCTAGAGTCTAATACATGTAATTCTATTTTTTTGTTTGAAGTTGATATTGCAGAATTATCAATAATAACATTTGGGTTATCACTAAATTTACTTTTTAGTTGTTTTACAAACATTGGTATTGGTTCAATGATTAAAAGTTTTGGGTTAAACTTATTAACTATTTTTTCAGTCCATTCTCCAATGTATCCACCTAGCTCAATAACTTGCGATGTACTGTCTATAGGGTAATCTAAAATTTTAGTAAAATCTCCATTATCGTCCTCCCATCTTTTTTGATGAGGTAATTCAATAATTTTAGGTATTTGGTATATTGGATAAGATATTAATATTTTGTTATATGTTATATGTTCCATTGTATCTTAATTTTTATAAAATAATTTATCTCCAAAAATTTGTTCAAGTGCGGTAAACCCATTTGAAGTTATTAATCTTTCTAATTCATCCAAAGACGACCCTGCTTGGGTGGTATGTTTTTCATCCCATTCAATGAATATATAAACATCATTACATTTATTAAGAAATTTTTGCATCCCCTCTAAAACTTCTTTTTCATATCCCTGAACATCAATTTTTATAAATCCAACATTAACATCTTTATTTTTATTAATCCAACTATCAAATGTTTGACAACTAACAACCTCTTCAACATAATCTTTAATCTTCATATTACTAATTGCAACAGACAAATTAAATGATGTGTTATCAGAACAATATGGTATAAAAATTTTCTTTTTATTGTTATTATTTGATAATGCCTTTTGTATTATTGTAAGATTATCACAATTATTTATAACTTTATTTAATTTTAATAACTCTACATTCATGTTAATTGGTTCAAATGTAAAAACTTGGTACCCCTCTTTTGCAACTGGTATACAATATAAACCGCAATTACCTCCGATATCAATAATTGACTTATCTTTAGATACTTTTTTGGTTAAATTTAATAAAACTCTATAGTCATCGGGAAGATTAATTTCTTTATCACTAGGTAGGTTATACTGTGATGTAAAATAATCATAATTGTTAATTATGTAGGTTGCAGATTCTACTTTTAAAATGTATTTTTTTATTTGGTTTGAAATATTATTCATATTATTTTAATTTAAAGTATTTGTCATAATCAAAATCTTTTAAGTTATTTACAAAATAATGTGGTCCAACTGTTTGTTCAAAAGAATTTTGGTTTTTAACTACACCATCAATGTCACTGCTACTAACAATTTGATTTGCTAATCCTGGTGTAAATGAAAAGCAATTAAGTTTAGGTTGGATTAAAATATACAGATGGTCTATTGCATAAGACCTATTAAAATTTTCCTCCATTAATTTAATGATTTTATCTTTAGACTTTGGATTTACCAAATATGAATGAGTACAGAATGACCCATAAACTCTATGAATGTATTTAATATCGGTGAACTCAAAATCACCTGTTTGGTTCCATCTATTTTTATCGTCATTTAAATGGTAGAAAGAAGATAAGAAAAATATATCCCAATCAAGATTAAAATTATTTTCTATATATGAGAATCTTTCATTAAAATCTTCACATAGTAATACATCATCTTCAAAAATACCGAGTATTTTTTCCCCTTCATAATTTTTAATTAAATTATAGTGAGATAATGTACAACCAATATTACCTGATTTAATACCTTGTAAAAATTTAATATTGGTACGATTATCGTTTGATGACAGTGCGTCAAAATATTCAAAAGGGATGTTAAATGTTTTTAAATGTGAATCAACCCATTCTCTTCTATCAGTTCTTTTAAGTAAACTGATACATTTAAAATCAATGTTTTCAAGTAAAATTTTATTCATATTAATTTTGAGATATTCTTTTCCAATTTAAAGGCAATAGAGTGCTTCTATCCAAATTACGATAAGATGGTCCAAACCAATCTTCTTCTTTTGGACAACAAACAATTTTGTTTTCATTTTTACTTAGAAATGATGCCCACCATGAAAAAGTACTATTTGCAATTATAAAATGGTCACAAAGACTTTGACAAATAAAGTCATTAATAAAATCGTCACTATAGTCAAAATAAATAACTTTAACACCAAATTTTTCAAATTTGCCTTCAATAAATTCTTTTGTGTCTACATTATCGGTAAAAACCAAAATCTCATCAATTTTAGTTTCACTTAATATAAGATTTAGGGCATTTTCATAATATTGAAGGGTCATTACAGGATGAAAATTTTCAACCCCTTTGTGTCCACCATTTGTTTTTCTATCATAAATGTCCCCCCATCTAACATGGAGACAAAGTTTAATAGTGTCTTTAGACATTCTTGATGCCGCTTTTTCAATTAACTCGTCTGAAAACGATAAAGAATTTCTAACTTCATTTTCAAATTCTTCAAAAAATTTCCAAGATTGAAAATATCCCGTAATTTCCAATATTCCTTGAGTGTCAGGTATATTATGATATCCAAATTTTGATTCTCTGTGGTTAGATGTTATTTTTGGTCTAATTTCATTAACTGAAATAACATTTTTTAAATTTGGGAATTTATTAGAGTGTTCCCATTCACTCGGTATGTAATACTCAACATTTCTTTTTAATGACTCACCAATGATAGTACCAATTCTAAATAATTGGTTTCCAAACCTACCATTATGATGATGTAAAATTTCTAAACTAGTTAATCCTTTCATATTTTTTATCTAATTAATTTATTTAATTTTGGTTTGTTTCGTATAATGTTAGCACTTCTAGATTGTTCGGATAAACCACCTGTTGCGCTTCCTTCTTTATGGTCATTATATGGTGAGTCTCCATTATAAACATATAATATTTTTGGATTAAATCTATAGTGTTCTTCACCTGACAATTCTAAAAGAGGTATTGAATACGCAACGTCAGATGCGGATTTAAAATATTGACCATTTAAATCCATAAAATATTCTTTTGGGATTGATTTCCATAGAAAAGATTTCCACGTTCTCAAATGCGAAAATGTGAATACTGAAGTTCTTATGTTTTTGCAGTCAGCCTTTGATGAAAATCCGTTATTACCGTTTGTATACATAAAAGAACCGTTTGTTAACCAAACATTTTTATTACTATACATTTGTTTTATTTCGGTAATAACATCATCACCAAGTAAAAAATCGTCACCATCTAATTCCACCACAATATCCTCATCATCAAATGTACTGATTAGGTCATCTAAGTTTTTTAATTTAAATTTTTTTTCTGTGTTAACAATTAATTTAAATCTTGAATCATTACCAATTAATTCTTTTACAACACTTACGGAATTATCTGTTGACATGTCATCAATTAAATACACTTGAAAATCTATACTTTTTTGATTTTTAAGTGTTCTAATACAATTCTCAATATATTTCTCTGCGTTCCAAAAACAACTAACTATTTTAATCATTTATAATGTAATTTTATATCCTTCTGGTTTAGTTCCTGGTCTAAAGAATTTTAATCTGTTGTTGTATGATTCACTCATTTGTTGTAATTTATTTGTGATTGCATCAATTTCAATTACATGTAAAGTATAACCTTCATTTAATAAATCAACACACAATTGGAATTGCTGTGATTCTTCCAATATATCAGTACCTTTTTTATATGTGATATATTCCATAACAAATGGAACCGACCTATCAGGGTTTTTCTCCATAAAATAGTTTTTAACAAAGTTTGCGTGTTCTTTATTAAAGTTATCTACCGTTAATGGTAAGTTTAATTCCATACCAAGATTATTAGCAAAATGACCTAAAGCTCTATTATCTCTTGGTAGACAAGGACCTCCAAAACCAAAACCATATTTCAAATATTTTTTACCAACTCTTGAGTCTCCCCCAATTGCTCCTAATACCATATCAATTTCATCTTGTATGCCAGCCTTAATCATTATTTCCCCCATCATGTTTGCATAACTAATTTTTGTTGTTAAGAAACAATTGATACCTATTTTAGTTATCTCAGCAGCTTTTGGCGACATAACATAAGCATTCACTGGAGTAGTCTGAATTTTATTGTAAATTCCAATTAAATCATTTGCCAATTCAGTATATTCAGTACCTATTAAAACAATGTCTGATTGTTCAAGACCTTTTACAATTTCACCTTGAGCAATAAATTCTGGGTTATACGCCACTTGAATGTTAAACATGTTTAATCTTGTTTGAACTTGTTCTACGTCACCAGGATTTGTAGTACAACCAACAATGAATTTTTTATCATACAATGGAATGTTTAATGATGATGCACTATAAAAATCAGCAACAACTTCAAATACTCTTGCAGTGTCGTAATTACCATCCAATGTTGATGGTGTTGCAACAAATGTAAAAATAACATCAGAGTTTTTAATAATTTCAATATTGTTGGTGGTTGCACTAAAATTTTTAGCATCCAATAACATTGATTGAATTAATGGTTCATTTGTATTACAAATTCTTTTGTTTAGGTTAAAGACATAATCTTCTCTAACATCCGATACAATAACATCGTATCCATTTTTTTCACATAATAGAGCAAAAGTTAATCCTAATCTACCTGCTCCGATAATTCCTATTTTCATATAATTTCGTTTTCTTTTAAATCAAAAATTGGTATTGGTACCATCTTGTGTTTATTCTTTTCATTAAAGTTTTGATAAATTTCTAAAACTCTAAATTCTTTTTCTGTGTACGCTTGTTTATTAATTCCATATTCCATAACCCATTCTAATTCTTCATATGTCGCACCGATTTGTTCTTCATCGTTTCTGTCATCATCCCATAAACCATCGGTTGGGGTCGCATTAATAATTTCTTGTGGTACCCCTAAGTAACGACCAAGTTCTCTGACTTCTGTTTTATATAGGTCGGCAATTGGAGATATATCAACACCTCCATCACCATATTTTGTATAAAACCCAACGCCAAAGTCTTCAACTTTATTTCCTGTACCAACAACAATACCTTTTACCGTTGTTGCAATGTGATACAAAGTCATCATCCTCATTCTTGATTTACTATTAGCGCTTGATAAATCAGAGTTAAAAAATTCCGACATTAAAGTCTCAAACGAATTAAAAGTTTTAGTTAAATCATACTCAAAAGTTTTTACATTTAACTTAGATAAAAAATCTAATTGTAAGTTTGATAACCTTGTATTTTCAGGTTTTGAATTTAACGGCATCCCAACCGCAATTGTCGGTATACCTGTTTTAGCACATAGTGTAGATACAACCGCAGAGTCAATGCCGCCTGAAACGCCAATGACTAACGTTTTAATATTATATTCATTAACATAATTTATTATCCAATTTTGTATTTCTTCGGATAAATTTTTATAGTCAATTATTCTATTCATTATAATAGTTTTAAGTATTCATCTTTTATTTGTTGGGCGACTTTTAAAGTGTGATATTTTTCAATATCTGATGGTGGGTCAAATTTTTCTTTTGATAAAATAAATCCGCCCTTATCCACTTTATAAATCCAACTTGATTTTCCACACATCCAACTTTCAATGGTTGTTCTACCTAATTGGATTCCTGCAGTTTCGTACGACTTTAAAATGAAGTCTTCAATTTTCCAAGTCGAAGGGAAATGTTTAACGTGGTCTTCTAACAGAACATTTTCTAAATAATTTCCATTGTTTTCACCAACTAACCAAAGTTCTTTTCCAAGTTCTCTTGTATATTCAATTAAATCTAAGATTGTCTCTTTTCTTAAATAATCTATGGTACCAACAAACAAAACATAATTTTCTTCAGATACTTTTTTAGATTGGAACTTTTCATTATCAACAGGATTGTAAATAACCTCAATCATTTCTTCAGGTATGTCAAAATTGTTAACCATATGTTCCTTAATTTCAGGACGAATTGCAATGTACTTTTTAATTGTTGGGTCAACAACAGGGTCTTCTAGTGAAATGACTTCTGAGTGAATCGCACTTATCTTAGGTAATTCAGGATACATATTAAGTATTCTTTCGGCAACAGGTTTGTGTTGGAAATGAATGATGTCATAATCTACATCTGAAACCCTATATAATGCATTTGGGGTTGATGGTTTAAATCCTTCAGGTGTGTTAATACCCCACTGACCATCCCCAAGTTTAAATCCTGGTGCATTTTCAAATGAAACACATTTAATACCAAGTTTCTTTGCCATATCGGTTACTGGACCACCAATTTGTGATAATACGGTAACACTACAGTTTAATTTGATTAAACTTTTTGCTAATTCAAAAACATACAATTCTGAACCCGTAAAGTTTCTAAATGAAATACAAGACAATAAAACTTTTAGTTTTTTATTTGGGTCAAATGGAATTTTAACGGGTAAAATGTCACTATATTTTTGAGCAAATAAATTTTTATTTTCCTCCCATTGTTGATTAGTTTGTCCGATAGATTTATGTGTAATTCTAATGTTTGAAATCACTCCAACCTTAACACCTTCTATTTGATTTTTAAAACAAAACCCAATGTCATAGAAATGGAACCCTTTAAACTCTTCATCAAAATTATGTTTAATTCTTGATTTACTTAATGCAATGAAAAGACCGTCAACAATTACTGTTTCTCTGATTGATTTACCCAAATCTTCAGAGTACTTTGAAGTCCATTTTTTTCCACCACTTTCATGGTTTACAATACCAATCATTTTTCTTCGTGTTTCCCACCATTGACCTGAAGCGGGCATTTCAGTTGTTCCTGCAACACCTAAAATACCATACTCACTACTTTCAAAGTGAGTCTTCAATTTGTAGTACCAACTATTAGTGTCAAAGTAAATGTCGTCATGACACAATACAACTATGTCAGTTTTTGCTTCGTCAAGTATCTCGTTATAAACTTGAGAAAGGGATTTATCCCCATTATTAATTTTTTCAATCACCTCAATTTTTTTGTTCCCTGAACTTTTTTTCAAGTATTCAATAAATTTTGGGTTATGTTCTCTTGTAGAGTATCCTATTGTTATCATTTAAAAACTTCTATTTTATGTTCTTTTTTAATTAATTCACTCCATCTTCCATCGTAACGTGTTGCTCTTACAATGTGATTATCAATCCAATGGTAATTACCACCACGAGGTTTGTTAAATAAGATGTTATGGTATTTAAAACCATGTTTATCTAACCATTGTTTAGTAACTATTTCGTGTTCATATGTTCTTGATGTAAAGAAAGTAATGATATGACCATCATCAAACCAAGAGTTAATCATTTCAACAGAACCATCATATGGTAATGATGTTTCCATTCTCCATGGCTCTTCATTTGGAATGTCATCAGTAATTGTTCCGTCAATGTCAATTAAATAATTTTTGACACCATCAGGTAATGAGGGACTAATACTATTTTCCATTATATTCCTGTACTTCCAAAACCATTATTTCCTCTATCTTTATCTTCAACCTTTTTAACGGTTTCAATCATAACAAATTTACCTTGTACTACGGGGCATAAAACTGCCTGACCAACTTTCATTCCTTTTGGAATAGTTACGGTCGTGTTATTAGTGTTAAAAACAATTACTTGTATTTCACCTGTATATCCTTGGTCTACAGTTCCTGGTGTGTTAAGAACAGTTAGTCCTTGTTTAATAGCCAACCCACTTTTAGGTCTAACTTGTATTTCATATCCTTCTTCAAAAGAAACCTTTAATCCTGTTGGGACTAACGCTCTACCAAATGGACCAATAATAACTTCTTCAGTTGCGTGTAAATCAAATCCTGAATCAGAAGGGTATGCGTATTTTGGAAGAACCGCGTTTTCATGAGTTAACTCAACTTTAAGTGTTCTTAATTTGGCAACATTGTTAATTTCGGCTTCCATTTCTTCAAATGAAATACCTAACATGTCTTCTAATTCTTTTTGATATTCATCATCGGGCTCAATACCCATTTCAGATTGAATTTTTTTAAATTGTTTCTCAATCTCTTCTCTAACTTTTGGGTCAAAATGACCAAGATTTCCTAAGTCTATCATTATTTTAATTCGTTTAATTTTTTTATTACATCAATTAATACTGACACATCTTTTTCACAATATTTTACAATACCTTCAATATCTTTTTTATCCCAAAATGCTTCATGAACTTTATTACCTGTGACTTCCATTGTTTTAGATGACTCAACACCTAAGCAAACACACATAAGTTCTAATGACGCAATTGAACCATATCCACCATATTGCCATACCTCTTTAGTATCTAAAGCTTTAATTTCCCATGGTTTTGTGTCGTGACCTGGTAAAATCTTAGGTGGCATAATACCATTCATAATCATTCTTTTAGCCATCATTGGAATATCAAATCCTTTCACATTGTGACCACATAAATGGAACCCAAGTTCACCAACTCTATATAAAAGTTTTTGAACATCCTGTAATAGTTTCTTTTCATCAGGGTCACTAAATGATTGCATTTTAACATCACCTTTATCGGTTACAAACGCAACACTAACACATGCAATTCTTGCAAATTCAGGAACTAACGCTGCTCTATTAACAAACATATCACCAACAGGTTTGTCCGCGTCTTCAGGGAATCTTTTTTGGAACCAATCGTGATAGTTTTGAAATTGGAATGCCAACTCAGGTCGGTTTTCTTCAAGAGATTTCCAATCAGGTTGAATACCTACGGTTTCAATGTCTAAAAATAATAATTTGGTAATTGGTATGTTTATCATTTGATTATTGATTTATAAAATTCTGCTCTGTCTTTTGTTACGTTATTTAAATCATATTTGTCTTTAACTGTTTCATATAGTCTTTCCCCCATATCTTTTGCCATATTTGGGTTTTTAATTAATTTTTCAATGTACTTAGACCAATCAGAATGGTTTCTTTTTTCTTCAACCAACATTGCATTTCCATCAACAAATTCACCATGATTTAAACAATGTTTTAAATCAATAGTGTATGGTCCAACGTTAGACGCAATAACAGCTTTTTTATAGAAACCAGCCTCAATAACTTTTAATTGTGATTTAACTCTATTAAACAGATGGTTTTTAATTGGAGCCAAAGATACATCAAATTTTGAATAATTCTTAGCATAAGATGTAACAGGTTTTGTCCACACTCTTAAATAAGGTTCATTCATTTCATTTGGATATGACTCTTGAGTGTAATTTAATAAGAATTTTTTATAATCTTCGGAAACCGTTGTTAAGTTTTTTGTGAATATTTTTTCATATTGAGCCCAAACAGTTTCATGGGGTAAAATGTTTCTTTTCTTTTGTTCACCTGTTTGTTGATTTATTTCAGTAACCGTACCTCTTGTATCAAATCCACATAAAACAAATTGTAATTTGTCGTTATATTGACCTAATCTACCAAAATCTAATAGTTGTAGGTCATGTAAGTGAGAAGAACCACCTAACCAACCAACCCTTAATCGGTTTGATTCAAGTGTAGGTTCTTTAAATTGTGGTTCATTAGGATTGATAGCGTTAGGGAATACAACAACATTTTTGTTTAATTTTTTAATTTCATCTGCAAAAATTGTTGTGGTTGTTGTAACATATTTTGAAACCTTAAGGTTTGCCATGATTTTTTCGTTAATCTTATTAACTCTAATAATATCATGAATTGGATGTTCTTTGCCTGGCATCCAATAATCATCAATATCGCAAACAGTTATAATCCCTAATGAGTTTAACATTTGAATTAATCTGTTGGCTCTATCAAAATCAGAACCAATACTTCTATGGAATGCAACTATTTGATATTCTTTCCAAAAATTCATATCATCATATGATGGTTCATATACGATATCTACGTGGAAATCGTCACCGTAAAGATTTTGTAAAAAGACGTGAGGGTCAACAGACCTAAATTTACCCACACCAGTTCTATCAGATGGGACTACTAATACTTTGATTTTAGACATAATAAATTAATATATTTTTTAAAAATATAGTAATTTATAAGTGATAAATAAAGCGGTTAGGACAATTTTTTAATTTTGGTAACTTTACCCTCAAAGATATGTTTACCAACTTTAAAACTAAAAACTTCGTTTGATTTTTCGGAACTTTCGGTTATTAAACCATTTTCATGTAATGCATCATTAACCGCCTCATTAATCATTTTTTTAATTAATTTATAGTCAATTCCTGACACAGAGGATTGTGGTTGTTGTTTTGGTTTTGCCGATTCAGGGATATATCCTTCTTTGTTTGCGTTCATTAATCTTGATGCTCTTTCAATCACATCATTAGATATTGTAGTACTTTGTTGTTGAGGTTGTCCAATAGGGTGTTCCATCATTAACCTTTTAATTTCATCAGGTAATTTAGAATTTTTAATTGCGTCTACTGTTGGAACCCCAACTGGCTTGGTATTTTCTCTTGGTACATTTGAAAGGTAAGGTTGTTGCGTTTGTTCTGATTCCTGTAAAAATTCTGCAGGAATATTATATTTTACATTTGGTATATCAAATGTTTCAGGTGAATTTAATTGTTGTAATGATGTGGGTGGTAATCCTCCGTTCATAGAATTTGAACTTTTAATTCCATCCGCCTTATCCATAATTGCTTTAGACAAAGCTAATTTTTCCATTAATCTATCCATATTATGTTATATTTTCTTATTCAGGTGTTTGAGGTTGAGTTGGTGGTGTTTGAGTTGGTGGTGTTTGAGGATTATTATCAAATTTAGCATTTATTATAACGCTGACCATACTTTTATCACCGTTAAAATTATAACCTGGTTTAGGTTCATTGTAAACCTCACCTGTAGGTTTGTTTGATAGTATTTTATCTAATCTAAAAAGTCTCCATCCAGGTAATGGTTGTTCTCCTTTATATCCTGTATGTGACGCTCCTTCACTGTCCCACGCTCTTAAAACTTTATTACCCGCTTTACTAACTCCTAGGCACACAGGTTCAATTTGTCTTAAACCTCTACCACCTGGTTCATCACCATCGTAATAGATAACGACAATCTTTCTACCTTTAATAGCATCAATAATACTATCTAAAGAAGCGATTTCACAAATTAGACCTTTTAATGCTCCTTGAAGTTTCATTAGAAATTAGGGTATACTTTTGACGAGTTAAATTTATTAATTTTTATTTCGTTTTTTCTTTCAACAACGTCTTCAATTGTTCCTGCGGTCGTGTTATACACATCTAAGAATGAACCAGTTCCTCTACCTAAAGAGTCTCCATCAGCAACTGCATCTTTATTAACTACAGAATATTCGTTGCCGACTTTATTATAATCATTCTTTGGGATTAATTTAGTTCTTTCTTGGTCTGCGACTGCAGTAAGTGCGTTTGGTACGTTTTGAGATAAATCTACGTTAATTTGACTAGGCATAGTTTTATATTTTTGTTATTAGTTCATTTATTCTCTTAATACTTTCATTAACCGATGGATTATATTTGTCCACCGTTTTTGAATGTTCTTGAGATGGTCTTACATTTGTAAAATCTTTTTTTTCGTGAGGGTCAATAAATTGGTTCATCATACCCGCATTCATTTTATTTGTTTTGGTGTTTTTCACATACTCTCTCATTTTTCTTAATTCATCATTAACCCAATTTTTGATTTCAACACCACCATTTAAAATAAATGAAGGTTCTTTGTGGTTACCTTTAAACGTATCAAAAAAGTTTTTAATTCTTTTTAATTGTTTATAAGTAATGAATTTTTGAGATTGAAGTTCTTTGTTTCTATTATAACCTTCAGTATTTTCATCCGCATTCTTTACCATATGAAAACATTTTTTCATATGTTCCCTTTTGTCGGACGGGAATTCTATTTCGTTATCGTATAAACTTTTATTCACCTTTTTTTATTAATTTAATTAAATCTTCTTTTGAATAACCGTTTTTTTCAACATGATTTAAAAGAGATTTTAAATTCTTTCTAATTAATAATGGTAATTCATCAATGCTTTTACCCATTTCTTTTTTACCAACTTCAGAATTATCTGAATTTTTTTTATTCATCAATATATCCTCTACAACTTTAATCATCTTTTGTTTTTGAATTTCCGATAAGGTTGCTCTTGTTACAAAATTTTTGTCTTTATAATATTTTGATTTTTTATCTTTATTACCTGTTGGGTCTTGACCTTTTTGTTTTGTTCTTTCTTTTGCTTCGTCAGGGTTCATACCCATCTTTTTAACTAAATATTTGTAAGTTTCTGCTCCGTCCATATCTTCTGTCTCTTCATAACCAAAAGCTCCCGACATATCAATTTCACTAACTTCTTCAACCGATTCACCGTAATATGTTCTATAACCACGAGAAATAGGGTCATTTGTTATTCTTGCCGCGGCAACGGTTTGGTCCATTGTTTTCATTGGGTGAAGTCTTGGGTCAAGAATTGGAACTTTAGAGTTGGATAACGCCCCGTCTAAATTTACTAATTCTTCTAAATCTTTCTTAAGACCTTTAGTTGTTTTAATTTTTTTCTCTTTGGCAACTTTCTTAAGATGGTTTTTAACCTTATCACCTTTACTTTTTTCAAAATGAATTACCTCGTCTTTTTTACGAGCTTCTGTTAAATTTTCCTCCACAGAGTAGTATAAAGAGTATTTATTACCTTTATCTCTTAGTAGAAAGTAGTATGGTGATGAATAAAATTCTGTATCTGTTGTAATCATCTCTTCTTTTTTATCTTATAAATACTAGCTCACAAGGTATTTATCATTGTAATATGGCATATCAAAATATTAATCAATATAATTTTAGAAGATTTGGTCTAAAACCTGTTAATGAAGTGACCGACTTATGTCTTGCTTCTGACGAAAAAGATTATGACCAAGAAGTTATCTTTTCACCGTTATTGATTGGTGAGGATGATGGTAATAGAATGCCATTCAGATTTGATTTTAATAGTAGTGGTACCACATTATGTCAGGTTTCACCTTGTGTTTTTAGTAGTGATACCATTGTTTCTGAAAATTATTGGAACCCAACTGATACTGACCCAAATTTTTGTCCCATAGTTACTAACTTATGTGATGTTGGACTGACAGGTATTGATAACGGGTTGGTACAGAACATGTCAGGAGAGACTATTCAAGTAACAACAGGGTTATACACAAATATTTCTGATAAATTTAGCAGATATAAGTATGATAGGAGAATGAAACTTCATCCTATCACTGGTTTTACAACAACACAAAATAGATTGTGGAATGATGGTTCATACGATTATAATTTATCGTATACAAACGCTGGTGGAGATATTGGATATGTTGCAACTTTAAATGGTGGATTCTATCAAGGATTCTACAAACTTGCTGGATATGATTATCAAGTTTTTCCTGAAAGAGTTAGTTTAGGTTGGACTGCAGAGTTCATGTTAAAATATAGATGGACTGGTAATACTTCAGTTGGTTTAAATGTTAGATACCCTGAAAATAAAGGGACATTCTTTTACATGGGGGCAAGAGCCGAAAATAAATTTTATCACTATGCCGATGGTAGCCCAAAACAAGACACAGGATATACAAGAGTTACTTCAGGTTTAACTTGTATGCACACTTGTGGATGTGCAAGTAGTGCAAATACATCATCACAATGCCTTCAAGTTTATCAACCATCAGGAGGAACAATAACAACATGTAATTGTGGATGCGCGTGTGATTGTACAACCAAAGCCCAATATCCAGAAAAAGACCCATTGTATGATGAGGTTTCAAACGCGTTGTCATTAAGATTAAGTGGGGATACTGGTAGCCCAAGATTGTGTGTTAAAACATACAGAATAACAGGAGGGTGTGAAAGTACTGGAACTTGTTTGACAGGAATAACTTATGTTACAGGAACATCGGTAACCGAATGGTGTTCAACAAGAGGAATATTTGATGATTGTTCTGGTACGACATATCAAAATGTTGAACATTGGGCTCAAATTGATGCGGTATTCCAAAGATATGAGTGGTTAGACACTTGTGACCTTTATGATAAGGGTGGATTAGGGTTGTTAGTTAAAGATGTGTATTTTGCAACAATTGAAGGTAGGAGTGTTTCATTAATTGAGCCACCAATTACACACGAACAACCTTATGACCCAGCGTCGACTGAAGTTGTTACATTTAATGACATGTGGACTGAAGAACAAAAGTATAGATTAGGTACTCTTAAGTTCTATGTTAATGGTAAGTTATTCATGGTTGCGGAAAACTTTGAAGAAATTATTCCAAGATTACTAAATGTTGAAAAAGAAAAACAAATTGGTGTTGGATATAACATTTCAATTGGTGGTGGTACCCAAGGTCTTCACGACAACTTAACTTTTTCAGGTGGATGTCCAGTTGATTTAAGCGGACTTCAATATCAACAAGACCCAGAGTGTTTAACAACTCATGATTTAGACAATACAATTTATTCAGGATTAACCACTCAAATTAGATTAGAAGAATTGTTTGGTGGTAGTATGATTGGAGATATCAGTGCATTTAGAATGTATACTGAACCATTAAATCCAGCACAAATAAAACACAATTTTAAAATATTAAAAAATAAATACAATTTATTAAATCCAGATTGTCCTAATTGTAGAATAACAATACCTGCGAATGATTTGTATTATCTATTAATTGAGTAATAAAAATGTATACAACAGATTGTAATTATTTTAGAATAACAAATTATAATAATGTCCAAGAAGGGTATTATAGATGGACGGGATGTACTGATATTATTGGTGTAACCCCTGTTGAACCCTTGCAAACAAGTTATTTTTGTGCCAAAGACATATTGGTTGAAGAATATGGGGCACCACTTAATGTTGTTTTCATTGGATTATGCCCTTCAAACACTCCTACACCAACCATAACACCTACACCTACCCCAACACCTGTAACACCTACACCTACCCCAACACCTGTAACACCTACACCTACCCCAACACCTAGCACAACACCAAACGTTATTTTTAATTATAACTTATGGAGCGGTGGTTATTATCAAAACGCTTGTGAGGCGGCAAATATGTTTGCGAATCCAGCAAATGTAACGATATACACAACAAAACCATTTGGACTTTTAGTTCCTGGTGATAACGTGTTTGGTAATTCATCGTTAACAATTCCACCAATAAACTCAAACTTCACAATATCAAATGGTTCTAGATTTATACAGATTAGTGGTACTTTGGTGTTAAATGTGGGTCTATGTTAAAAATAACGATTCAATATTTATAAAGATGGCATTAGGAGTAAGAATTTTAAGTGATAATTTAAGTGGTCAAACCACCTATGTAACATATTATCCGCAAAGTGGAGGTACCATTGATTTGGGTACTAAAGTTTTTCCATTTCCATATCTATCAAGTTATTATTACGGTACTTACGATTGTTACGTTCCAACTTATGATTATACATACACACTTACCATTCCTGAACCAACTCCAACTCCGACAAGTAGTTTAACGCCAACTATTACTCCAACACCAACTATTACACCAACTAATACAAATACTCCAACCACAACTAATACCAATACTCCAACCCCAACTAACACCGAAACTCCAACTAACACACCAACACCTTCAGTTACTATTGGATTAACGCCAAGTGAAACTCCAACTAATACACCAACTCCAACTGAAACTCCAACTAATACACCAACGCAAACATTAACACCAACAAATACTCAAACCCCTACTCAAACGCCAGCATCTGTTATACTAACTATTGAATCGTATTACTCTCCTGGTTCAATTTATGCGGGATACGGAGTAACTGCCAGTACGGTACTCAATGAGACAATTACAGTATCATTTGTTGACCAAATAGAAACTTCAACACCACCTTACGAAATACTCAATCCTGTATCAGTAACAATCCCATTTGGAGAATTGACAGGGTTTACTCAAACGGTACTATTTGACGCTTATTTAGACGCAACTCAAATTTCTAATTTCAGTGGAATTACCGTAACTCAAACAGGAACCACTTACACATATGCATTTGTAACAGGGTACACTTATAATGCAACACCAACTCCTACCCCAACTAATACAGAAACCCCAACCCAAACGCCAACACCGACACCAACATTTGAGACACAATTAATAAACCCAATATTGGTTGGTATTAACGAATATTTGAGTGTTGGTACCGATGAGTACTTAATGTTTGTTGACCCAATGCCATCGCCAACACCAACCAACACAGAAACACCAACTCAGACGCCAACTAATACTGAAACACCAACTCCAACAGTAACCGAAACCCCAACTAATACTCCAACACCTACAAACACAGAGACGCCGACTAACACACCTACGCCTACAAACACAGAGACGCCGACTAATACTCCAACAGTAACACCAACACCGACTAATACAGAGACGCCAACTAATACAGTAACACCAACACCGACTAATACAGAGACGCCAACTAATACTGTAACACCTACTAATACTGAAACTCCGACTAATACTCCAACAGTAACACCAACACCTAATATTGTATTATCAGGTCTTATTATGCAGTTAGATGCTAATAAAACTGATAGTTATCCTGGTACGGGTACAACAGTTTTTGATTTAACAGGTTCATACGATAACACTTTATCGGGTGGAGCAACATTCACAACTCTAAATGGTGTAAAATGTTTTGATTGTAGTACAGGTACTGAGTCAGTTCAGGTTAATGGTACTGGACCATCATTACCAACATCAGGTTATACATATGTTACTTGGTCAAGAATTATACCAAGCTCTTCAGGTTGGAGGTCCTTATTAAGAACAAATAATGAGTTACCAATTTTAGTTCAAGTAAATACCGATAATTTAGGGTTCTATGATAGTGTGTTTAGAGATTCAGGGTACGATGTTACACCGATTGAAGATGTGTGGACTCAATATGCGGTTGTTGGTGATAGTACATCAAGTATTTTCTATATTAACGGAACGCAGGTTGGAACGGTTGCTTATGGTGCGGGTGGAGATATTCACGTAATGTGGGGTAATAACCTTCTTGCAGGACAATCATTTGGGTATTTGGCAAATCTATATTTCTACGATAGAAAATTAAGTTTTTCTGAGATAAACCAAATGTATAATTTCTTATCCCCAAATTTTATTGAGGTAACCCCAACACCAACGGTTACACAAACACCAACTAATACAGTAACACAAACGCCAACCAACACTACAACGGTTACACCTACCACCACAACTACATCAACTCCAACACCCACATCAGCGGCAACTAATATCTTTACAGTAAGAGTTTCCGAAGTAGGACCTAATGTTGTATGGAGTGGTTCAGGTAGTTTTAATTTAAGCGCATTATCTTTAGCTAGTAGTGGAACTAATGGGTCGGCATTTCAGGCGCTTGCTGGTATTTGGGCAATCGGCCCATCCTCGTCAGTTCAACGATATGGAGGTGCGTCGTTGACTGGTTACTCAACCACTTTTGGAAACAACCTTGTTGTTCCAACCCCAATATCTTCAGGTTCAACATTTGGTGTTGTTTCTGGTGGTGTAAGTGGACGTGTAATAATAGTACCTTCAGGATATACATCAAATACAGTTATTAGTGGAACTGCAACTTATACGGGAGCAACAATTACAAGTATGGGACTAACACCTGGAACATACACATGGGCATGGGGTTCAGGGGCAAATTCAAGTTCAATTGTAATGACAATTGAAAACTCATTAGTAACACCAACTCCAACAACAACACCAACATCTACCCCCACAGTAACTCCAACTAATACACCAACAACAACCACTACTCCGACACCGACTTCAACACCTAATGCCCCTGTATCAAGTAATCTTGTATTATATTATGACCCAAGTAATTCATCAAGTTATTCAGGTAGTGGTACCACAATAAATGATTTATCGGGTAATGGTTTGAATGGAACAATGTCCAACATCACATTTACATCACCATATTTCTCATTTAATGGTACATCTTCTCAAGTCAGTGTTGCCGACAATATTTTGTTAGAACCAGGAACTGGGGATTGGACTATTGAGTTTTGGGTTAATCATTCTGTAATTACAGGGGCGAGTAGAATTTTAATTGCAAAAACTGATGGTGGTAACTCTGCGGATTGGGGTTATGGTTTAAGGACTATAGCAAATGGTGGTACATTTATGGAAATAGGTAATGGCTCGACATCAACTACAACTCCATCATCTACTTTAAGTATTAACACTTGGTATCAAGTTGTTGGTGTATGGACTAACGTTGCAAGTAATTCATTAGCCCTTTACATAAATGGTAGTTTAATTGGAAGCATTTCTCATTCGGTTACAAGTATTAAAAACACATCGTCACCTTTATATTTGGGTTCATTTAATGGTGGACAATTCTCTCAATGGTTGAATGGTAGAATGGGTGTTGTTAGAATGTATAACTCAGCACTGACAGGTTCTCAAGTATTACAAAACTTCAATGCCAATAAATCAAAATACGGATTATAAAAACATATTTATATTATAAAAAACTATGGCACTTACAGGAAAAACAATCGGCGAATTAACCGCATTAGATTATACAACAAATAACCTTTTAATTCCAGTTGAAGAGGCGGGTACGACTTATCATATCCCCTTTTCAGGTATTAACTATACTCAATCTACGTATTCAGGATTAACTATAGGGTCTAGTACTAGTAGTTTAATTGTTGGTCAATATTATTTAATGACAGATTTCCAAACTTGTTATGACCAACCAAATTATGATAATCAGGGTGTTGCAATAACAACAGGAAATTATAAAACAGGAACTACAGAACCAATTTTATTGTTGGCAATATCAGCAAATGAATTCTCACCAACTGTATATTCCACACTTTATCCTAAAGATAAAATATCATATGATTTTACTTGGAGTACCACTGAAGTAACAGGTTCACCTGCAAAAGGTAGAATTACCGAAAGAATTGATGAAAAAAATAACCGAGCAGATTACGACTTCAGAGCGGTTCAGTTTATTAGATATCAAGCATTTTTTTCTGAAGCTTATTATGGAGGTACCGTGTCAATAGATGGTTCAGGTAATGTTGTCGGAGTCGGTACTGATTTTATCAACGATTTTAGTGTTGGTCAAATTTTAGGTATATCAACAACAAACACTAACCTTATTGGTGGTTTTGCGTATTATGAAATTTTAACTGTTCCAAGTGTATCGGGTATGACAGTAACAGGTACAACCTTCTATCCCACAAGTAATAGATTTTATTCACGAGGTCTTATGGGAGGTATAAGGTCCCCATTTAAATGTAACGTACAATCAGAATCCTACACAGGATTTACCGAATATTACACATTCAACGCAAATCAAAACTTCAACACATATTTAGGTGACAATCAAAATTATAGTGACTTTATTTTGTCTAACAACGTGTTTCAGGGTGGTAATTATGAAGATATGACATTTGAAGGTAATGTTGTTGGTAACACGTTTGACAATTTTATGACCAGCACCACCTGTGCACCATTTTTCCAATATAATATTATAACCAATAATTTTGATAGAAGTACTATTGGTCCTGATTTCAAATTCAACTTTATAGAATGTGATTTTCAAGGGAATACTGTTGTTGGTAATTTTCAATATAATATGTTAGGAGACAATGACGGGCAAGATTTTGATTTTAATCAAGTAGGTTGGGGATTCCGAAACAACTTTTTTACTTTCAGTGATAGCGATTGTATCAACAATATAATTGGTAATAATTTTGTTGAAAATGTAATTCATCTTAGTTTTGCAAGAAACGTAATTGGTAATAACTTTGCGTATAATACCATAACAGGCGCTTTTGATGACAATCAAATTGGTAACGGATTTAACACTAACAACATCACACAAACATTTAGAGATAATGTACTTGGAACTGATGTATATACCAATAATTTCTACGGTAACTTTGAAAAAAATACTGGCGGACCACTCTTTTACGAAAATAATTTTTACAACATTGTTACAGAAAATAGTTTAGGTTCTAATTTCTATAGGAATACTATAGGTGATGTGAACAACATTGAAGGTTATTACTTTCAGTATAATTCATTCCAAGGGAATGTTAGTGACAATGTTATCACAGGAGCATCCCAATATAATAAAGTCGGATATGACTTTGGTAGTAATACAATAGCAACCAATTTTTCATACAACCAAATTGGTAATATCTTTATTAATAATACAATTGCAAATGATTTTGGATTCGGAGGAGGAAACTATAGAGGTAATGTAATTGGAAATGGTTTCCAAGGTAATGTTATCGGAGAATATTTCTATGATAATACAATTGGTGACCAATTTGCTAATAACGATATTGCTGATTATTTTGTTAATAATAGAACTTCTTATGGAGTGCAGGGCGTAATGTTCAGAGATTATGATTATTCAGGTAATTGTGAAAACAATAATTTCACATTTACTGGTTTAACAGGAAATTATACTCTTTCAGGTGGAACTGGTGGTAATCCAATACTTTACACAAATATACCTGTGAATGTTGTATTAGATGCTGCGGATAGTAGTCAAAAGTTAACATTCTTAAGTGGAGGAACAATTGTTGCAGAACCAATTATTGTTGTGTAATATACACAAATTATAAAATTTAAATAAATTTCAAAATAATAAACAATAATGTAGTATTTATATTTAAACAGAATTTAAGATGGCTTGTAGTAAATATACTTTAACAAATACGGGTACAACCGCGATTAACTTCAACTATAGAAGATGCGATGACTCTATGTGGGAATATCAAGTAAACCTTGACCCAAATCAAACTAAAAATATTTGGTTAATTGACGGAACTTATGATACAGCTCAAATTTTTGAGTCAAGTATTGTATTATTTGATAGTGGAGTATACCCATTAACTCCAACTCCGACAAGAACTCCAACTCAGACCCCAACTCAGACTCCAACACCAAGTGTTACGGCAACTCAAACACCAACTCAGACTCAAACTCAAACACCAACTCAGACTCAAACTCAAACACCAACTAATACTCCAACACCAAGTGTTACGGCAACTCAAACACCGACTCAAACACCGACTAATACTCAAACTCAAACACCAACTAATACTCAAACTCAAACACCAAGTGAGACTCCAACTCAAACACCAACTAATACTCAAACTCAAACACCAACTAATACTCAAACACCAACTAATACTCAAACACCAACCTCAAGTGCAACTTCAACTCCAACACCAAGTATAACACCAACTAATACTCAAACACCAACTAATACTCAAACTCAAACACCAAGTGGCACTCCAACTCCAACACCAACCCCAACACTATAATTTTTAATAAAAAAAAAACAATACCAATATATTTTAGAAACCCTTTCACATTCGTGGAGGGTTTTTTTATTTCTTTATATTTATATATAAAATAAAATTATGGCGTGTAGTAAATATACTTTGACAAATACTGGTACAACAGCGATTAACTTCAATTACAGAAGATGTGACGATTCCATGTGGGAATATCAAGTAAATCTATTACCAAATCAAACTAAAAATATTTGGTTAATTGACGGAACTTATGACGTTGCTCAAATTTTTGAGTCAAGTATCGTATTAGTTAATGACGGAGTATACCCATTAACTCCAACTCCAACAAGAACTCAAGCCCCAACCCCAACACCAAGTATAACACCTACTAATACAGTAACACCAACTGTTACTACAACTCCAACAAATACGGTTACACCAACTGTTACTACAACTCCAACAATTACACTAACACCTACCAATATTGTTAGAACTGTTCTCGCGGGAATTTGCCATGACGAAGGTGACCCAAATGGGGCCTGCGCTTGTTTACAAACAGCGACTTTATTTGTTAATGGAACAAACCTGTCCAATTCTACATTAGCTTGGTCTGACCAATTTGGGGTAAATACTGGTAATCCAGAGGGATACTATGTGGAAAATGGAATAATTTATTTGGTAAATGGAAGTTGTGGTATAGGTTGTATTACTGGCTCAACTATTTCAGTATATGGTACCTGTCCTACTCCAACACCTACTCAAACACCAACTTTAACACAAACTCCAACAAATACACCGACAAACACGGTCACACCATCAATAACTCCAACTAACACACCAACACCAAGTACTACACCAACAATTGAATACATTCAATTAGAAAATAGCACATGGACAGGATTTACACAACAAGATTTCCAAAATTGGTTAATTAGTGGTGGTACTTCACCTAATGTTAATAACAACCCTAATGCGGTTGTTACTGCGTTTAATAACACTTCAGGAGACATTACAGCAAGCGTTTTTAATGTAACTAATATTAATATTTTACAACAAACTAATTTTACAAGTATAAGTCAATTACCTGATTCGTTGGTGTCTTTAAACGCAGGTTTTGTTAACTTACCATCGTTACCGACATTATCGGCAACATCGTTAACAACATTGAAGTTGAACTATAACACCTCAATAACGTCATTACCATCATTACCTTCAACTTTAGTTACGTTAGAAATATATGGTACAACAAGTTTAACAAGTTTACCTCAACTATCAGGAACATCATTACAAAATTTATTGATGAATCTAAATACACAAATAACTTCAATACCAAACTTACCAAATACACTTACATTGTTATCTGCTGGAGGTTGTACGGTATTGTCTTCATTACCAACATTACCACAAACATTAACACTAATTGATATTAGTGATTGTGCGTTTACCCAAGCATCATTAAACAATGCTGTTACAGATTTCTTATTAGGAAGTTTACCTAAAAGTTCTTGGGATAGTTCGAATCAAACAACAGGTGACCAACCAAGCTCAGGTAACCAATCATTATTATCAAACAGTGCAAATGTTTTAAATGCGGCGTTCTAAAATCAAAACAATATATTTTAGAAAACCCTTCACCTTTGTGGAGGGTTTTTTATTTTTATGTATAAATTATATTATACATGAAAATATTCGTTCAAATAGCATCTTACAGAGACCCTCAGTTGGTTCCTACTATTAAAGACATGTTGGCAAATGCCAAAAAACCAAATAACCTTGTTATCGGTATTGCTAGACAATATAGTCCTGAAGACGGATTTGATAACTTAGATGAATATAAAAATGACAAAAGATTTAGAATCTTAGATATTCCATATCAAGATGCCAAAGGTGTATGTTGGGCAAGACACCAAGTTCAACAACTTTATAAAGGTGAAACGTACACATTACAAATTGATTCTCACATGAGATTTGTTAAGGATTGGGATGACATCCTTATCAAGATGATAAAGGGGTTACAGAAGGACGGTTATAAAAAGCCTCTACTTACGGGCTACGTTCCTTCTTTTGACCCCGAGAACGACCCAGCAGGAAGAGCAACCGATGCTTGGAGAATGGTGTTTGACCGATTCATTCCTGAAGGAGCTGTGTTCTTCTTACCTGAAACAATTCCAGGTTGGAAAGAGATGACAAAACCTGTAACTGCAAGATTCTATTCTGCTCACTTCTGTTTCACATTAGGTCAATTCTCAACCGAAGTTCAACACAATCCTGAATATTATTTCCACGGTGAAGAGATTTCAATCGCTGCAAGAGCTTACACTTGGGGTTATGATTTATTCCATCCACATATTCCTGTTGTTTATCATGAGTACACTCGTAAAGGTAGAACAAAACAATGGGATGATGATAAAACTTGGGGACAAAAAAATAGTCATTCGCACTTAACAAATAGAAAATTATTTGGTATGGATGGTGAAACTCAAGAAGGTCATGATGGTCCTTATGGTTTTGGTCCTGTTAGAAGTTTAACAGATTATGAAAAATATGCTGGTATTCTCTTTTCAAAAAGAGCAATTGACAAATATACTTTAGATAAAAATTATCCTCCTAACCCATATAATTTTGAAACAGAACAAGAATGGAGAGATAGTTTTTGTATGATGTTCAAACATTGTATTGATATCGGATATTCTCAAGTTCCTGAAACTGATTATGATTTTTGGGTTGTTGCATTCCATGGTAAAGACGATAAAACATTGTTCCGTAAAGACGCAGACAAAAATGAAATTGCAGGTTTCATGAGAGACCCTGACAAATATTGTAAGGTATGGAGAGAATTTCAAACTGATGAGTTACCTTCACATTGGGTGGTTTGGCCTCACTCAGAATCAAAAGGATGGTGTGATAGAATTACAGGTCAATTAACACATAATACCGTGAGTTAATGATATTAATTTCACATAGAGGAAATTTAAACGGTCCTAATGAGGTTAGAGAAAACTCACCATATTATATTATGGAAGCTATTGCTGAAGGATACGATGTTGAAGTTGACTTATGGTGGGTTGATGGTAAAGTTTATTTAGGACACGATGAACCACAATATGAAGTTAGTGATGAGTGGTTAGGTGAAAGAGTTGATAAATTATGGATTCATTGTAAGAATGTTGAATCTTTAAATTGGATTAGAAGTACCTCATTACATTATTTTTGGCATGAACAAGATACACTAACATTAACATCTAAAAATTATATGTGGGTATATCCTGGTAAACAACCTATAACTGGAAGTATTGCGGTTATGCCTGAAATACATAATGACGACATTTCAAAATGTTTGGGTGTATGCTCAGACTTTATAAAAAGATATAATGATTAAAACAATAATATTTGATTTAGATGGTGTATTGGTTGACGCTAAAGAAATTCATTATGAATCTTTAAATAAAGCGTTAGGTGATTATTCTATCACTTGGGATGAACATTTATCAATTTATGATGGTTTAAAAACCAATCAAAAATTAGATATGTTACATGAACGAAAAGGTTTACCTAAAGAAAAATTTAAAGAGATTTGGGACAATAAACAAACCTATACATTACAATCGTTAAGAACTTTAAAATATAACCCTGATTTGGTAACAACAATGACTATGTTGGTTAATGAAGGTTATAAATTAGCGGTATGTTCTAATAGTATTAGAAAAACTGTTTTAACTGTTTTGAGTAAGTTGGGTATTATTGAGTTTTTTGATTTAATACTTTCAAACGAAGATGTAAAAAATTCAAAACCACATCCTGAAATTTATTGGAAGGCAATATCTATGGTAGGGTGTTTACCTGAAGAAACATTAATTGTTGAGGATTCTCCTTACGGTTTATTAGCTGCGTCAAGAAGTAAGTCACATGTATTTAGAGTAAAATCTCCGATTGAGGTTACCTACATTAACATAACAAAAAAAATATTAGAAATAAAATCAGGACACAATATTATGACACCAAAATGGGAAGATAATAATTTAAATGTACTAATCCCAATGGCGGGTGCGGGTTCAAGATTTCAACAAGCAGGTTACACATTTCCAAAACCTCTTATTGATGTTCATAATAAACCAATGATTCAAGTTGTGGTTGACAATCTAAACATAAACGCAAATTACATTTATGTGGTCCAAAAATCACATCGTGAAAAATATAATTTAGATACACTCTTAAATTTAATAACCCCAAATTGTAAAATTGTTGAGGTTGATGGTATTACAGAAGGAGCAGCTTGTACTGCATTATTAGCTAAAGAATATATTAACAATAACTCGCCTTTGTTTTTTGCAAACTCAGACCAGTTTGTTGAATGGGATTCAAATGAATTCATGTATAAAATGAATGAGACTGACGCGGATGGTGGTATCGTAACTTTTAAAGCGACTCACCCTAAATGGTCTTTTGCAAAAGTAGATGACAATGGATACGTTAGTGAAGTTGCAGAAAAAAATCCAATTTCAGATAACGCAACGGTTGGTTTTTATTATTGGAAACATGGTTCAGATTTTGTAAAATACGCCGAACAAATGATTCAAAAAAATATTAGAGTCAATAATGAATTTTATGTATGTCCTGTTTTCAATCAAGCGGTAGAAGACAATAAAAAAATAAGAGTTTACGAAGTTAATAATATGTGGGGTTTAGGTACTCCAGAAGACTTAAACTTTTATTTAGAAAATAAAAAATAAATATGAAAGACATATCATTTGTAGTTTTTACCAATGAAAACTATTTTGACTTATTGTATCTAACACTGCCTTATACAATAGAAAACACAAAAGATTTAAACAAGACAATTAATGTTGTTTCAAATAAAATACCTCAACATGAAAAATTTGATGGGGTAAATTATATTGATTCAAATGTTAATTTTTCAGGTGATGGTTCACATTTTAGAGATAGTTTATTATTCGCATTAAATCAGATACCTGAAGATTATATATTATTCTTGTGTGATGATTATCTAATTAAATCACCAATAAATAAAAATAGATTTGATAACATTATTAATATTTTAGATAAAATTAATGGTGATTATTTAGCCTTGGGTACACAAAAACACATTGAAAATTTTGTGGTTAATTGGGAAAAACCAAATATAACATTATCGGAATATGGGTTTCCTGATGGATGTTTTTATAAATTTGATGTGACTGCACGACATATGTATTCAGTACAACCATGTGTTTGGAAAAAATCTTCTCTAATAGAATTATTAACCCACAACCCATCACTTACTTTACATCAACTAGATAATACCAATATCTTAAACAAGAAAGGTGAAAATAGACAATTAAGTGAGTTTTTTAATTTTTCTTTTTACGAAAACAAAGAAAACTTTTTTGATTATGGGTTCAATAATTTCTGTTACCACTATCCGCCAATCACATATCATGTAGATGAAAAACCATTATCTACAGATTTTCTATTAATTGATTATATTGAGATTGTTAGACATGGTAAATTTTTAGAAGCTAATGTTAATTCTAAAGATATACTTAATAACATTTTAAATTCAGATGAAAATATAAAACATAAACTAAAAAAATTTATAAATTAAAACTATGATGCCAGGAAATTGGGGTTATTTAGGCCCAGATGTCAAACAATACTTAACCGAAAACTTTGAACCAACATGTTCAATATTAGACATTGGTTGTGGTCACGGATTCTACATTAAACTATTAGGTGATTACTTCAAAAAATTTGATGCGGTTGAAGTTTGGGAACCTTATATTGAGGAATATAAATTAACCGAAATGTACGATAACGTATTCAACGTTAACATATTAGATTTTGAGTTTGAATATTATGACATTATTATTATGGGTGATATTCTTGAACACTTATCAAGAGAAGATGCTAAGAACCTTTTAAATAAGTTAAAAGACAAATGTAGAGAACTAATCGTTGTTGTTCCATATTATTTGCCTCAAGATGAAGTTTTTGGTAATAAATATGAAATTCACTTACAACCAGACTTGGATGACGCCATTATGGCAGAACATTATCCAATGTTAGAAATGATTAATCTTAACGGTAAAGAATTAAAAATCCCAATTGATATGGGTACTCACTATTATTACTACTGTGCATTCAAGAAAAAAAATAATTAATGAATAATAAAATCTTATTTAAATTCAGTTTTGAAAATGGATGGGGAGACACATTTTTAAGTGTGTTTGATATTGTTAATTGTGTTGATTTTTTAAAAAATCAATACACAAATTTTCAATTCATTTTACTTATAAATGATAAGTACAATGTTAAAACTTTAGAGGAAGTATTAAATATTGATTTTTTCAATGAGTTTTTTGATGAATTTAAAATTTTAAATAAAGATAATTTATTTGTATCCGTAAATGGGTTTTCAACATACGGTGATATTGAATATAAGAGATTGTATTCAGGTAGGAATAATGACGTATTCAATGACACTAACGGAATTTTTGATGTGTATGTGCCAACAAGTAACTATGATGAGGTTAAAAATTTAAACATACCATTTATTGATTTTACATTTAACGATAATGACGACAGAGCAAAAGATTTTGATGTCTTTAATAAAGATATTGTAAATAATGTAAATAAATTTATTTCCGATAATTTTGAAGAAGATTTTGAATCTATATATTATCGCTCGTTACCTCCCCTCAACTCTGAACGAATTTTGAATTTTAAAAACCGTTTAGTTGAAACTTTAAACCCAAACAAAAAATATTTTATATGTTCAAATTCTAGTTTTGTGAAAAAAGTATTTTCAGAAACTAATTTAGATATTAAAATGTATCGTGATTTAGAAAATCATAGCCCAAATTATATATCAACTGGATTTGTTAGGTTTGGACAAACTATTGATGAAGCATTGTATGTTGTTGGGGAATTAATAATATTAAGTAAATGTAAAAACATATACTATTGTGGAGATATGAGTTATACAAGTTTATTTAATTGGTATCCTATAAACATAAAAAAAGTTAAACTAACAAATATTGTAATATGAAAATAATAATAACAACTTTAAGCTTTGGTGAAAATTACACTAAAGATTACACACTACGAATGATTGAAGATGTTTTATCTTTAACTGATATTGAAATGTACATAACTACTGATTGTAGACATTTAATTGAAGAAAAATATGGTAATTCAGATAGAATCAAATATAACGAAATTAAACGTGAAGATTTAAAAGTTTCGTTACCTATTGGACCAAATAAAGGTGCTCGTGATTTTAATTTTAACATGAGATATTTGTGTTTAGACCATGTAAAAAATATTGATGACGCAATCATTATTTTTACGGATTGTGATAATTCTTTTGACTGGTGGGATAAAGAACAAGTTTTAAACTTTGTTAAAACAAATTTTGAAAATGGTTATGATTATTTTGCACCAAGAACAGGACTCAAGTTTAAAAATTTGATATCAAAATACAACACATTTTGTAAGAAAAATCCACACACCGACTCATTAGATTATGATTTGTGTACACTTGCATGGCATAAATTATTTAACTATGATTTGGTGGATACAAATATCAATCAAGTTGTTGAAGGTGAGAACCACAAGTGGGGTGAAGCATCATTTCCTTCAGAATATCTTATAATCTTTTATAACAATAACGGTAAATTAAATAAAATGGTAGAACAATGGAAATGGTTTTATGATTATTTAAATAACAAAGATTATACTTTTGGTACTTGGGCAGAAGGTTTTGAAATTGGAGTATCAGCATTAACCGCAGGATTTAAAGATTTAGATATTTCGTATTCTCATCCTATATGGAGTAAAGTTTTTACACCTAATGGATATAAAACAGGACCTAGAGCAGGTACGGTACACGCAACTGAAAAATAATGGACAAATTAATCATATCGTACGAACAAGGATATAATAATTGGTATGTTAGTGAATTTTACAAATATTTTCATAAACAATTATCTGAAATAACAAATATCCAATTTGAGTATGTTTCTTTACGTGATTTATCTCACAGATTTGGTAAAACATTAAACAATCAAACAGGTAATATTTTTAATTGGTATAACCTTGTAATTTACAATCAAACTACTGATAAATTTTTTGTACATAGTTGGTATGACTATGCACCTGAAATATTAAAATATTCTGTAACTAATAATTTTAATGTTGTTAAATTTTCTTGCGTTTCTAATTTAACCGATTCAATCATTGATGAGTATAAAGATAAAATTATTGTACAACCTTCAGTATATTACGTTGAAAATTGGAAAGACATTGAATACATAATTTCAACTGAATCTCAATCAATTAAAGACAACAAAGCATATTTTAACGGGTTGAATCACGGTATTAGGGAAAATGTTTTAAATTCATTATCAAATAATTCGTTTTTTAATATTAGAACAAAAGGTAACCCTGAACATTTTAGACAAAAGAAAGACTATTATGATGAAGTTTCTAAACACAGATTTGGGCTAAGTTTAAATGGCGCTGCAAACATTTGTTATAGAGACTTGGAATTATTTGGCCTCGGGGTTTTAAACTTGAGACAACCTCTTAATTCTAAAACCTATGAACCAATTATAAAGGATGTTCATTATGTTGAATTTATAAATGATGATTTGGTACAAAAAATTTTATCTAAAGAAAACGTTGATTCAATAATTGATGAAAAAGTTAATGAGATTTTAGAGTTTAGTATGACTAACCAATATAATGATATGATTCAGGAATCAAAAAGATGGTTTATTAATAATTGTCTACCTGAGAATCAATTTAAAACAATCGTTTCTTTTCTTGACGATTTTAATATTTTTTTATAAAACATATATACAATAATTTATGGGAATAACATTAGTAACAGGACTTTGGAATATTAAAAGAGACGGACTTACTCAAGGGTGGTCTCGTTCATTTCAACACTATTTAAATAAATTTGAAGAACTTTTAAAAGTTGATAATCCAATGATTATTTTTGGTGATTCTGAATTAGAATCATTTGTTTTTGAAAGAAGAAGTCGTGAAAATACTTTATTTGTTAATAGAAGTCAAGAATGGTTTAAAAATGAATTTTACAATAAAATTCAAGAAATAAGAACCAACCCTGATTGGTATAATTTGGCGGGGTGGTTATCAGAATCAACACAGGCAAAATTAGAGATGTATAACCCTTTAGTAATGTCTAAAATGTTTCTATTAAACGATGCAAGAATCATGGACCCATTTGATTCTGAAATGATGTTTTGGATAGACGCAGGTCTAACTAATACGGTTCATCCTGGATATTTTACACATGATAAAGTTTTAAATAACTTATCTAAATATATTTCAAAATTTTCTTTTGTTTGTTTTCCATATGAAGCAGAAAACGAAATACATGGATTTGAATTTAATAAGTTGAATTCAATTGCAGGAGCAAAAGTTAATAAAGTTGCCAGAGGTGGATTTTTTGGTGGTCCAAAACATAGTATTAGCGATATTAATGGTATCTATTATAATTTTCTAAAAACTACATTAGATGAAAATTATATGGGAACTGAAGAATCAATTTTTAGTATAATGTGTTACACTCATTCGGATTTAATTAATTATTTTGAAATTGAATCTAATGGGTTATTTGGTAAATTTTTTGAAGACTTAAAGAATAATGAATTAAAACCTAAATCTGAAAGTACTATCAAAGTAGAAAATACTTTAGATACGAACAAAGTTGGTTTATACGTTATAACATTTAATAGTCCTAATCAATTCAGAACTTTAATTGATTCTATGAATGCATACGATAAGGATTATATTTCTAAAACAAAAAAATTCTTATTAGATAATTCAAGTGATTTGTCAACCACTGAGGAATATTTGAAATTATGTGAAGAGTATGGTTTTGAACATATTAAAAAAGATAATTTAGGTATTTGTGGTGGTCGTCAATGGATTGCCGAACATTTTCAAAATGAAACTGATTTAGATTTTTACTTATTTTTTGAAGATGACATGTTCTTTTATCCACATGAATGTAAGGTGTGTCGTAATGGGTTTAATAGATATGTTCCAAACTTATATTCAAAAACACTACAGATTGTTAAAAAAGAAAACTTTGATTTTTTAAAACTTAACTATAGTGAATTCTTTGGTGATAACGGTACCCAATGGTCTTGGTACAACGTTCCACAAAATGTTAGACAAAAATATTGGCCAGGTAAAAATAGATTACCTGAACAAGGGTTAGACCCAAATGCTCCAAGAGCTGTTTATGATTCTGTTAACACATATCAAGGGGTACCATATGTGACAGGTGAAGTTTATTATTGTAATTGGCCTCAGATTGTAAGCAGAACAGGTAATCAAAAAATGTTTTTAGATACAACTTGGGCTCACCCGTTTGAACAAACATGGATGAGTCACATGTATCAGTTAGTTAAAAAAGGTGAATTACATCCTGGGTTATTACTTATGACCCCAACTGAACATGATAGGTTTGACCATTATGAAAGAAGTTTAAGAAAAGAGTCATAACAATATATTTATTGTTATGGAATTTTACATAAAACAAAACGCAACTCTTCCTGTATTAAAAATGCAGGTTGTTAAAGATGGTAGAGCGGGATTTCTACAACTAATGGAAGATTTAGCGGTTTCTACAATCTATTTCACAATGATAGATGTGGAGACAGGAATTCCTAAAATAGTTTCCGCACCATGCGGTATCGTACCTTTAATATTACCTATTGGTGCCGCTCCCGAATATTACGTATATTTTCAATTCACCGCAAGGGATACAAATACACCAGGTAGATATCAAGGTCAATTCTTAATTAGGAATGACGAAGGTAATTTAATTCTTCCAATTAGAGAAGAACTATATATTAATATCCAAGAAAGTTTTATTTCAGAAACCGCGTGTTGTTAATTTGATTACTAAGTTTTTTATTTTATATTTGCATTAGAAGGTAAATTTCACGATGGTGTGAAAGCTAATGAACCAACTGTTTAAAATATGATATCAAACGAAGAAATTGAATCGTTCTTGCACGGGAATGACCCTGAAGAATTTATAGTCGCAATCGAATACGATTATCGCGAAAACTGCATTTACAAAATTAAAGAGATTCCTGGTAAAGGAAAAGAAATCCGTAAGGACACATTTACACCATTTGCTTGGGTAGGTGACCTACGTGGTATTAACTTTTACGGTAACTCAAAAGCCGCTCAGAAAGAAGCCATGACCAAACATGGTATTATGATTGACAAGTTGGAAACCCATGGTAATGAAAGATTACAGAATGGTATGACTTTCATGGTTAAATCACTCAAAGGATATAGAGAACTTATTCAGTTCTTTAGAGAGGGTGGTTGTGACCCATGGGGTGAAAAGACCAAAGACAAAATAATGATTCTACCTCCTGTAGAACAATATCTTATTTCAAAAGAAAAACGTTTATTTAAAGGATTTGAAAACTATGACGAGGTAACCAGACTTGTATATGACTTGGAGACGACCGCTCTTGAACCAAAGGACGGTCGTATCTTCATGATTGGAATTAAAACAAATAAAGGATATCACCGAGTTATTGAGTGTATGGATGAAGCAGAAGAAAAAAATGCCATCATTGAATTCTTTAAAGTTATTAACGAATTAAAACCAAGTATTATTGGTGGTTATAACTCAGCAAACTTTGACTGGCATTGGATTTTTGAGAGATGTAACATATTGGGAATTGACCCAAAAAAAATATGTAGGTCATTACACCCCGACCATTCATTTACAAGAAAAGATAGTATGTTGAAACTCGCAAATGAGGTTGAGACATTTACTCAAACTTCTATTTGGGGTTACAATGTAATTGATATTATCCACGCTGTTCGTAGAGCTCAGGCAATCAACTCAAGTATTAAGGCTGCGGGTTTGAAATACATTACCCAATACATTAATGCTGAAGCACCTGACCGTGTATATATTGACCACTTGGATATCGGACCATTCTATGCAAAGAAGGAAGAGTTTTGGTTAAACACTCAAAATGGAAAGTATAAAAAAGTTGGTGCCGATTCTAAGATTGACGAAGCGTGTTCAAAGCGTTCTGATGTTTATAACAAGATTACGGGTGACAAGTTGGTTGAGATGTATCTTGACGATGACTTGGATGAAACCCTGAAGGTTGACCAAGAGTTCAACCAAGGTTCATTCTTGTTGGCGGCGATGATTCCAACAACATATGAAAGGGTTTCAACCATGGGTACCGCAACATTATGGAAAATGTTAATGTTGGCTTGGTCATACAAACATGGACTTGCCATTCCCGCGAAACAAGGTAAGACAGACTTCGTAGGAGGTCTTTCAAGACTACTTAAGGTTGGTTACTCTAAAGATGTACTTAAGCTCGACTTCTCGTCTCTATACCCCTCTATTCAGTTGGTACACGATGTATTTCCTGATTGTGATGTTACAGGTGCGATGAAAGGAATGTTAAAGTATTTCCGTGATACTCGTATCAAATACAAACAACTTGCGGAACAATACTATGAAACAGACCGTAAGAAATCTGAATCATATGGTAACAAACAATTACCTATTAAAATCTTTATTAACTCCATGTTCGGTGCGTTGTCAGCCCCACAGGTTTATGCTTGGGGTGATATGTACATGGGAGAACAAATTACTTGTACAGGTAGGCAATACCTTCGTCAAATGATTAAATTCTTCATGACTAAAGGTTATGTTCCTTTGGTAATGGACACGGACGGTGTGAACTTTTCAACTCCGTCTGATGCAAAAGACAGAGTTTATGTTGGTCGTGGTTTGAATTGGAAAGTTAAATTGGGTAAAGAATATTATGGCCCTGAAGCAGATGTTGCAGAGTATAACGATATCTTCATGAGAGGTGAAATGGCTCTTGATACGGATGGGGTTTGGCCTTCGTGTATTAACTTAGCTCGTAAGAACTATGCGGTTATGGATGCGAAAGGTAAAATCAAATTGACAGGTAATAGTATCAAATCAAAGAAACTTCCACTTTATATTGAGGAGTTTTTGGACAAGGGAGTTAAGATGTTGCTTCAGGGTGACGGTAAAGCATTTGTGGAATACTACTACGAATACTTACAAAAGATTTTTGACAAACGTGTTCCATTAAGTAAAATTGCTCAAAGAGCTAAGGTTAAGTTAACCATGGATGATTATAAAAAACGTCTAACCGAAAAAACCAAAGCGGGTAATAGTATGAGTCGTATGGCCCATATGGAACTTGCGTTAGCTGCAAATCTGAATGTAAGTTTGGGTGATGTAATTATGTATGTTAACAATGGTATTAAAGCATCTCATGGTGACGTTCAAAAGAAAGGTGATGGAGTTCAAATCAACTGTTATATGTTGGATAAAGATATTTTGGACAATGACCCTAACCTAACTGGCGACTATAATGTACCAAGAGCGATTACTACATTCAATAAAAGAATTGAGCCGTTATTGGTTTGTTTTAAAGATGAGGTTAGAAATGGTTTGATTGTTAATGACCCTGAACAAAGAGGTATCTTTACAACCGCACAGTGCGAACTAATTAATGGTCAACCATTTGAAGATGGAGACCAAGATAAATTGGAAGATGTATTAACAATTACTGACGCTGAAATGTCATATTGGGAAAAACGAGGTTTGAAACCTGATTATATGTATGACTTAGCAGAAGAAGGTTGGCAAGAAAAATTAGGAATTCTTGAGGCCGTCTGAAGATAAAATATACCAATTACCACTGCAGAATCTAAATTCAATACAAGAGTATTTGTCGGCTACAAGTTCATCATAGTCCTCATCAATTTTACCAATATCTGGTTTAATTGTTAGTCTTGTCATTGATTTTACCACAACGTGGTCGGTTGTTTTAGAATCTAAAATAACTGTAGATTCTGCAACATTTCTAATGATAATACATTCTTCACCATTAGTTCTGTATTCTCTTTCAGATACAATTGAAATCTCTGATGTTTCTAATATTTCCCCGTTAATTAATCTTGTAGATGGGATTGTTTTTATAATTGCCATAATATTAAATTACATATATTTGACGAGGCATTGCTCGGAACTTCATTTGTTTATTTAAGTTCTCGGCAATTAAGGCTTCTCGTTCCATAACTTTCTCAGGTCTTAATCTTGTTAACCAACCTTCAGCACCTGTAAGTTCTTCTATTAATTTTGTTTTTTCATCCTTACCTTCGGTCAACAAACTTGTGTAGTCCATGGTTAATTCTGAATCGGGAACTTTTAAGTTTCCACTATATTTTCCTCTAACTCTACCTAATGTTTCTTTAACATAAGCGGTAAACCATCTTCTAACCCATTGTTGTGCAGGTACGTTTAAGTCAGACCAAGTAAGTTCTTCTAATGGAACATCATTTGGTGATTTAATTACATCAGGATTATTTTTTAAACAGTCAGCTCTACTATCAGGTGTTACATCGTAATACCAATACCAAACAGCCTTACCAACATATTGACTATAATTTCCCCAGTTAAAACTATTACCAGGCGCATTGTATAATTGTAAATCTTTTTTACCGTCAGGTAATGCGGTAATTCTATAAGTTAAAGAACCACCAAGGATTCTGTTTAAGATATTCGCTTCTTGCATTCTTATTAGATAGTCAAAACCTGACATCATAAAATAAGAACCTTGGTATCCCATTTGAGCAAAACCCGCTTCGTTGGCACCAAGACCTACACCACCAAATCCACCAATACCACCCATACCAAATGCGGTAATAGGTTGATTGCTAAACCATAATACTTCATTAATTTCACGACCAGCTGGTATCTCGTAGTTTTGTTTGTTTTCTTCAAGAATGATATAATCTTTCTTTAATACCCAAGGACCTTCGGCTTGAAGTCCTACAATTTTTGAATATGAATATGAAAATTGTTGTTCAAAATCCATCGTTCTTGTAATCAATGCTCTTGATACAGACTTTTCTGTCATATTCAAGTTAACTAAGTTAACCCATTGACTATCAATCAACCAATTTAAAATGTATTGTTCATAGTCTTGAATTGAAAGTTCCATTAAAGAATCCATCATTTCATCTTCAATTTCAACACTTCTAATTGGTGCCCCCAATAAGTGCTTAACTCTTGTATAAATTTTTGACCTTTCTGGTTCTGGAATAACTGCCATATCTAATAAATATCAATTAGTTTATTATTGTATATTATACATTAGTGAATCTAATGGGAACACAAAATTACCTCTAACAATTTTTGGTTTTTTATTAAAAATTAAAACATTCTTACCTTTTTGGAAAATCATTAAATCTGTGTTATAAATTTTAACACTTGCGGTTCCTTCTAAAGTAATACCATCTTCACCAATCATCATGGTTCTAAATGGTTTAATTTGACCAGTTAAAACTTGGTCATCTTTTGTTATTTCCAAATCGACCCCTTGAATTGCATCTTTTTTATTACCTAGCTCACCAATAACCTCAATTTTAACATCTTTACCAAAATGTCGTTTAAGAATTGATGCGGTTATTTCTTCTCTTTTAGAACCTGCCTTATCTTTTTCAGTTAAAGTTCTTAATAAGTTGTGAAGAGTTGAACTATCTTTATCAAAGATTCTATACTTAAAGTGGTCAATTGCTTTAACAAATCTTACAACTTCTTTTTTCTGTTCAGCGGGTGTTTTTCCTAAAAACTTAATTGGTTCTTTGCCAGGAATTTTTGTAATAACCTGATTCAAATCTTTTAATAAGATACAAAAAGAAGTATAGTTTGTGTTTAACTTATTAATAACTGACCTACCAGGACCCTCAAGATTGTAAACACCAGGTAATTGGTCGTTTTCAGGGTTTGTGATATAATTTTCAGGAAATACATCTTTCATGATTTTGTTGATACCATTCATGTAAGTCCATTTAACATCTGAATTTACGTTAAACAACATTCTGTAGAATTCATTTTCAGATTGAGAACACATTTCAGATTTACCTTCACTTAAGATTTGTTTCATCTTTGTTGATTCGGTAAGTTTTGTCTCAACTCTCATTTCATACATCTTGGTTACAAAATCCCAATTAACAACTTTCCAAAAGTTTGTGATATATTCGTCTCTTTTGTTTCTATACTTTAGATAATAAGCGTGTTCCCACAAATCTAATCCAAGTAAAGGAAACCCACCATTTTCAATCACATTCATTAATGGATTGTCTTGGTTCGGAGTTGACATAATTTTTAATGTGTTTCTTGATGTTAATACTAACCACACCCAACCTGAACCAAAACGGTCTTTGGCTTGTTTTTCAAATTCTTTTTTAAAGTTTGTGAAAGTCCCCCACTGTTTGGTTATCTTTTTATAAAGTTCACCATCTAATTTTTTTGGGTCGGGGGTTAACATGTTCCAAAACAATGCGTGGTTAAATGCCCCACCTGCGTTGTTTCTTATTGTCTTATCAAAACGACTTATGGTCTTAATAATTTTTTCTAAATCTAAATCTCCGTATTTCTTTTTAGACAATGCGTCGTTTAGTTTATCCACGTACCCTTTATAATGTTTATTATAATGAAAGTTCATCGTCTCTGGGTCAATAAACTGTTTGAGGGCTGTATAGGAGTAAGGTAATTTTTCTATTCCTATTTTTTTCATTTCGGTAATCAACAACTCTTTTTCTTGGTTAACGTGGTTTTCAAGTATTTGTGTTTCTAGTTGTTGGATTTTCTCTTGTGTTTTTTTCATAATTTTGGATTATCCGTTATATATAAATAATCCGTAGTTGCCTAATTTCGCAGATTATTAATTCTTTGTAGAATTTCTTCTGCTGCGTCGGCTGGATGATGATTATCACCCATCACCGTGGCAATCACTTGTTTTTTACTGTTTAGGATATCGTATATAATTCCTTCTATTGTATTTTCAAAGATTGGATAATAGACTAACACATTATTTTTTTGACCGTAACGATATGCTCGGTCTTCTGCTTGTGCGTGGTCTGATGGTAAAAATGACAGGTCATTCATGATAACCGCTTCCGCAGAGGTTAATGTAATCCCGACTCCTGCGGCTTTAATATTACCAACAAAAACTTTAACTTTTGGGTTGTCTTGAAATTGGTCAACTGAATGTTGACGTTCAGGTTTAGACATTGAGCCGTCAAGTTTAACCGCAGCCTTTCCAAAATGTTCGGTAATTTTATTTAATGAATCGGTAAAGTTACAGAATATAATGACTTTTTTATCTTGTTCTAAAATATTTTCAGCAAGTTCAATTGTTTGAGCAATTTTTTCGTCTGCAATAATTTGTCTAACTTTTGTTAGTTTTGAGAATTGAACTGTAAGTGATTTTGACTCTTCAGGGTTTTTGTCGTACCAATCGTAGTATTCACCCATTACCTCTTCATATTGTTTTGATTTTAGTCTAAGGTAGACTGGTGTAATAATCTTGTCTGGTAGGTCAAGAACATTTTCTTTTAATCTTCTTAAAGTTAACCCTAATGTTCGGTCTCTTAATTCCTCTAAGTTTGAAGCACCAGTTACGTTCCAAACCTTTCTCCCACCAACATTAAATTGATAACCCTGACAATATCTAATTGCATATGCCATCCAATTCTTTGCAACAGGTGAATCAATTAAACTTAATAGATTGAAATAATCAATTGGTCGTGATGTCATTGGTGTTCCCGTTAACAACCACAATCTATCGGTTTTTTTAACAATGTCGTTAATTAATTTTGTTCTTTGTGCTGTAGCATTCTTAATATAGTGTGCCTCATCAACAATGACCAAATCAAAATTGGAAGCAAGAATTTGCGACTCATCTTTCTTTTTAGTGTCATGGAAGTTTTTAATAATATCGTAGTTTATGATAACAAAATCTGCTTCGGTACTAAAATTTTTACTTTCGGCAATGAATACGGTTTTATCTGAATAGTTTTCAATTTCACGTTTCCAGTTAATTTTTAAAGTTGCTGGACAAATAATTAAAGTCTTTTTAGAACCTGCTTCTAATGCCGCAATAATTGTTGAAGTTGTTTTACCAAGACCCATATCATCCGCCAAGATAAACTTTTTATTTTCAACTAATTTTTGTATTGCTTCTTTTTGATGTTCAAGTGGTGGACGATGAGAGTATTTTGAATAATCAATTACAACATCTTTAACAGAGTTGTCTTTTATAATTGCAGCTTTTGGTAACCAAAAATCATGAAACTCTTCACCATCAAAAACTTTACCCCAAATGTGATACGCCTTTTCTTTATCCGCCAATAACTTTTCAACCCAAACTTTTTGTGGAATTTCTGTGTATAGTTTATCGTCAGCCAATTTCTGAGCAAAATAGGCATCAAGAATCACCCACTTCTTGGCAACCTTTGGTTGCTTGTCGTGGAATGATATAATATATTCCGATTGGCTTCTTGTAGGATAGAATTTTTTGTTAATCTGTGATTTACGTTTTAATTCTAAAAGATAGTTATTACCACCATCATATGTCTCAAGAATCGCCATCGCTTTTGACTCCAAACTTATTTCCATTCTTTTTTAATAAAAGTTTGTATTAAATATAGTTGAAGTTTGAGTATTTATCAATATATGCAGAAATTAGTTCCAATTACAAGATTAGGTAAGTTCTTTGGCGGAGAGGATTACGCCTTGGACACTAGTATGGGTCAAGAGTGGTTAGAAGGTGATATGAATTTTACCGTAGTTCTATACCGTATTGACCGATATAAGACGAAGACCGATAGTGTATATGGTGAAGTTTTAGAAGATGGAGTACAATTCTTGGCACCTGTTGAATTAAAAGGTCTTGTCCAAGTTATGGCACCAACCAATAAATTATTGGGTAATTCTAAAGTTGAACAACAAGAGCCAGGTAATATGAAATTTTCACTTTATCAAAAACAGCTTGATGACTTGGGTGTTGAAATATTCATGGGGGATTATCTTGGTTACTATGAAACGGAAGACCGAGTTAGATATTATACTGTTAGTGATGATGGATACGTAAGGTCTGACAATAAACATACATATGCGGGATACAAACCATTCTATAGAACGGTTGTTGCAACATATGTTAGTGAAAACGAATTTAGAGGAATTTAATGAAAGTTGTAATCACCGAATCACAATTTGATTCTTTATTTATCGGTAAAAAAGTTATGGTGTATTATAATTTACACAAACATACTTTTTCTGTTACCTACGATAATAAAGTTATTATGCATGCAGACTATGTTAAATTGGGTGATGTTGAATTTAGAGTTAGGAAAGGTGGTAAAGAGAGGGTTCGTTCTGAAAAATCAAAAAATGTTCACGCATTTGTAATTGGAAAATTATTAGACTATTGTGAATATCCTTGTGATGAAATGCCATCACCATCATCAGATAAAGTTGTAACATATAATCCATATAAACACGATACATTTGTATTTAAGGATACAGAAGAACCTGTTTATCGTGCACAAGAAGTTGATATGATAAATGCAAAAAATAAACTATTTGTTGTAAAATAAAATAATGCCATTACCTAAAACCATAGTTAAGCCAACCTTACCTTTAGTACCAAAAAAAGTTTTATCTGAAAGAAGAGAACAACTTTTAGAATATATTAAAGAAGACGGAACTTATTTACCTAAGTCAGTATTACATGCCGATTTGGATAGGGGTATGTTGGATTTTGTTAAAACAGAACTTGAAGTTGTTACTGCGGGTAAAATTGTCCCTATGTTGGATGTTATTATTACAACACAAAATTGGTCACAATATTTAGAGACGTGGAAATTTGTTGATTTGGATTATAATCCTTCTCCACCATTTATAACGGTAGTTAGACAACCTGAAGTTAAGTATGGTACAAACCCATCACTTCAATATACAATTCCAAATAGAAAACAGTTTTATTATGCATCCGTTCCGACTTGGAATGGAAATGAACAAGGTATGGACATTTATACAATACCTCAACCTGTTCCTGTTGATATTAAATATGGTGTTAAAATCATTTGTAATAGAATGAGAGAACTCAATCAACTTAATAAAATTGTTATGCAAACATTCTCATCAAGACAAGCATATACCTTTATTAAAGGACAGTACGTTCCAATTATTTTAGACAACGTTTCAGACGAATCTCAAATGACCATGGATGCAAGAAAGTACTATGTTCAGAATTATGATTTTACAATGTTGGGTTATCTAATTGATGAAGATGAGTTTGAGGTTAAACCTGCAATTCAAAGAATTACTCAATTATTTGAAATAGACACTACAACAAGAAGACAAAAAATTAATAAGTTTCCAAAAAACCCTGATGAGTTTCCAACTGAATTTCTTTTTGTTTCAGGTAATACAACACTAATTGATATGATTGACTTTACAGCAAATATGTCTCTTGTGGGAACAGATAATATTGACACATATGATGTCTACATTAATGACGACTATTATGGTAGTGATGTTTCAGTTATTCAAATTACAACTAATGACATTTTAAGAATTGAGGTAACAAAACTTGATATCACAAAAGAATCTAAAATAACTTTTGATAATAAGTTAGTTTAATCTTCCCCGTAAATATCTTTTTTTTCTTTACACTTTTCAATAATTAAATTTTCTAAAAATTTATAAATCTTAATTCCCCTCTTATCACAGTACTTTTTCAGTATATCATGTGATTCAGGGGATATTTTTATATTCTTGATTTCTTTCTTTGTTTTCATGGTGAGAAAAAAGGTAGAATTAATTCCTACCGTTTATAAATACTTACCTAAAAGTAAAGTTTTTTCATATAATAATGAATATTTATCTATAAAATAAATCTGTAACAGAATAATTTAATAATGGCAACAGCACAAGCAAATCAAAAAGTATTCGTATCACCAGGCGTATACACATCTGAAACCGACTTATCTTTCGTAGCCCAAAGTGTGGGTGTAACGACTTTAGGTCTTGTTGGAGAAACTATAAAAGGTCCAGCATTCGAACCAGTATTCATAACCAATTATGATGAGTTCCAAGCTTATTTCGGGGGAACAGAACCCGTTAAGTTTTACAACACTCAAATACCAAAGTATGAAGCTGCTTATATCGCTAAATCATATTTACAACAATCTAACCAATTGTTTGTTACCAGAGTTTTAGGTTTATCAGGTTATGACGCGGGTCCATCATGGTCTCTTAATGTTACTGCCAACGTAGACCCAACAACTATTGGTAATCCATCTGTTGGTGTATCATTTACTGCAACATTTACAGGTACTTCAACAGGTAATACTGTTACATTTACAAACCTTTCTCAACTTCCTGTTGAGGTTCAAACGAATTTAAATGTACAATATAGATTACAAGACGGTACAACATCAACATTACAAGATGATTTTAATACTTACTTAGGTAATATTATTGATATCCCATCAACATCAGCAACAACTGCGGTTATTTATGGTGCAATACCCGAAACTGATTACCAAATTTTAGTTGGGACATACACTACAGATTATAGTCCATATGGGTGTGAAAATAATTTTACACAAAACGAATTAACTGAAGGTGCTAACGATTCTTGGTATTATGCTAACTTTGAATTTGAAAACAATAACTCATTAACGGGTAATTATACAGGTTATTCATTCTATTATACTGTTTCTAATTTAGTTTCAGGTGCATCTGGTGCATTTACAGGAACTGTTGTTGGTAATTCATATACCTTTACTGGTACTGCGTTTTCAGAATTTAACAACATGGTTGTCGGAACTATTCGTTCTAGAGGAATTTCTCTTTTTGATAATAGTAGTGCTAGTGAAAACCACGGTCCTGTTTATCAAGTAAGTGGTCTTACAGATTTACAATTAGTATGCACTGGTCAATATTCGGGTATTACAAAATCACCTTACGCAACTTTCTTATTATCAGGAGTGACAAGAGAATCAAATACATTCTCATTTGAAACTTCATTATTAGCATCATCGGCAAAATATATTACTAAAGTATTTGGTGTTGATAATTTTGGTAAATCAAGATTTGAGGTTCCGATTTATGTTGAAGAATCGTATCAAGCATCTTTAAATTATGCTTACAATCAAGGTTATATTCGTGGATTATCATGTGATTTAATTGCGTTACCTGACGCTAGAAGTGAAAGTAGCTCATCAATCGCTTATAACTTAGAACAATATCAATCACCAGAAACACCTTATTTAGTTTCAGAATTAAGAGGTAATAAAGTTTACAAATTATTCAAATTTATTTCAATATCTGATGGTGATTCGGCGAATACTGAAATTAAAGTGTCTATTGCTAACTTATCCTATAATAATATGTCATTTGATGTATTAGTTAGAAATTTCTTTGATACTGACGCAAACCCTGTTGTAATTGAAAAATTCACAAATTGTAATATGGACCCAGCAACAAATAATTTTGTGGCTAAAAAAATAGGTTCATCTAACGGTGAGTTTGCATTAATTTCAAAATATATTATGGTTGAAATGGCTGACGAGGCACCAATAGATGCATTACCTTGTGGTTTTTATGGTTATACTCAAAGAGAATATGATGATTACACTCTTTACCCATCACCATATCCTAAATTTAAAACAAAATATTATTTTCCTGGTGAAGTTATTGCTAACCCACCATTTGGTACACCAACAGGAGGTTCAAATTCTATTGAGTCTGCGGGAGATATTGTTAGAAGAAGTTATTTAGGGTTTTCAAGTGAATTTGGTATTGACGAATCTTTCTTAACATATAAAGGTAAAAAAACTCCATCAAATTGGATTTCAAATCCTTTAGCGGTTGCTCAACCTTGGAATGTATTAAGTAAAGGGTTCCACATGGACTCAGGAGCAACTGTTGTTACAATTGGTAATCTTTCGGTTGACAGTGGTCAAACCGCATTTGAATGTGGTGTTGCTGAATTCAGAGAAGACCCTGGAACTCAAGATAACCCATACTACTTTATCTACTCAAGAAAATATACAGTATGTTTTGCAGGTGGATTTGACGGATGGGACATTTATAGAGAGTGGAGAACTAACCAAGATAGATTCCAATTAGGTGCTTCGGGTTATTTGGCAGGTGCTTCAGCATCTTCAAGATACCCAACCGCAACAGGTGACGGTTTGTTTAAAAGAATTGTAATTCAAAATAACACACAAGACTTTGCAAATACTGACTACTACGCGTACTTACTTGGTATCTTGACCTTTGCTAACCCCGAATCTACAAACATTAACGTTTTTGCAACAACTGCGATTGATTATGTTAATAACTCAAACTTAGTAGAAGAAGCAATTGACATGGTACAATTCTCAAGAGCTGACTCAGTTTATATCTGTACAACTCCTGACTATCAAATGTATACACCAGACTCAACTAACCCACAAGATATCATTTACTCACAAGAAGCGGTTGATAACTTGGATAACACAGGAATTGATTCTAACTATACCGCAACTTATTACCCTTGGATTTTAACAAGAGATACAGTAAATAATACTCAAATTTACTTACCACCAACAGGTGAGGTTTGTAGAAACTTAGCATTAACTGATAACATTTCATTCCCTTGGTTCGCATCAGCGGGTTACACAAGAGGTCTTGTAAACTCAATCAAAGCTAGACAAAAACTTACACAAACTGACAGAGATACATTGTATCAAGGTAGAATCAACCCTATCGCAACTTTCTCTGATGTTGGAACTGTAATTTGGGGTAACAAAACTCTACAGGTTGCTGACACAGCACTTAACAGATTAAATGTAAGAAGATTATTACTTCAAGCTCGTAAATTAATTTCAGCGGTAGCGGTTAGATTATTGTTTGAACAAAACGACCAAGTTGTTAGACAACAGTTCTTGGATAGTGTTAATCCTATCTTAGATTCAATCAGAAGAGATAGAGGTTTATACGATTTCCGTGTAACTGTATCTTCAACACCTGAAGATTTAGATGCTAACAGACTTGTAGGTAAAATCTACTTAAAACCAACGAAAGCATTAGAATTCATTGACATTGAGTTCTTCATCACTCCAACAGGAGCTTCGTTTGAAAATATCTAATAAATTTAACGGGGGTACTTCGGTATCCCCTTTAATTGCCAAAGTATGAAAAGACAACTTAAAGAAGGATTTAAAGGAGAGGGAACTCCAGACATGAAATACTATGCTTTTGATTGGGATGACAATATTGTTCATATGCCAACAAAAATTATGGTAAAGAGTGAAGATGGTGAAGAAATTGGTATGAGTACTGATGACTTTGCTGAACACAGACATGATTTGGGTAAAAAACCTTTTCAATATAAAGGTGAAACCATTGTTGGTTTTGCGGAAGAACCTTTTAGAAACTTTAAAACCGCAGGAGATAAAGATTTTTTAATTGATGCAATGAGGGCTAAAGAAGGTCCTGCATTTGGAGATTTTAGAGAAGCTATTAACAACGGTTCAATTTTTTCAATCATTACTGCAAGAGGTCACAACCCTAATACATTAAAACAAGCGGTTTACAATTATATTGTTAGTGGGTATAATGGTATAGATAAAGACCAACTAGTTAAGAACCTTAAAAAATACAGGACGTTTGTAGACGAGGAAGACATGAGTGATGACGATTTAATTAAATCATATTTAGAACTTAACAAATATCATCCAGTTACTTTTGGTGAAGGAAGTGCTGCCAACCCTGAAGAACTAAAAGTTAGAGCAATGGAAGATTTTGTTTCTTATATAAAAGGAATGGCAGGTATACTTAATAAAAAGGCATATATCAAAAACGATATATCTAATAACTTTATACCAATGGAACCTAGTATAGGATTTTCAGACGATGATATAAGAAATGTAGAAGTAATGAGTAAACATTTTAAAGATAAACCAGATAATATAGTTAAGACTTATTCTACTGCTGGAGGCATTAAAAAGGAATATAAATAAAGAATAATCTCACCAAATTAAAAGTAAAGAGAAAAATTTTTTAACAAGACTATATTTATAGTTATAAACAAAAAAGAAACTAAAAAAAATTAAAATAACATGGCTGATTTATTAATGAAAATGCCGATACCTTACGAACCTAAACGTCAAAATCGTTTTATCCTAAGGTTTCCATCAAGTTTGGGTATAAACGAATGGTTTGTTGAGTCAACGGCTAGACCACACATCACAATTGCTGCAACGGAAATACCATTCTTAAACACCTCAACATATGTTGCAGGTAGATTCAACTGGCAAACAATTCCAGTTAAATTCCGTGACCCTATTGGACCTTCAGCGGCTCAGGCTCTTATGGAGTGGGTTCGTTTACACGCTGAATCAGTGACAGGTCGTATGGGTTATGCTGCGGGTTACAAAAAAGACATTGACCTTGAAATGTTGGACCCAACAGGAGTTGTTGTTGAGAAATGGATTCTTTATGGAACATTCTTAACAGACGTTAACTTTGATTCATTGGCTTACAATACTGATGGACTAGCAACAATATCTGCAACATTAAGAATGGACAGATGTGTGTTAGTTTACTAATACTATTTACGAATTTTTAAATCTAATTATATTTAACCGTAGAGCAATAAACTTTACGGTTAATTTTTTTATATGGACAATCAAACAATCGACTACGGTCAACAAAATTTTACATTACCACACGATGTGGTACCATTACCATCCCAAGGTATTTTTTACAAAAACAGAAAAAAATCAATTAAGGTTGGTTATTTAACTGCCGCGGATGAAAATATTATAATGGCAGGTGGAAGTGATTTAACACTTAATTTGTTAAGAGCAAAAATATATGAACCAGATATGAGGGTTGAAGACCTTATTGAAGGAGATGTTGAAGCTATCTTAATTTTCTTAAGAAACACAGGATTTGGACCTGAAATGACGTTAAACCTTACTGACCCTGGAACTAAAAAACAGTTCCAAACAAATGTTATGTTAGACCAATTATCAATTATTAATGGTCAACAACCAAATGAAGATGGAAGTTTTATTATTAATTTACCAAAGACACAATCAACAATCAAACTTAAACCATTAACTTATGGTGAAATTTTGGAGATTAGTAAAATGGCTGATACATACCCCCAAGGAAGAGTTGTTCCAAAAATTACTTGGAGAATGCAAAAAGAAATTATTGAGGTTGACGGTTCAACCGATAAAGCGGTTATTGCAAAATTTGTTGAATCAATGCCAATCGCGGATTCAAAATTTATTAGAAGTTTCATGAATGAAAATGAACCAAGATTGGATATGACTAAAACAATTATGGCCCCGTCAGGAGAAAAGCTAACAGTGAATGTTGGGTTTGGGGTCGAATTTTTTCGCCCTTTCTTCTGATTATAGAAAAAGTCAGATAGATGAATTTTATTATCTGAACAATTTAATGAAAATAACATATCAAGATTTTATTCAAATGCCAATATTTGTTAGAAAATATTTGTTGGATAAATGGATTGAGGAAAATAAGAAGGACTAAATTTTAGTCCTTCTTCTATTTATATATAAAACTAATTGTAAATTATGGCGAGTAATAATCCAGACGATAAAGGAAAAATTGAAGACCTTCAAAAAAGTTTTGAAAAGTTAGGAGCACCTATTGAACAAATATTAGATGCAATTGGTAACATGTACGATGAAGCGGACAAGTTAAACAATGCTTTCCTACAAGGTAGAACTAGACTAGATGAAATGAATGACGCGGTTTCAAGAGCCGCTGCTGGTGTAATTCGTTTAGGTGGTGACATTTCTGATGTTAGTCGAACAATGATTGGAATTGCCGAGGGGTCTAGAAGAAATGTTATTGCAACAGAAGAACAAGTTAGTAAGTTATATGCTGCGTCAACCATTCTTGGAAAGGAGGCGAGCAGTTTAGTTGAGGCGTTTGCTAGCGTTGGATATGAAACTTCTCAAATTGGACCAAATTTAGAAAATTCAATAGAATATGTTCAAAGTGTCGGTCTTAATGCAAAAACAGTTGTAAAAGATGTTGCGGATAACATGGAGTTGATGAATAGATTCAACTTCAGTGAGGGGGTAGTTGGATTAACCAAAATGGCTGCTCAAGCATCTATGTTGAGGTTTGACATGCAAAATACAGCCAGATTTGCGGATGATGTAATGAGTCCCGAAAAGGCTATTGAGGCGGCAGCGGGTTTTCAAAGATTAGGTGTTAATATTGGTAACTTGGTTGACCCATTTGCGTTAATGAACGATTCAATTAATGACCCAGGTGCTTTACAAGATAGTATAATAAAGGCAACTAAACAATATACTGAATTTGACGAAAAAACAAAATCATTTAAGATAAACCCACAAGGTATCTTAATGTTAAAAGAAATGCAACAAGTGACAGGTATTAGTTCAAAAGACCTTGCAAAAACCGCATTAGCGGCCGCCGATTTAGATAAAAGACTCTCAGCTATTAGCCCATCTTTAAATTTTAAAAACGAAGAAGATAAGCAGTTTTTGGCTAATATGGCAACAATGAAAGATGGTGAGTATGTCGTACAAATTAAAGATGATAAAGGTAATGTTGAACAAAAAAGATTAGGTGATATTACCCAAGAAGAGATGGAAAAATTAAGGAAACAACAAGAAGAAGCCCCAAAAACTTTAGAAGAAATACAAATAAGTCAATTAGATGTTTTGAAAAATATACAAGCATCTCTTGATTCTAATCTTGCTAAGGGGGCTTTTGGTATTGCTGGTTCTACGGTAGTTAGAGGTAACATATTAGGTGCTGATAGAATAACCAGAGCGGTTACTGGTGCTGTTGATAAAAACGTACCTGAAAGTGCTGAAATAACAAAAAGTGTTAACAGTGCTGTGGGTAAAATGGCGGAACTTTTTACTCAAAAAGACACTGGTAAGATTAGTAGCGCGGACTTTGCAACTAAAATAGAAAAAATTCAAGACGAGATTAAAAGTAAAGCAAATTCGTATGGAGAAAAAGGTATGGAGGCTTTAAAAGATATTTTAGAAGAAAGTAATAAAAAAATTACTGGTAGTAGTGCAATTGAAAAAGAATTTAAAAAATACACATCAGAAATATTAACAGGTGTTGGAAGAACTCCAGAAACCACAAGTAAAACATCTGCAATTTCAGGTACTCAAAAATCAGAACCGTTGTCTAGAAGTTCTGTTTTTGGTAGAGGTAGTACTCCAACACCAAAAGAAACAAAAACTAAAACAACTAATGTTAATTCGCAAGTCGATTTTGGTGGTACTATTACAATTAAAGTTGACGCACCTGCGGGTGTAAGTGAACAACAATTTAAAACATTTTTTGAATCAGATGAATTCAAAAGAAAAATTTACGAATACTATAATCAAAAAGCAAAAGAGTTAGAAAGAAGATAAATGTCTAACAAAAAAACACCATCAACCTATTTATTAATAAAAGTATAAATGGGTAGTCCATTAGATTATATAAGCACAGAAGGGTTTAGAAAAAAACTTATAACAAGGAATTTAGTACCTTATGCTAAGTCCCCTACTAAAGTTACGCCCCCAACAACTTACGAAATAATTCAATCAGACTTATCTGTAATTGATAGTCCTGACGGTCTTATTGATACAACTTTTTTTGCGGATAAACAATATCCACTTAATAAGTGGGGTAATGACGGAGGTTACAAACTAGTACCTGATATCAGTGGAAACTTAAATACTGTATCAAATAAAGGTGAATATGGTCCTGGTCAACAAGACGCTCATATTATTGACCAAGCTAAGATTGCGGCACAAACAGGTTTTAACGGTATTACTGTACCGTATTTGGCCGTTAATGCGTTTGGTAATGGAGGTTTAGAACAATATGATGCTGGTGTTTATATTACAACGCCAGACACAATATCAAGCACACTTCCTGGTGGTGTAAGACAGTTATATAATAATCAACCGTATCCAACAACTTTTAATCCTTCTTCATATCGTCCACTATCAATTTTATTAAGCCCTGACCCAACAGGTAGTAATGGACTATTAAGTCAAGATTCATTTATTGCTCGTTTAGGTGCAAAAACACTTAAAAGAGAATTTGAAGAAAGAATTGGTAGAGCGATTATTAGAGAAACGGTTGGTCGTGCTAACTTTTTAAATGTTAATAGTAGTACCAATCTTGTTAATATTTTAACAGGTAGAGTTCCGTTAATTGAACCTAATTATCAGATTACAGTCCCTGCTAACCCTATAAGTGCGGCTGCGGATTTTGGGCTTAGATTAGGTGGTAGTCTTTTACCGTTTTCATTAATACCTGGCTCATACTTTGACCCAAATATTAATCCAGGTCAGCCAACAACAATCGGACAGGCTTTGTTGGGGAATCCACTTGCTGCCGTAGGTAACTTTGTTAGTAATTTATTAGGGGCTGGTAAGACTGGCTCACAAATATTCTATAATAATACAGGTGCGGGTCAAAAATCTATATTGTGGAAAAACATTAACTACAATAGGTACAAACCAAATTACGACAGAACATTACTTGACAGATTGGGCGGGGCTATTGTAGGTACCGAAACAAACAACGCTAACTTTTATATTGGTTCAACAACATCAGACCCATCAAGAGTATTCTCACCAAGTAGAGCGTTACCCGTAGATGCTTTTGGTAATGAACAGCAATCACCTGTTTTTGGTCCACAAGAATTGGCTCAATTATATGAAGGTCCAAGTAAGGATGTTCGATTAGGTGCTAATGGTCCAACATATAGTAATGGTGGTGGTGTTGAAGGTGGATTCACTTGGGTGTCTCCAAAATACAAAGGAAATGCGGGTAAAAAAGTAGGTGTTGGTGGGGTTATATTAAACCAAGACGAAGACTTTAAACCTTCATCATACAATTCAACCGAGTCAACCGAAAGAAAATTTAAACAAGGTTCAATCCTTGATGACACTCAAAGAATTATTGATAGTCAACCACAAGGGGGTAAAAGATTACAACACGTTGGTAATGCGATTGACCAAGTTAGTAAAGTGTTTCATGATGGTTATAAAGAATTAACTAAAGGTTCAAGGGTTATTAGATATACTGGTTCAATTGGACAAGAAGTTGGAACCGAGTATTGTAGAGTATTTGCTAAAGATATACCATATCTTCAATATAATGACCTTCAAAAAACTGATGGTATTGTAACCGAAGGTAGAAGATTTTCGTATTCAGTATTAGACAAGACATATAATCTTAACATCGCACCAAACAAACAAGAGGGTGGACAGGACTCAACCAATTTAATTGGAACTTATAATAATGCATATGCTAAAAAATATATGTTCTCACTTGAAAATTTAGCGTGGGCGACTTCAAACACACCAGGATTTGCCGTTGCGGATTTACCTGTTTGTGAACGAGGACCAAACGGAGGTAGGGTTATGTGGTTCCCGCCTTATGGTTTAACTTTTAGTGAAACCGTTACAGCCAATTGGAATGCTAATGAATTTATAGGTAGACCAGAACCAATATACACTTATAAAAATACCAATAGAGGTGGTAGTTTAACTTGGAAAATAGTTGTTGACCATCCGTCTGTTTTAAATGTTATTGTTAATAAAGTGTTGGCAAATGAAACAAATAAAGTTAGAGTTGATAGTATTTTGGAATCATTTTTTGCGGGATGTAGAAAGTATGATTTATATGAACTTGCAAAAAAATATTATAAAATATCCCCTAATGATTTATTTGAAATACAACAGGCGATTTCATCAAAAGAATTAACTAAAGAACAATTAGAGTATACAATTAGTACAATCCAAACAACTCCTGACCTATCTAGTGATACGGGAACTGGTGGAGCACCTGAATCAACACTTAAGACATTTGAAAATGTTGGATTTTATTTTGATAACGATAGACCGTTAGAGTTTAACCAACCGTTTACTCCGTTGTATGATACTTATATCTCAAAAAAAGAAAATTATCAAAAATTATCTCCAACAACTTCAGGTCAAACAAGTTCGTTTTTTGATAGTGTTGTTATATCTAATAAACAAAAACTTGATACTTTAATTACTGCGTTAGAAAAAGAATTTATAAATAGTAAAAACGCTGAAGGTAATATAGAAGGTACGGTAACAATTACAATTGATAGTAGTACTTCACCCGCAGCTAAACAAGCTTACAATAATATTTTATCGGCCAAAAGAATTAATTCCGCGGCAATATTCATTACAGGTGATACTAGAATGAAACCATATGTTGGAACAAATTTAATTGTTAAAATTGGTGAAGGCCGTGGTGAGAATGCTCAAGTAATGAAATTTGACGAAAAAACTAAAACTTTTGTACCAGGGAGTAGTGTTTCTTGTGGAGATAACGATGGTAACAGTCAAGCGTTAAATAAAGAAATCTACACAACAAACGCAATGGCGTGTAGAAGGGCATATATTTCTAATATCCAATCAACATTAAAGGCACCTAAAGCAGTAGCAACACCAAAAGATACTACTGTTATAACAGGAAATGTTGTTACAAAAACAGAAACAGTGCCTGTAATTGAACAAAAAATAGTTGATAGAGATAATATAAGTAAAAGAATTTTACGTTCTTTATTGTCAGAGTGTGATTATTTTGAAACAATTAAAGAGGAAACCCCTATGGTTTACGATAACCTTAGAGACAAATTAAAATTCTTTCAACCAGCATTCCACTCAATTACACCAGAAGGTCTTAATTCAAGACTAACGTTTTTACAACAGTGTATGAGACCTGGCGATACAATACCAACAATTAAAACTATTGACGGTGCACCAACACCCGTATATAACGATGCAACAAACACATCTTTTGGTGCTCCACCTGTGTTAGTTTTAAGAGTTGGAGATTTTTACAATACAAAGATTATTCCGAATAATTTATCTATTCAATATGAAAATTTAGATATAAATCCTGAGGGTATCGGGGTTCAACCTATGATTGCAAATATTACATTAGGGTTTAATTTTGTTGGTGGTAGCGGATTAAAAGAATCTGTAGATAAATTACAAAATGCTTTAACATTCAATTACTACGCAAATACTGAAATATATGACGACAGAGCCGATGCTACCGATTTAAGTTATAAAGTTATTGATGCTCAATTCTTAAAATTAGCTCCAAGGAACGTTGCTCCCCCAACTATAAATCAGACAGCTCCTAATAACGGTCAAAGTAATGACAAACCAATTGGAACAGTAACTAGTAATGTTGTTAATAGTAGTGGTCAAACAGGGACTATTAATTATAGTGAGTTTATGGATAAAGTGGTTGGAGAAACTCAAACCTATTTTACTAATGTTGTTAATAAAAATAAGGAAACTGTAAACCAATATAATAATGCTGTTCGTCAACAATGGATGATGGAAAGAACTTATCAAGATGGTAAATTTACATTAACTAAAGACAGTGAGACAATTTTATTTGGTAAACCTTACAATTTAGAAAAAAGAACCGATGATATTTTTGCTAAGTTAGAAAAAGACATTAAGAATGGGGACGAAGGATTTATTAGTGAACTTAAGAAATCTAACAATTTTTCAAATCGTCTTGTTAACCAAGTACAAGAAAATTATTCAAATTTTGTTAAAAACAAAAGAAGTTCATTCCAAAGTGCTGTTACTAACATAACAAATAGCATGGTATCAGTTCAACAAAGTTATATAGGTTACATTGGAAGGGTAAATACAATATCATATAATGTGCCCGCATATTCAAATACAGGTACCGATGGATATCAAATAAAAGACGGAAAAGTTATTTCATATATAATATCAGGGACAACAGAGGTGGACCCAAGTTCACAAGGTGTTACAAATACTATGACTGAGCTTATTAATGATGTTAAAAAAATAAAAAGTGGTATCACTGAATTTAACGATATTATATGGAGTTCAAATACTTTTACATACAACAGTAAATCTTATAAAGGTACTTTAGTTTTCCCACCAAATTACAAGTTTCCGACAGAACAAGTTTTCACACCATTTAGTACTAATTCATTATTTGATAGTAATACTAATGGTTATATTTTTAGAAGAGTTTATATGATTGTTTCTAATGATGTTACCGATAGTAAAAAATATGAAACATTTAAAAATGCATTAATTGGTAATATACTTAATAATACTGCATTAACAAGTAAAAGTTCAGGTGATATCAGTACCGCTTTTGATGCTTATTGGGATAAGACAGCTAAACCTGTATTTGTTGAGGAAAATGATATTACTAAAGCGTTTATTGATTCTATGGAAAAGGATAGATTAAAAGACTTCCTAAAATATACTCCATTTAATCTTAAAAAGAAAAGAACGTTTACTTATACTACTGTTGACGCAAACACGGATGCTCAACAAAAATTAATAAAAGGTTTAGGTTGGATTGAAAACCAAAACACAAATAATAAAACGTGGAATGATGAAAATCCTGCAAACGTATTTATATCTAAAGCGAAACTTAACTAATGGCGTATCAATATTCGAACAGATATAATGAATTTTTAATTAATGGAGAACAAACCGTTGTCCCTTTTGTTAACATACCACAAAAGACAACAGATAAGACTTACATATATAAAGTTGGTAGAAGTAGGTTAGACATTGTTTCCCAAGAATTTTATAACTCTCCGTATTTTGGGTGGTTAATTTTACAGGCAAATCCTGAGTTTGGTGGGTTGGAAAATTATATATATGATGGTGCGGTATTGATTATTCCTTATCCTCTACTACCTTCATTACAAGACTATAAAGCGTCATTAGATAATTATTTCTATTATTATGGCAGGTAACGTACAAGGAGATAACAGTGGTAATATTTTAGTAGAGTTTGATTACAATAACATTATTGTGGTTGACCCTAATAAAACCATTGATGCATTTGGAAATATTCGTGAAAGATTGGTTGACCATGAAAATTTGGTGATGTATGCTAATCTTGAAGCTGAAGTTGTGCCAAGAACAAAATTATCTGTGGGAGGTAGTCCTGAAGATAGGATTAGAATTCTATCTGTTGCTAAGATGAACTTCTTAAGACCTACCGAGGGGACTAATTTAACTACTGGTTATTATGATGAATTAACTGGTAAAAATTCAAGAAATGGTTTAGGTGTAAACCAAATGGCCGAACAAATCATTGACCCAAAAAATGGTACCAAACCATATTCAAAAATGACCGTTAACAATCCTGGCCAAACTGCGACAGACAATGGGTTATTAGGTATTACAAGTATTTCAGTTAAAACTAATTCGTCTTTTGTACCACAAGTAACAATGGAATTGGAGGATATTCAAGGAAGAGCGCTGTTCCAATTAGGGAATAATTCACCATATTCGGCATTTTTTAATTTACCCTATTGCCCCTTTTATTTAACTCTTAAAGGATATTACGGACAAGCAATTAGATATCAATTAAATCTTAAAACATTTAATGCTAGATTCAACACGTTTAGTGGAAACTACCAAATAACGTTAGAGTTTGTTGGATACAAATTCAACATTTTAAATGAAATTTCAATGGGTAGTTTATTTGCTACGCCACATATGTATAGTACAACCTTTGGTGTTTCAAAATCACCAACATCTCCTGAAGGGGCGGGAAACGCAAACATTCAATCTCAATTAGGTGTGGTTGACCGAGCGTCAGGAAGGCAATCTACAATATCAACAGATAATCTTACAAGTGAATTAGTTGCTGAAAAAGGTTATCAAAAAATTACTGAAGTTTATAGTGAGTATAAGGCTAAAGGGTTACTTAGTCCAGATTTTCCCGAATGGACAGTTGCTCAATTAATGAATCAATTACAAACCTTTGAACAAACAATCCAAAATGCATACCCGCCAGTTATTATTGAACCATTAACTAACATTAGAAATTATAAAGAAGGTTTAAAAAATTATTATAATGAAATTTATGGTAATAAAGATTCTTGGTTTAATACATACATGAATCCAAACCCAATAATACTAAAAGGGACTAATCAAGAAGTTTATATTTTCAAACAAGAGTTTATTGATAATCCCACAAAAAAAGAAGAAGCTAAAAGTTTATTAAGTGCGTATACTGTTGATTTTAATGCTAATGTTTTGGGACCTAACCCAACTTTAGGTACGTTAAGTAAAACACCAATTAAAAATAGTATAACATATAATACTATGGTTAAACAAGTTGCGCCAACCGAAATAGACATAGTTAAAACAACAACATCACAAACAGGTATTTTATCACCAACAACAGCAGACACTAAGGCTGTTTTGTTATTGTTAGAAAAAAGTTTTAAACCAACTTTAGAAAAGGACACTTCTAATACTACATTTGAAAATCTGTTTGGGAATTTGGTTAAACCAGGTGCGTTTATATTTGATGAATTTCAAAATTTAATATCAAAGATGGAAACCGAGGCCAATAAAAAGTTATCTGAATATGAAACGGCGATAACCGCAGATTTGGCTAAAAAGATTGAAGACTCGTCTACAGGTCTTGGGTTTAAGCCAACGGTTAGAAATATTTGTGCGGTAATTATGGCGTCGGCAGAAGGATTCATTCGTCTACTTGATGAGGTTCATACTAAAGCTTGGAATGTAAAATACGACCCTGTAAGAAAAAATGCAATACTTGATAACCCATCATCCGCCCAAGGTACAGATACTGAAGGTAATGTTAAAATTACTAACGCGGCTCAAAGTGATAACCAAGGGTTAGTTAACGGACAAATACCAGTATACCCATGGCCTCAATTTTTTGTTGAAACACCTGAAGATAAAAAAGGTAGATTTCAATTAAAATATATTGCCGACCCTTCAGTAGTTAATTTAACTAAAGGATATCTTTATGACAAATGGCCTGAAGTTGAATTTGTTGAAGAATACATGAAAGGGTTAACACAAAAATTTAATCTACCTATAACTCAACCTCCAATAGATAGTCAAAACACTACAAACATTATTAATGTAAATGCGATTGAATATCCTTCAGAAGGTATTGCCTATGTAAATAAAGAAGAAATTAAGTTCTTTTATGAAATATGGGAAAGACAATTTTTAACATCAAATTATTCTGGTTTTATAAGAGCGAATAACAATCAGATAGACCAACTAACAAAATTAATTGTTAGTGCCGAAACAAATAACATTGTAACAGGTTTGGGGGTAAGTTCACCATTTTTAACGTTAAAACTTAAAAATTATAATATTACCGCACAAAACTACCCAACTTTTTTATCAAACATATCAAACCAAGGTACTGGTAGAGCATATCAAGATTACCTTAGAGATTTTTTTGTTACACCATATATTAGAAATTTAACTCAAAATTCTTTTAATATTTTAAGTCTAACTGATTTGGGTAAAGAACCTCAAACAACTACAAACTCAGATGGATTATTACAGTTAACCAAAAGTGTAACTAACGACCCATTAATTATTGACACTTATCCATTCACGGACCCAACATGGGTTTCTAAAAACATGGCGAATAGTGTTAACAATACTAAAAATTCTGTGTATAACACAAATAGAGTATTAACTGTTTTTGAAGATAGAGATGTTATTTCAAATTTTAATAGTGTATATGATTACAGTAAAAATAGACCCGTTACTAATTTTTCATATTTAAATGTTTCTAATCCTGTAAATCAAATAACCTCAATTGGTTTGGATGGGTTTTATTTAATTAGAAAAGACCCTAAGTATTTTATACCTACAGAAGGATATGTTAATTATATTTCACCAAGTAAAAACATATCGGTTGAAACAACAACTTCAATGTTGAACACTCCTTATTTTGTTAATGCAATTCAAAATGGTGTTAACAATTGGAGAAGGAAAGACCCGTATCCATACACACAAGCCGCGTATCTATTTATTAATTCTTTACCATTAGCATCATTAAAAGAAAAATACAAAACAAATGGTGCGTCAAGTGACTTAGATTATATTGCGTCTTGTTTTAAGAAGTTTGGTGCAATTCACAAAATGCCATATGCTTGGGTATTAAAAATGGGTTCTGTGTGGTATAGATATAAAACTTACGTTAATAGTAATCTTGATATATTAGATTCTGCATGGAAAGATTTTAGCTATAAAACAAATTTTGACCCTATTACCAGCTCAGATACTAAAACATATACATTTAAATTTAATGGTGTTAATAAAATTACATTACAAAGCTCGGCAAGTAATATTGTTAAACTTCAAACAGGATTTTACCCAAAAGTAATTAACGATTTTAACGTTTTTTACAATGGATATGATTTATACAGCGGTTACACTGATACAGAAATACAGGCGAGTATAGATAATGGAGTTAAAGTATATAATTTTACAGATTCAAATATCAATGCTCAAAGTATTACGTATCCGTTAACCTCAAGTTCGGTATTTTCAACTATTCAAACATGGTCTGTTATTTTACCTAACAATGTAGAAGATTTATCAAATGAATGTAATCCAAACAACAACACAACTGCGGTAAAATATTATGTAGTACCGTCTTTTGGTTCTCAGATAAATCAAGTAAAAAATGAATGTTTAGTTGGTAATATTCCTGTTTGTCCATTTATTGATAATCCGTCAATATATAATGGGTCTGTTAGATTATTATGGTCATCACCAAATTATGGATATTTTAAAAATACTGAAATATCAAAACCGCAGCCAAATTCTTATGTTAATAAAATAGAAACTGGTACAAAACAACAATCGCCATTTAAATTATTAATGGATGGGGATTATTCTAAAATTGAAGAAATATTTTCAGTTTTTGACAAAACTATTTTAGACAAATTTGAACAAGAGTTTTTAAATTTTTGTAAACCAGTTGCCAATATTGATTTAGGTCCACAACTTTTTGTACCTATCGGTGTTTCACCTGTTGACCAAAACGCATTATTTAAAAATTTCCAATACCTGTTTAGAAATTTAATGGAAATTGAAGGTAAAGGGGACTCTGTCACAATTGGAGAATATTTTAAAACTATTGGAGAATCACAATTAACAATATTTTCAAACATTATAAAATCATTTTTAGAGTATGATGTGATTTTAAAATACGGTAATCCCGCAGAATATGATAGAAGGGTTATGGCGTCTTATTTAACTCAAGGTAATGGAGAGTATCCAATACAAGACCCAATTAACTTTGCACCATATATTAAAGATAGTTTACCGTCAAGGACTAATACAATTACTTTGGCATTGTCTAAGTCAAGATATCCACAAGCTTGGTTGTCATTAGAAACGGAAGTCGGGTTTTCAACAATTGAAAATTTAATATATGATAATAACGGTTCATATATTACAGATTTTTTTATTGATAATAATATTGAATTTACTTCTGATAATGTAGTACTGTTGGCACCAATTATTAAAATGTATGCCACACAAAAATTGTTTAATCCAAATTTAAGCCCAACTGTTTTTAAAAATAGTCTTGAAACTTATTTAGGATTAACCTCTCAGTTTCAAAACAATATATTAAATCAAATTCTAACAAAAGTAAGAAATAATTTACCCGACCAACAACAATTACCTGAAAGAGTAATTAAAAGTACAATTGACGGGCAACAAAGTAAGGTTGAAAATTATGAAGTATTCAAAGGATTAAATGATAAGTGGATTGCTGGGTCAGATTATATTTCAAAAACTTTATTTGAAGATTTTATGTTTTTAGATAGGGCTTCAAGAAATATTGGTGATACAATTATTATTGACATTTTTGATTTAAAAAATATTCTCAGTGAGAATTCTATTAACATGGAAATGAGTGTATTCACATTTATTAGTGGTTTATTAATTAAAAATAAATTTAATGTGATGCCGTTACCCGCTTATGTTAATTTTTATAATATACAAGATGTGGATGGTACTACGATACCGCAACCTGAAGGTAAATTAGAATTTGCTGACAACATGTGGGGGACATTTTTAGATGTTGATTATAGAAAATCAGGACCTAAAATGATTTGTTTTTATGCAGGTCAGCCATCAACACACTTAGACTTACCAAAAGGAAATTCAAGATTTAGGGACGACGCTTTTGAATTAAGAAGAGCATCGGATAACCCACTAATTGAAGACCCTGCAGGTAAAAAAGATTATGCGGTTTCAAATAAATGTGTTGGTTTTAATGTTGATGTTGGTATTAGAAACCAAAACATATTTTATTCGTTGCAAGTTGGAATGGATGGAGGAAGGGCAACTTCTGAAAGTGTTCAAACCCAACTTAACATGGTTGACCAAGCATCAGGTAGAAATGTTGCAACACAAAACGTTAGTTTATATAATTTATACAAACAAAGAAGCTATCAATGCAGTGTTGTTTGTTTAGGTAATGCTTTATTGCAACCAACAATGTATTTTAATCTTAGACATGTCCCAATGTTTAATGGACCGTATTTTATAACTGAAGTAGACCATAATATTACACAAGGAAGTTTTCAAACAACTTTTAAAGGGACAAGACAAGGTATATACGATTTACCGTCAATAGACAATTATTTACAAAGTATTAATCAAAACTTATTAAGTAAAATTGAAGCGATTATTAAAACTAAAAAAGATGATGTTTCAGGTAAGGCAATCACAAATATTGATAAAGCTAAATATGTAAGTCAAACAGGTAACAGTACCGCAGCGGCACAAAATTCTTGTAGCAGTAATTTGGCACCCGCTTATAGTACTTGGGGTGATGTTCAAACAGCGACAACACATGGTCTTACACCTGTTGAGTTTGTTAGGGAACTTGAAAAGAAAACAAATAACCCTGACTTACAAGTTTTAATTTATATGATATGTTATGCTAAAACATTTAATGAAAATAAATTTTATGATTTCAATAATAATTATGCCAATGTTACTTTGACAAATGATTATGGTGCGAGTGGTGGATTCTTCAGTCCTAAAAAATACTCTTGTGTTAATATTCCAAATTTAACAGGTAAAGACACATCACAACCTGTTGCAAATTTTGATACTATTGGAAAATTCTTTGATTTTATGATATCTAAATTATCTGCAAATGTGAGTAGGGTATTTGGTGCAACAACAGGATTAGGTATTACTAAGTATTATGTTTGTTACTGGCCTGTTGCTGGGGTTACAGAAGAATATTTTGATTCTCATATAAGTGAATTTAAAACTTTAGAAGCAAGGTTTAACCAAGCGTTTAAATCTGCGGGTGAGGCAGGACTAAATGTTGAGGCAACAACCACCTTAAAAAATCAAACAAAATTACAAAAGAAAAAAATCGCCGATACATATGCAGGAGTAACACCACTACCAAACAATTTAAATACAACTACAACTGTTGTACCACCATGTCCTCCACCAACTATAACATCTTTCTCACCGTTAACGGGTGTGAGTGGTACTATTTTAACTATTGTTGGTAAGAACTTAGACGAAGTAACGGGAGTAACAATAAATAATGTAACTACAACAACAGGAATTACTATTAATAGTGCATTTAATATCGCAATTGTTGTTCCGCGTAGTAATACAACTGTTGCACAAACCAACCCAATAGTTCTTAGAGGAACTTACGGTAATGGAACAACTTTAAGTGGGTTTACTTATAACCCCGCTCAAGTAAGCCCAACACCAAGTAATCCAAGTAATTCAAATAATCAACCACAACAAACAGGTCCTGTTACTTTAGATGGAAATACAACATCCAATCCAAACGGTTCAACATCAACCTTAACTGTTGGTGTTAATCCTAAGGCGGCATCAACTAACACTTGGACATTACAACAAAATGTTAAAATGATAATATCTGTTTATGATAATAACGTGGTTAATAATGTTAAAACAGAAACTTTAAATAGAACTATAGAAACAACGACATCAAGTTATGTGTCAAGTAATACGTTTACTATAACATACGATAATGTTCAAAGTATGTTAATTACTAATCCAATTAACGAATTTAAAACAACACCTGTTACTTCTAGTCAGACTGTTAAAATTAAATTTGAATTAACTGCGGTACCAACAGATAAAACTAAGAACCCACAAAATGTTCAACAATCATTTAATTTCACTTTTATACCAACACCTTCAACAACACCAACATTCCCTGAGGTTGCTCTTTCAATAACATCTGAAGGTACAAATACAAACATAACTGGAAATGGATTTGAATATTTTAACATTCAAAAACCTGACAATAGTGGGTACGTAACATTTAGATTTAATGCGCCAGGTTTTCAAGACCAAGATTATGCCGATAGATACTTCATAGATTCAACAGGTGAAAGAGCGGCAGTTGAAGGTAGAGGAGGTGCAAGTACTAATTACACTTTTGTTTATAATATAAAAGGTAAAGGTGAATTTAGATTGGTGGTTAAATACCGTCCTTATGGATTTAAATCTCCTGTTGGTGGTCAGGTATTAGTACAAACAGTAACTGGACCTCCATTCACTTTATAAACTAATCGTATATTTATATAGAAACATTATTATGGATATTAAATCAGCATTAGACAATTATCTTGGTAAATCAACAAGATTCTCCCAAGAAGATAACGGTGACGGAACTAAACAAGTTTGTGACTTAGATACAGGAGATTGTTATACTGTAAGAGAAAGAGACGGTCTTATTGAAAGAGCTGGTCACCAAACAACTGCCAACAGAAAAGTTAGAGTTGAAACTGCTAACGGTATAAAACAATTATTAAACGGATAATATTATGGGTTTAGATAAAAAAATATTAAGTGAAATTAATAGATACAGAAGTATCAATAACTATATTATGGAACAAGATGCTGAGGCAGGACTACCACCTGATTTAGGAGCGTTGGCGCCTGAAGAAGGAGCAACTCCTCCACCACCTCCAGCAGAAGCAGGGGCAACTCCTCCACCACCTCCAGCAGCACCAACTGGTTCAGAACCAATTGACGTTGAAAATGACCCAGATGTTGAAAAAATTGATGACGAAGGTAAATCTGATGAAAAGAAAGACGAATCATCTGATTCAGAAGAATTAGACATTACAGAATTAGTTACCGCGCAAAAAGACATTCAATCTAAACAAGACGATTATTTTGAAAACTTATTTGGTCAATTAAATAAATTGGAATCAAGATTAGGTGAGATGGATGCAATTATGAATAAACTTAACGCTCTTGAAAACAAAATTGAGAAATACAGAGAAAAGACACCTCAAGAAAAATTAGAGTTAAGAAGTTATGATTCATACCCATTCAACCAAAAACTTTCACAATTTTTTGACGACAAACAAGAAGAAATGGAAAAAACAGGAAAAAATGATTATGTTTTAACTCCTGAAGATGTAACAGACATTAATGTTAATGACATCAAAAGTTCCTTTCAAGGAAATGGGTTCAAAGATGAATTTCAATATAAATAATACTAATTGAGACACTAATGAAAGCCACCCAAAAGGTGGCTTTTTTATTTGACAAAACCAGAAAACTAGACTATATTTGCATAACAACTTAACAATTTAAAATTTAGAAAACATGATGAGTTCATTAGACGCCGTATTGGCACAGTACGAAAAAGCACAACAAGGGGGCGGGGCCCAAAGTAAAATGTCGCAAGACGAGAGAATGAAAAAGTATTTCGCTTTAATCCTTAGTGATAAAGAGAAATCGGGACAACGTAGAGTACGTATCCTCCCAACACAAGATGGTAGTTCACCATTCAAAGAAGCTTGGTATCACGAAATCCAAGTAGGTGGACAATGGCAAAAATTCTATGACCCAGGAAAGAATGACAACGAACGTTCTCCTTTAAATGAGGTTTATGAAGAATTGATGTCAACAGGTAAAGAATCTGATAAAGAATTGGCGAAACAATACAAGTCTCGTAAATTCTATATCGTTAAAGTTATTGACAGAGACAGAGAAGAAGACGGTCCAAAATTTTGGAGATTTAAACACAATTACAAGAACGATGGTATCTTGGATAAAATCATTCCAATTTGGAGAAACAAAGGTGATATCACTGACCCTGAGAAAGGTCGTGACCTTATTATTGAATTAACAAAATCTAAAACACCTGCAGGTAAAGAATACACAAGTGTGTCTACAATTATGTATGACGACCCAACACCAATACACGAAGAAAAAGTTCAAGGAGATTCTTGGATTAATGACGAGTTGACTTGGTTGGACGTATATTCTAAAAAACCTGTTGACTATCTTGAAGCAATTGCTCGTGGAGAAACTCCAAAATGGGATAGTGATAAAGGTGGTTATGTATACGGTAACGATACCGAATCTACAACATCAATGGGTGGCGCTAAAAAGGCTGAAACAAAAGCACCTATCGTTGACCCTCAAGCAAATGATGAGGTTGACACAGACTTACCTTTCTAATTAAACAAAACACATCATGTATGGTATCTTATATGGTACCATGCATGATTTAATTTATACAACACATGGCAATAAAGAAAAACGATTTCAGTTCAGTTAAGAAGAAATTCTCAACTTCTGCAAAATACAAACCCCAAAGATTTTTTGACTTAGGACAAGACTTCTTAGATGCGGTTGGATTACCTGGTCCCGCTATCGGACATTTGAATATGTTCTTGGGTCACTCAGATACAGGAAAAACTACAGCGTTGGTTAAAACTGCCGTTGATGCTCAGAAGAAAGGTATTCTACCTGTATTCATCATCACAGAACAAAAGTGGTCTTTTGAACACGCAAAACTTATGGGTTTTGAATGTGAGGAAGTTGTTGACGAAGCAACAGGTGAAGTTGATTGGGATGGTTTCTACATCTTCAATAACGACTTTGACTACATTGAGCAAATCACAGACTACATCAATAGTTTGTTGGACGCACAAGAAAAAGGTGAGTTGGACTATAGTCTATTGTTCTTGTGGGATTCTGTTGGTTCAGTTCCTTGTAAGATGACTTACGAAGGTAAGGGTGGTAAACAACACAACGCATCTACGTTAGCGGACAAGATTGGTATGGGTATCAATCAACGTATTTCAGGTTCTCGTAAAGCAGATTCAAAATACGAAAACACATTGGTTATTGTTAACCAACCTTGGGTTGAATTACCTGACAATCCATTCGGTCAACCAAAAATCAAAGCAAAAGGTGGTGAGGCGATTTGGTTAAACTCATCTTTGGTGTTCTTATTTGGTAACCAAAAAGGAGCGGGAACAAACAAGATTACCGCAACAAAAGACAAGAGAAGTGTTAAGTTTGCAATTAGAACAAAAGTTTCTGTTATGAAAAACCACATCAATGGATTGGGTTATGAAGACGGAAAGATTATTGTGACACCACACGGTTTCTTAGCAGGAAAAGAAGCTTCGGAAGAAAAGGCATCTATTGAAAACTACAAAAAAGAATATGCTGACTATTGGAAAGATATTCTTGGAGTTACATCTTTAGATTTTGATTTAAAAGAAGAGAAAGAGGATTAGTATATTGTTCCACCATTTAAATCACAAAAGTGATTAAAACATTATTAGTAGACGGAGATAATTTATTTAAGATAGGATTCCACGGAGCAAAAGACGTGTATAACGACGGAGCTCATGTGGGTGGAGTATTTCACTTTGTGAACATACTCCGCAAATTCCTTGAAGAGCACAACCATGATAAAGTTGTTGTATTTTGGGATGGGGATTCAAATTCATCTATCAGAAAGTCTATATACCCACCATATAAGGCAAACAGACGACAAGATATGAATGAGTACAAGTACGAGTCGTATTTGTATCAAAAGTCACGAGTTAAACAATACTTGGAAGAAATCTTTGTTCGTCAGGTTGAGATGGTTAGTAACGAGGCTGATGACCTTATTGCTTATTATTGTAAGATATCTAAAGACGAGAATATTATTATCTTTTCAGCGGACAAAGACCTTACTCAACTTATTTCGGAGAGAGTAACCATTTACTCACCAATATCAAAACAATATTATAAGAATGGGGATATGATAACCATTAACAAAGTTGATATCCCTCATTATAATGTTTTATTAACTAAAATTTTTACAGGTGACAAGTCAGATAATATCAGTGGTATTGAAGGGCTTGGAGAGAAAACATTAATCAAGTATTTCCCTCAGGTGCAGGAGAAACCATGCACTATTGACGAAATCTTGGATTATGCACGAAACATCCCGCAAAAGAAACCTATAAAAACATTGGTAAATCTTTTGGAAGGTAAGACAAAATCAACTATATTTGGAGAACAGTTTTACATTACTAATAAAACAATAGTAGACCTTGGTAACCCTTTAATTACGGATGATGGAAAAGAATTGGTAGAACAGATATTAACGGATACGATAGACCCTACAGATAGGGGATACAAAAACTTAATGAGAATGATGATGGAAGACGGTCTCTTTAAGTATCTACCCAAGAATGACGAAGCTTGGGTCAACTTCCTCAAACCATTTATGAAATTAACAAGAAAAGAAAAAAGAAACATAACAAACAAAAATTAAATTATGAAAGAGCAAGACAGCACCAAAATGGAATTCCTATTGACGTTGAATGACAACATCGTAGTTCAAAGATTCTTTAACGTTAGAGGGTTCAATCCTGAGGCAAAAAACTCATTGGAATTGTATTACTTTATGAGACAACTGAAAGAAGAACTTCAGTATCATCTAAAGATGAAAACGGTTATCTATATGATTGATAACAAAGATGCGATTATTAATGACCCTGCAATTATGGATACTTCATTTACTGAAGGTAGCGAACAATTCAATCTTTATGTAAGAATTGGAGAACAGACAATTTGTCACAGATATTTTGATGGAAAATTATTCCCACCAAAAGTTCGTTACACCGTTGATGTGAGACCATTTTTGAAAGACGTTCTTCGTGAACTAACTGACATTTTTTCATCCTCAAAATTAAGTTTTGAATATTTGGGCGTTGACCTAAACAAGTAAATATTTAATAAAACAGGGGATTACAAAAACGAGATATGAACAAGAATTTTGATTACTTAGGGAACACTTTCCAGATACAACTTTTAAACCAACTTATTGTAGATAAAGAATTTTCAACATCAATTATGGATGTTATTGAAAGCACTTATTTTGACAACAAGTACTTTAAAATCATCTTGCAGATGACAAAGGAGTATCATGCGAAATATCAGTCTACCCCTAACTTTGATACTCTTGAGCAAATCGTTAAATCAGAAATCTCACAAGAATTGGTTGCAAAAATCGTTCTTGATACTATTAAACAAATCAAAGACGCACCATTTGAAGGAACCCAATTTGTTCAAGAAAAAGCATTGAAGTTTTGTAAACAACAAGAACTTCAGAAGGCGATGGATAAGGCTCAAAAGATTATCACCGAAGGTGACTTTGAGTCTTACGACAAGGTTGAGGGATTGGTACGTGAAGCTTTACAAGTTGGAGAAAGAGATACTGGTACAACCGATATTTTCTCTAATCTTGAAACAGTATTAGATGAGGATTTTAGACACCCTATACCAATCGGAATACCAGGTATTGACAGATTACTTAAGGGTGGTCTTGCAAAGGGTGAGATAGGCGTTATATTGGCTCCTACGGGGGTTGGTAAAACTACCATCCTTACTAAGATTGCTAACACCGCATTTAATCTTGGGTATAATGTACTTCAAATCTTTTTTGAGGATAATCCAAAGATTGTTCAACGTAAACACTTTACCCTTTGGACAGGTATTGAACCTGATAATTTGGTTCAACATAAAGAAGTGGTGATGAGTAAGATTACTGAGATTAAAGAAACAATGAAGAATGAGTTAATCTTAAAAAAACTACCTTCAGATTCTATGTCTATGAATCAAATCAAAAATCAAATCAGAAAAATGATTGCTGATGGAACTAAAATTGATTTGGTTCTGTTGGACTATATTGATTGTGTGGTTCCTGAGAGTACAAGTAAAGATGAGTGGAAAGCCGAAGGTTCGGTTATGAGAGGGTTTGAAGCGATGTGTCATGAGTTATCGTTAGTCGGTTGGACAGCAACACAAGGTAACAGGTCATCAATCTCTTCTGAGGTTGTAACCACTGACCAAATGGGTGGTTCTATTAAGAAAGCTCAGGTAGGTCACGTCATTATATCAGTAGCAAAAACATTACAACAAAAAGAAATGAATTTGGCTACTATAGCAATTACCAAGTCACGTATTGGTAAAGATGGAGTTGTATTTGAGAACTGTAAGTTCAACAACGAACTCCTTGAAATAGATACTGAAAGTTCTGTAACTTTCTTAGGGTTTGAAGAACAACAAGAAGAAAGAAAACGTGATAGAGTTAAAGAACTTTTAGAAAAAAGAAAACAAAGAGAACAACAATCGTAAAAAAAATAATTATGGAAAAAATTTTAAAAGAAAACCCAAACAGGTTTGTTATCTTCCCTATTGAACATAACGACATTTGGGAATATTACAAACAACATCAAGCAGCTTTTTGGACTGCAGAGGAAATAGATTTAACAAATGACATTCGTGATTGGGAGAATTTATCCGATAATGAAAAATATTTTGTAAAGAATATATTGTCATTTTTTGCGGCATCCGATGGTATTGTAAATGAGAATTTAGCAGAAAACTTCTTAAAAGAAGTTCAATACCCTGAGGCAAAATTCTTTTACGGGTTCCAACTTATGATGGAGAATATACATTCATTAATGTATTCATTACTTATTGACACTTATGTGTCAAGTGCAGAGGAAAAAGATGAATGTTTCCACGCAATTGATAGATTACCTGCAGTACAGAAAAAAGCAAATTGGGCATTAAATTGGATTCAAAATGCTTCATTCCAAGAAAGATTGGTTGCCTTTGCAGCAGTTGAGGGTATTTTCTTTTCAGGGTCATTCTGTTCAATTTTTTGGTTAAAATCAAGAGGAATTATGCAAGGATTATGTAACGCTAATTCATTAATATTTAAAGACGAAAACTTACATTGTGATTTTGCAATTCACTTGTTGAACAATCACGTAGAGAACAAACCAAGTGAGAAAAGAATTAGAGAAATTTTATTATCAGCGTTAGAGATTGAGAAAGAATTTATCACAGAATCATTACCAGTATCACTTATTGGTATGAATTCAAACTTAATGAAACAATATCTTGAGTTTGTTGTTGATGGATTATTAATTAAGCTTGGATGTAAAAAAGAATTTAATGTTGAACAACCATTTAAATTCATGGAACAAATCGCGGTTGAAACTAAAGGTAACTTCTTTGAGTCAAGAACTGTTGAGTACCAAAAAGCAAAATTAAACGAGACAATCACATTTGATGAAGATTTCTAAAATATAAAAACTATGATGTCATTAAAAATTAAAAAAAGAAGTGGTGAGGACGCGTCCTTTAATCCACAAAAAATTTACAATAGAATTAAAAGAGCGGCAAAAGGATTAAATGTTAATTCAGACGAGATTTTTATTAAAGTTATAACTTCGGTACCAACTGAAGGTTTGATTACCACAAAAGAGTTAGATAAACTTGTATACGAAATTGCGGCAGCTTACACTGGTAGTCATCATGACTATTCAAGATTAGCGTCTTCAGTTGCAATTTCTTCTTATCACAAAGAAACAAAGGATAGTTTTTCTGAAACTATCATGGAGTTATTTGATGCGGGGGTGGTTAATGAAAAGTTAATTGAGATTATGAATGATTACGGTCATGAAAATATTAACAGTATTATTAACCATGAAAACGACTATAACTTTGATTACTTTGCATGGCGTTCATTACAAGAGATGTATTTGTTAAAAACACCTCAAGGTAAAGTAATTGAAAGACCACAACATATGTACATGAGAGTTGCATTATGGGTTACAAATACATTTGAAGAGGCGGTAGATTACTATAAATCATTGTCCAACCAACTTATTTCACCTGCAACACCAATCATGATTAATGCGGGTACCAAGGTACCACAATTAGCTTCATGTGTGTTACATTACAATAATTCAGATTCACGTAATGGTTTACTACAAACCTTAAATGATATCTCAACTTACTCTTCAGACGCTGCGGGTATTGGATTATCAATGTCTAACATTAGAAGTAAAGAAAGTAGAATTAACTCATCAGGTGGATTTGCTGGTGGTTTATTAAAGTACCTAAAAATTGTTAACGAATCGTTGAGGTTCTTTAACCAACAAGGAAGAAGACCTGGTAGCGCAGCAATTTACCTTGAACCATGGCACAAAGATATCATGGACTTACTTGAAATTAAAAAGAACACAGGAGCTGAAGAATTAAGAGCAAGAGATTTATTCACAGCTCTATGGATGCCTGATAACTTTATGAGGGCCGTTAAAGAAGGTGGTGATTGGTATTTATTCTGTCCTAACGATATCTTAAAAGCAGGTATTAAACCACTTCAAGAGTGTTATGGTGATGAATACGAATCAAACTATAACATGGCAGTTCAAATGGGTCTTGGTAAAAAAATCAAAGCTCAAGATGTTTGGACTAAAATTGTTGAATCACAAATTGAAACAGGTGTTCCTTATTTATGTTCTAAAGACAATGCTAATAAAAAAACTAACCACCAAAATATTGGGGTAATTAAACAATCAAATCTTTGTAATGAGATTTATCAGTATACAGACGAAGAAACTACAGCAATCTGTACACTATCTTCAATGGTATTAAAGAATTTTATTAAAGATGGTAAATTTGACTACAAGTTGTTGATTGATGAGACAAGAAAAGTTGTTAGAGCGTTGAATAATGTTGTAGATAAAAACAGTTATTCAACCGAAAAAGGTTTAAAAGGTGGTCTTGAACAAAGAGCTATTGCTATTGGAACTCAAGGTCTTGCAGATGTATTCTATTTGATGGACTATATTTTCACTTCTGAAGAAGCAAGAACATTAAATAAAAACATTTTTGAAGCTATCTATTTTGCCGCTATTACTGAAAGTATGGAGTTGTGTAAAACAGGTGGTAGAGAACCATATAAACATTTCAAGGGTTCACCAATGTCAAAAGGTATTTTCCAATTTGATATGTGGGGATTAAATGAGTCTGACTTATTCTTGGATTGGGCATCTTTAAAAGAGGATGTTAAACAATATGGTGTTTGTAATTCATTATTCACGGCTCAGATGCCAGTTGCATCTTCGGCTAAGATTACAGGTTCATTTGAAATGACAGAACCAGCTCACTCGGCATTGTTTAATAGAAGAGTTGTTGGTGGTGAAATTATGATTGTTAACAAATATCTAATTAATGACTTTGAAAAACTTGGTATTTGGAGTGAAGACTTAAAGAATGAAATTATCATGAATGAAGGGTCAATTCAAAATATCAACTTCAACAATCATTTGGACCCTGAAGATAAAAACTACACCAAGAAAGTTAAACGAACTGAACACTTGATTAGTAAGTACAAAACAATTTGGGAGATATCACAAAGAGAACTTATTGATATGGCGGCAGATAGAGCACCATTTATTGACCAATCACAATCAATGAATATCTATATGGCTAACCCAACATTGTCAAAGATTACTTCATCACACTTCCATTCATGGGAAAAAGGTTTGAAGACTTTATGTTACTATGTTAGAACTAAAGCAATTTCAACAGGGGCTAAACATTTAGCGGTTGACGTTTCTAAAATATCTCAACCTAAAGTTAAGGTTGAAATACCAAAAGTTGAAATATCAGAATTAACTAACAAACCTGAAGATAGTCCATTTGAATGTTTTGGATGTTCGGCGTAAACATTAATAAAAATCCCAACATAAGTTGGGATTTTGTTTTTTAATCTATTTATAGAAAAAAACAACACATTATATTTATAGTTATGGCAAATGGTGTTACATATGGTATAAATTTTCCGTTCAGAGATTCAAGACGAGGGGATTATTTAGAATTAACAGAATTTCAATCTGATGAAATTAAGGCTGACTTAATTCATTTATTGTTAACAAGAAAGGGTTCAAGATATTTTTTACCACAATTTGGTACAAGATTATATGAATTTCTTTTTGAACCATTTGACGGACTAACATTTAATGCAATTGAATCTGACATTAGGGACGCAATTGAAAACTTTATGCCAAACTTATTGGTTAATAGTTTAAGTATAACACCTGCGGACCCACAAGAAGAAGTGGATATTGCGACAGGTCAAAACTTAGCAGGAACAAGTGAATCATCAGTATATAGGTTTCCTGGTAAAGGAACATCGGAATATACTGCAAAAATAAGAATTGATTACTCAACCAATGGTTCAACATTTGGTCAGAGTGATTTTGTAATTATCAATATTTAAATAAGATGGCAAATAACAGAATATCATACGCTAGTAGAGATTATCAGTCAATAAGAACTGAACTCCTAAATTACGCAAGAACTTACTATCCTGATTTAATTCAAGATTTTAATGACGCTTCAGTGTTTACGGTTTTCCTTGATTTAAATGCCGCGGTTGCAGATAACCTACATTATAATATTGATAGAAGTATTCAAGAAACCGTTTTACAGTATGCTCAACAAAGGTCTTCAATTTACAACATTGCAAGAACATACGGATTAAAATTGCCAGGACAAAGACCATCAGTTGCGTTGGTTGATTTTTCAATTACGGTTCCTGCATTTGGGGATAAAGAAGATGAAAGATATCTTGGTACATTAGCCAGAGGTTCTCAAGTTGTTGGTGCTGGTATCGTATTTGAGAATGTTTATGATATTGATTTTGCTTCACCATACAACGCTCAGGGGTTTCCAAATAGATTAAAAATTCCAAACTTTAACGCTAATAATATTTTAGTTAATTATACAATTACCAAAAGAGAAGTCGTAGTTAATGGTATTACTAAAGTGTTTAAAAAAGTTATTGGCGCAAATGACGTTAAACCTTTCTTTGAATTATTCTTACCTGAAAAAAATGTTTTAGGTATTACAAGTGTGTTATTAAAAAATGGTACAAACTATACAAATACACCAACAACAGCAGAGTTTTTAGGTTTAGATAATAGATGGTATGAGGTAGATGCGTTAGCCGAAGATAGAGTGTTTATTGAAGACCCAACAAAAGTATCTGACCAACCTGGAATTAAAGTTGGTAAGTATATTCAAACACAAGATAGATTTATAACTGAGTACACACCTGAAGGGTTTAAAAAGATGACATTCGGTGGAGGTACCAATACCGCTCAAGACCAATTAAATCAATTCACCACATTAGGTACAACATTAGACTTACAACGATATTCAAACAACCTTTCATTAGGCGCTACATTAACTCCAAATTCAACATTGTTTGTTCAATATAGAGTCGGTGGTGGTTTGGCAACAAACTTAGGAACAAACGTTATTAATTCATTGGGTACCGTATCATTCTTTGTTAATGGACCTTCAGAGACAACAAACTCATCTGTTGTTAATTCATTAAGATGTGTTAACGTAACTGCGGCAGTTGGTGGAGCAGGTATTCCTTCATTAGAAGAGATTAGAAACTATGTGTCATTTAACTTTGCAGCACAAAAAAGAGCGGTAACCGTTCAGGATTATGAATCATTAATCAGAAATATGCCATCTCAGTTTGGAGCGCCAGCAAAAGTATCCATCACAGAAAATGATAATAAAATTTTAATTCAAATATTATCATATGATACTTCAGGTAAATTAACTAACATTGTTTCAAATACATTAAGACAAAATATTGCAAATTATTTATCAAACTATAGAATGATGAATGATTACATTTCTATTTTTACTGCGGAAGTAATTGATTTAAGTATGGATATCTCAATTGTATTAGACTCCGCTCAAAATTCTGGTCAAGTAATTTCAAGTGTTGTAGATAAAATATCAGCGTATTTTAATCCTCAGACAAGACAATTAGGTCAAAATGTTTATTTATCCGAAATTAGAAGTTTAATACAAAATACTAATGGAGTATTAACAGTTGCTAATATTGATGTATTCAATGAAGTTGGAGGACAATACTCTTCAGCAGAAACTTCAATGGTATATGCCAACGAAGAAACAAAATTAATTGCACCTGTTGATGATACTATTTTTGCACAACCATCACAAGTTTATCAAATTAGATATCCAAACAAGGATATTAGAATTTCGGTTAAAAACTTCCAATCAGTAACTTTTTCATAACAAGTTTATTTTATTTTTCTTTAGTTTATTATTTAGTAGTGTGGACACCTTTAAAAATTCCACATAAACTATTTATAAATTAAAGTAACTTAATGGGTCAATCATATAGAATAAGAACTGAGTTGGGTATTAATAAATCTATTAATATTCAGTTAGACCAAGAGTTTGAATTTTTAGAGATTTTATCTTTAAAACTTCAACAAGAGGATGTTTATGCAAAAAGTTGTGCGGATTATGGTGTTGTTGTTGGGAGAGTAACCGCAAATAATGGTTTTGGGATTCCAAATGCTAGAGTTTCTGTCTTCATACCAATTGAATCCGTTGACGAATCAAATCCATTAATCTCAAGTATATACCCATATAAATCACCAAATGATAGAAATGAAGATGGTTATAGATACAACCTACTTCCATACGAGAAATCATACTCAACACACTCAGCCACAGGTACATTACCAACAAGATTAGACGCATTAACAGGTACTACCGCAATTGAAATTTACGACAAGTATTATAAATTCACCGTAAAGACAAATGAAAGTGGTGATTATATGATAATGGGGGTTCCTCAGGGTCAATATTCTTTAGTTATGGATGTTGACTTGTCAGATATTGGTGAATTTTCATTAACACCACAAGACTTAATTAGAATGGGTCTTGCAACTGACGCTCAAGTTGCAGGTAACAGATTTAGAACTTCAAACGATTTAAACTCATTACCACAAATTATTAATGTTGTTAAAAGTTTTGAAGTATCTCCACTTTGGGGTGACCCTGAATTATGTAGTATTGCAATTAACCGAGTTGATTTTGATTTGAGAGACGATGCAAACGTTGATATCCAACCAACGGCAACGTTTATGGGGTCAATTTACAGTAGCCCTGATAGTATGAGAATTAGACCTAATGGTAGACCTAAAGATAATTTAGGTAATATGTGTGGATTAATTGCAGGACCAGGACAAGTATTAGCTATAAGACAAACTATTGACCAAGATGAAGATGGTAATCCTGTATTGGAACAATATCAGTTAGAACAGGCGGGTAATATTATTGATGGTAATGGAGTTTGGTTAACCGAACTACCAATGAATTTGGATTATTTTATTACAAATGAATTTGGTGAAAAAGTAATTTCATATGACCCAACAATTGGTATACCAACTAAAGCCAAATATAGATTTAAAATTAAATGGCAACAACCGCCAACATTAACTGAGCAAACAAGAAGACCATATTTTTTAGTTCCAAATGTTAAAGAATATGGTTGGGATAATTCTAATTCAGACCCATTAACAGGCAGTATTGCGGAGAGGAATCAGTTGGCAAGTTCATATTATTTTGGATTGGCTTGGAGTGGATACACTAACGGATTTGGAACAGGTACTAATTATTATGATAGATTAAATGAAATTATAGATTGTGAAGACACTTTTTATGAGTTTGGATTTAATAGAGTTTATACAGTTTCACAATTAATTGATGAATATAAAAAAGGTGGTAGGTCTAGATTTATTGGAATTAAAGAAATTGATAGTAGTGATTGTGAATCAACAATAAATAAATTTCCCGTAAATGATGGGTTCAGAAACTTTGATTTACTGTTCTTTTTATTTTCATTTTTATTTCAAATAATACAATTAATTGGTATACCATTAATTTTTATTGTAAGAGTAGTTTTATTTATATATGCTTTAGTTGTTGCGTTTTTCTGTTTGATATGTGGTATTTGTCTTCCAAAACTCCCTTTAGTTGGGAGAATTTGTCCTTTTGGTTGGATTTGTAGGGGATTGGGTATAACATGTCCTCCTGATAAATCTGCAACAAATATGTCATTAACGATGTTAACATATCCTGAGTGTGAAACTTGTGAATGTAATGCGGATGCTGGATTTGAACCAGTAGAATTACCAAAAAATCCAAACCCTACAGGTGCTTTATCATATTTTTCAGACCCAATAAATTATGATTCCAAATTTACAACTCTTTATAATGACCCATCAATTACTAAAGACGATATTGATAGTTACGTTATAATTTCTTCGGAAGCAACTGCGGGTTTAGCTGACCCAAGTCAGATTGGTAATGCCTATAGATATAAATTACCAATATCTAACATATTAACACTCCCAAGTGATAATCGTCGTGAAATTGCGGCGTCATCAAAAGATTTACCTTTAGGTGAAAGAATTAATTTATTTAATCAAAGGAAAAACTTTTTTACTGGGGTAAATAGAATTAAAGTTAGTTTTGCAGTAAATTCAAATATTGGTAAATCTCACTTTGATAATACAATTACTGTTTTAGCTACTCCTGACCTTACTTATAATACAGGTGATTTGTTAAGTTTTGTCAACCCTGTAGATAGTAGTGATGTAAATTATAAGTACAGTGCGACAACATTGACTGGTGATATATATGGAATTAGTGGTACATCATATAGTTCAAGTGCACCAACTACCGTTAATGTTAGTTATGCGACTGGTCAATATACTAATTCAACTCCAATTATTTACAGTTTACCATCAGGGTCAACAATTACTAACTATAAATTTGCTGCTGATATTGAATATTTCCAAGTTGTTACCGCAATTACAGTATCTCAAGCGGCAACAATGTGGAGTACTGGATTAACACAAACATTACCGAATTTATTAAATCAACCAACAAAATATCAAATTTGGCAACGTTTTGCTGGTAGATTGTTTATTAATGATAATAAAACCATAAATCCGTTAGAATATTTTAATGATTATGGTGACCAAGTAATTTTAATATTACAGAGAGGTGTTGACCCATATTCTCCATTATATACTAATCAATATGGTATTGGTAAAATATTAGGTTATAGTACTGAAGATGCAGTTATAATAACAGGGAATACAAGATTAAACATACCAATTCAAAAATTAGCACCACCTTTACCTCTCACTACTAACATTAGTGTTCAAGGATTTGGTGGACAAGAAGAAATATATTACCAATCGTACTTCTTTAACCCTGGTATTGCAGGAAGTTCAACATATGGACAAGCATACACTGCATTCACGAGTACTAATCTTGGATATTATGGTTCTTTAGATAATGTTAATTATAATTCACCACCTTATTCTGCTGGTTTTTATCTAAACTCTTCAGGTACTGAGGTTATAAGTAAAACGGTAAATGGGTTTTGGTCATCAAGTATTGGAGCTTCAAAATATGATTCAAGTGAAGATGTTTCAGGTATGGGTGAAATGTCAATAACAAATTATTCAACAAATGCGTGTACAGTATGGTATTTTGATAATAGTTATTGGCCTTTGAGTAATACATTATATTATACAGATTGCGATGGTAATCCTAAATCTATTGACAGTAAAATTGGTGGGGGCCCCGATAATGGAGAAATATGTGTACTAAAAGGGACCACCCCTTATTGGTCAAGCCCAACTGGACCGCTTGGTGCTAGAAGTACAATAGTTAATAGAGGAAGACCATGCCCTACAGTTGCCATAAATTGGCCTTCAGGTCCAATAGATACAAGTTATTACGTTACAAAGGCATATGGACCAGGGTGGTTAATACCAATTACCGATTCATCTAAGAATGTAATGAGAACAGATAGACTACCAACTTCAGATGCTCTTGATGGAGGTAATTGGGTGGACAATCCTAGTATTTTACAACAAAATTTACAATTTGCGATTTATGGAATTAATAGAGACGGGACTTCAGAATCATTTGGATTTGGTTCTGGTGCATCACAAGTTGGTCCTGATATTGAAGGACTACCTAACGCTGTTAATGTATTAGAAAGTTTTAGTTGTGCTGGTATGGTACCATTAGATTGTTATGAAGGATTTGGTGATGCATTTAGAGTTAAAACTCCTTGTAATGACCCATCAGGCGTTGGTCATAATTTTGTAACAAGAGGTTGTTACATTTTATTTTACAACCCACTTAATTTATTTGGATTCGTTGACGATTGGAAGATATGGGCGGAATGGGGATATAGATTTAGATTTATGTATGGTCTATGTAGAGGAGTTTTATCTCAAACATTTACCAATAATTGGATTAACGGTTCATTGTATATGTTCCCAATCCAAACTAATGTTTTTTATGATACACAAAATCAACCTGAAGACCCTAAAATACCTCAAGAGATAGTTTATTTTGATAAACCTACTACAAATTTCTACTTTAGAAGTAGTCCTTATGATTTAAGTACAAATGAATTTATTGGTAGAAGTACAGTTGCTAGTGCAACAAATGAAAGAAATTTAATGTTCCCAACAACAATTATTAATTTAGGTTATAAAGATGTTATTTATTCTGAATTAACATTTGACCCATCAACTAAGGCTTACATTATACCTGGTTTAAATCCAACAAGTTATGGTGATACGTCCGATTTAGTAAATCTTTTTGTTATTTCAAGAATGGTTGACGCAGGTTTTTTAGAATCAATACTTGGTTGGCTTAACGATTCAATTGGAATATTATTCTCAAGACCACGTAATTTAGGATACCCACTTCAATTATTTGACCCAAAAGGTAGGGTTGATGGTGACTTTGTTCAGTTATGTTCAATTAATAGTGAAATAGGTAATGTTAATTTTTCGCCTGAATATTATGCAACAACCGCAACTAATTCACCGACAACTATTTTAGGTTCATCCAATAACCCTGTAATGGCTGTTTGGTTTTCATCAACGACACAAGATTTACAAACAAAAGATTACCTAACACCTGGTAGAATTAATTTTAGAACACCAGATAATAGTGCAAATTATCCATACCCTTATGGTATTAAGTCACAAGTAGTACCAAATTATCAATGGGAATTAAAAAGTAATAGAGGTAATCTTATTTTTGGTAGTCAACTTAATAATTGGGCAACAAAACAAGCTGATATTGTTCAAAATAGAAGATACCAATCACTTGATAGAACTTCATTAATCACTCCAAATTATTTTAGACCATCAACGGCAACAGCAAATGATTTAAACTTTAGAGGTTATATTTTTAGTATGGACAGTAGTGGTAATTATGTATCGGCAATATCAACTAGCCCTAGTAAATTTATTGTTGGAGCACCTTTCCATTTTTATTTTGGAACAATAAAAGGTCAAACAGCTTTAGACCTATTTAAAAGAAAATACTCAGTAATTGAATAAGTACACAATCATACCAAGTAGTTTAGAATTTAAGTCAGCTCCGTTTGTTGACCAAGAAATCTCATTGTCTTTAACACAACAGAGTCAAGAGATAACGGAATACGACAGGAGTCAAAGTATTAGTCTTGCTCAATTATATGATGATGAAAGACAAGCTTGTACAATCTTTAGACCAACATTTAAAGTAAATTATTTATACTCAAACACTTATACTGGTACAACAAACTACGTACCATTTAGAAATACACTATATTATGTTGACCCAATAGTTTCAAAATCAAACAATATTTGGAAAGGGTTCCCTCAGTATTATGAGTTTGATTTTTTTAGACCAGATATTGGTGACCAACATATTAGATATTACGCAAAAAGTGCTTACACATATAATTGGACTTACTATATAAGTTATGCCCATACAAACAATTATGATAAAGATTTATTTTATAATTTAAATGGGACTAGTTTAAATTGGAAGGCGTCAGAAGGGATACCGTTTTATATTAATAATGCTCTTCAAAACGGTAGTAACGTTATTGCATTTCAATGTGTCGCACCTCACGGGTTGACTGTTGGAGAGTATGTTGAATTATCGTTTAACTATAATGGAATTAAATTATTCCAAGTTTATTCGTTAGGTAACGGTCAATTTGGTAGTGATGTTAATGTTTTTAACATTTACAATGTTGGGTATACTGGAGCTACATTTGCCAACAAAGTTACAGGGACATTCAAACGAGTTATTAACCCTGAAACTATTTTGGAAACTAAATCAAAATACTACGTTAGAGAGCACAAAATTTTAACAAATGTTGGTGATTGCGTGATGACAAAAAACGCATTTGAAAAAAACGTTTTTATTGAGGAAAAGAAATTTGAATACAGTTCAATTACACCAAATAATATTTCAAGAGTATCTCAAAAGACAAGTAGTAATTCTTATAATATTACTGTTAATTATGATTTAGATTTAAACAATCTATTAGATAATCAAAAAAGACCTGTTAGTGAATTGTTTTTAACTATAATAAATAAAGGATATACTGGTTATTTTAATCAACCAACTAATGGTGTTGGGTTAAAACAAGGGTGGGGATTTAATTTAACTAAAACTAGTAATTTTTGGTGGGATTCAACTAACTTAAATTCAAATACAAATATATTAACATCAAGTTATACTTTAACAAGTGGTGTAACCAAGACATTTTATTATAATCAAAATTTAATGTCGGGGGATACCATTGATGGTGATTTTTGTGAGTGGAATGATTATGAACAATTGGAAAGAGTTGTTTCACCTTATTACCATAAATTAAAATTTAATCAAGATATATTTCAAACAACATCAACTTCAAATACAAACGCGCCAGGATATTATTATGAGCCACACACACCAATGACAATTAGAGTTTTTTCGGATTATGTTGAGACGGGAGATATTCAATCTGTTGATGGAGTACCTGGTTACGCATATTTTTCAAACTCAGACCAACAATTTAGATGGAGGGATTTATATAGTTATGGGTTTATTGATAATTTAGGTAGAGGTGTTGATTATCCATTTCTTAATCGTGCTCAGTATCCGTTTAAAGATATTCAATTTAGATTGATACCTGAAGGAATAAACTATAACTCCGCATTACTTGGAGTTCCTTTCCCTGTTAAACCTTTGATAGATGGATGTGAATAAAATACAAATAAGAAAAGACGGGTTTACTAATCAAGAACTAGTAATACCGATAGAATTAACTTGGGACTATTTGGGATTAGACCAAAGTATTGATGAATATGAGGCAGATATAATAAAAAAAGTTACAGGTGATTATGGTGATTTTGAAGTAACAAGATTTGCACATGCGCCGATTACGGTTTCAGACCCATATACTGATAATCCATTTGAATATACTGATATTCAATATGAATTTAATTTTTATTCTGGAGGTTCTTTAGACAATTCTTCAAATTGGAGAAACAATTATATGTCCGAAGGTTTTACTACAGATGAAATATATTATTATACAAATAATTTTTCAAATTCATTTTTTAAATTAGACTTCTATGACAATGTTGATGAAAAAAGACAAACAAATTATTTAACAATTATAATACCAACGCAACAAGGGTTAACCATGGATGCAGTAATGCAAAGGACTCCAGTTAAAATTAAAAAACCATATTTTGTTTTAGATTATGTTGGAGATAAGGAAGGGTTTTTTATTTATTGGTTAAAGAAAAGAAACTTTTTAAATATAAAAACTTTCTTTATGACCGCTAAATTTTATGATGCGAAAAACGGATATTTTACCAAAATGATGAATGTTCCACAATCGTCAATTACTGGAGACAAGTTTGTTTTTGATAGTACGCAGTATTTCTATTATAGGGTTGAATTGGATTATGAAAAACACAACTACCAAGTGTTTAATATGAACCCAACACAAACACTTTATAGTAATTTGGGTGGAAGAGCGGGGGCAACAATACCCATAAAATGGTACGAATATGTTAATCCAAAATAATGGAAGATTTTTATAAAATAATTGTATCACCTGAGACAATACTTGGAGATTTATTTTTAGTAGATTTACAAGGACAGGATGTTAATAACACTTATACAGGAGAAACTGTTGGGGTTTATTCTGCAATGACTCAAGTTGTTAGTTCAGGTCCTAATGGTACTTCTTTGTTAACAGGATTGACCGTACCAATCCTAATTAGACAAACAGCTATTGATGTTGGGTATTATAGTCCGTTTGACGGAGCTGTATTACAAAAAGATGTTGTTGCTAATTTTATATTTTCTTCAACAACATCAAACCCTTATGTGTATAATATCTACAATACTTCAAGTGAGTTTCAAAAATTCCTTGACTTATCTGAATATAAAGTAGATTGGGGTGATGGGTCACCAAAACAAACAATAACAACGTATACTCCAAACTCGTTAAGTCATACTTACCCAACGGCAAATACGACTTATACAATTTCATTAGAACAAACAAATCCGTGGGGGGTTACAAGGGTTTCTAAAACTATTACAACACCGTATAGTTTGGTAACACCAACAAATCCAAATGGGGAGGCGTTTTTTATTCCTGCTGGCGGTAATTGGGCGGGAACACCTGTTAGTTATGATTATATCTTTTCAGGTGATGCAGTTAATGAAGTATCTGCTCAAACATCAGTAAATTATGTTACTATACCATATACAATTTCAGGATTAACTAAGTCAAGTATAACTGATTTGGCTTTATATGGTTCTGTAAAATATGTTGTTGGGGTACCTGTAATTAAGAATGGTCAAATATGGGGTGCGGTTACAGATATGAATCCATTATTTACTGCCTACACAATAAATGGGGTTAATTATTATGATTATTCTGACGGAATTACAATATTTTTTGAACAATCATCGGGATTTACAGAAAATAATTTAACTCAAAGACCAATAACTAAAGATGAGGTTTTACTTAAAGTTGTGGACCAAGCACAGATACAAACAAACATTTTCATTGAAAGAGGAAAGAACTCGGCGTACGAAAGAATTCAACGAATGGGAGAGGTGGATAATCTTGGAGATATGATTAATTACGGATATGGATTTTTTAACGTTGAAAAAAAGAACTAAACTATTTATAAGATAAAAAGAAACTATGGCAATCGGCTCATATGGAACAATTAGACCTTCAGACGTATCACCTGAAGATGTGCAAATTATAATGAACTATACACCATCAAGGGATGTTACGGATACTTTTATCCTTACAGAACTTGATGCTCAGACATTATTAAGACCTTATTTTAATAACACTGAAACTGGTGGAACCCCTGACGTTGAAATTTTAGGTGGATTATATAACTTAACATTACCTGCAGAACAATTTAATGCTCTTGGGATTTACACTTTGTATTTAAGACCTGCTCAAATCAGAACAAAAATTACGGATTGTGGTGTGTTAAGTGCATTACCAAACGTTAAAGGTATTGTAATTGATGTTACAAACGTACCTGTACAATTTCAAAATAAATTTGTACCCCAAGGATTAGTTGGATTTAGAATTGAATATTTAAATCCTGACGGTTCAAAAATACCTAATTTCTTTAGAGTTGTCACATCATCATTCTTCTGTGAACCAGTTGTTACAAACGAGATTAATACAACCCAAAAATCTATAAGATATAGATATGTTGATGGTAATTCAAATTTAATATTTTTAACATTATCACCATCATCTTCACCAACAAATAAGCCAAACGCAACACCGTTTATTGGACAACCTGACCAAAATATAATAATTAGTAATACGTTTTTTAACCCTGTTACATTAGAGATTGAAATGGTTGAGTACGATATTTCGTCTCTTGCAATTGCTCTTTACGGTAATCAAACCAAATCTATTGATGACGGTATCTACACAATTTACGACTCTGAAAATAACATTTACAGACAGTACAACTTGTATGAGATTAGAGACCAATTTAATGCATTACTTTATGAGGTTAGACAAAATAGAGGAAATAATATTGATTTTAGTAAAAACTTCACAACGATAACAACTTAATGGCAGTAGAAACTAGAAATACTAAATACTTTTATCCCCCAAGACCAGGTAATGGAGCGGGTACCTTCTCTGACAACATTGTAGGATTACAAACTGTTGAGGGTGGAGGACTTACGCAAGGTAATTTTGAATTTACTACTGGTGTAACGGAAAAGGTTAATAGAACTTTTAATGTAGGGGCGTTCTCTGAACCCATGTCTTTAGACATGATGGGAATTGAGGATTTAGCGGAAAGTAGAAGAATTATGGCAACCCAATTTAGGGTTTACCCAAATTACGATATTTCGCAAGTTCTTAATTTCTCAATGTATGGGTCATTGTCTGAAAGATTTAGAGTTTCAATAACAAAAATTATTAATTATTTTCCTGCGTCATTAGATGTAATGTTTAATAACGATGATTTTACAACAGGTAATACTGCTTATGATATTGTTTATGACGCTCAGGCGGACGAAACATACTTTAAAGTAAATGTTGATAGGATTAATAATCCTTTTGATATTGATTACTCTATTAGCGCGGCAACTAACTTATCAGTTAGAGAAATTAGTGTCTCACCGTATAGAAATTTATATAACACTTATTTGGATTATTGTGTTAGTATTAATGATAATATATTCAGAATATTATCTTTTGTACCTTCCGAAACATTGTCATCAGGGGAAATACAATTTTATGTTTCTGGTGCTCCGTTTGGTGTTAGTGCAACAACAATAAATGACGACTTTGAGATAAGACCAAATGATTATATTGTTGACAAAGTTTTTTTAGAATCATTTGATGAAGTTGAAAAATTCTTGGTTAATAGATTGGTAAGACCTGAATATACCGCAGTGTTTCAAGTTCCACAACAAAATGAATTTGGTCAAATTTATACTGAATATAAACAAGTTACTTGGCCAAAACAAGGTACATGGAATTTAGATATTCGTTCATTTTTGTTTGACCGATATTTGGAGGAAATCCAAGCGATTGCAGTTAATCTAGATTCATTTAAAACAAATTTAATTTCAAGGTTTTTAATAACGGATTCATTAAAAGAGTTTGATACGTTAGGTCAGAAAGTTGAAAAAATATTTCAAATCTATGGTAGAAGTTTTGACCAAGTAAAACAATTTATTGACGGTTTGGCGTATATGAATTCTGTTAATTATAATCCATCAAACGATATACCTTCAGAATTATTAGTTAACTTGGCAAGAACATTAGGTTGGTCATCAAACTTTTCACCAATAACTAATGAAAATTTTTTAAGTTCTGTGTTTGGTAATACGTCAACTCCAACGTATCCTGGGTATGCTAGAGCTTTAACACCAACAGAATTAAACTATGCGTATTATAGAAATTTAATTCTTAACGCTTCTTATCTTTTTAAATCAAAAGGAACTAGAAGGTCTATTGAGTTTTTATTAAGATTGATTGGGGCTCCTGATTCACTAATTGAGTACAACGAACACATTTACTTGGCGGACCAAAGAATTAATCTTGACCAATTCTATACACAATGGGCAAGTATATCAGGAGGAACTTATGTTAATGATGTCCCTGCTTACTTACCAGGAGAAACTTATAAAATTAAAGGACAATTATATACCGCCTTCACCTCAACCGCAACGTATCAAGATGTTGCAATTAGATTAGAGGATTATCCAATGGATGCTGAGGGTTACCCAAATGCTCCTGCAAATACTGAAACATTCTTTTTCCAAATAGGTGCGGGTTGGTATGAAGTTACACCACAACATAGAAGCCCTGACCAAGTTCAACTTACGGGTAATGTTTATACAGGTCAAAACTATAATATTCAAACTCAATTAACTCCATTCACTTATGGTCAAACTTATCTTAACCGATATAGAAATTTCCCATATATGAATGAAGGGTTTAAATTACAAAAAGTTGTTGATAATAATAAATCTTGGTTATCTGATGATGATAGAATTAGAGTTTCAACCCAAGGAGATTACAACGCTTATTATTTTGTGGATAATGAGAAATTGGTATTAAACGTTAAGAATGTTGATATATTTTTAAATCCCGCTCAAGGTATCGTATATGACGTTTGGAATCAATCGGTTCAATATGATTACCCAATCCCTGAATCAGGTATAACTGTTGGTTATCCTGTTCCTGGTGGGGTTGATTGGACTTACATTAATCCTGAACCAAAGAAAAAAACATTCTTTGAATTTTCTCAAACTTTTTGGGAGAACATGATTAATACGAGAAACAGACAATATATTACAGATGGTAAAACGGGTGGATATCCTACATTACAATCAATATTTTGGAAATATATTGAATCAGAACAAACTGTTGGAATACCTAACAACAAATATACATATCAAAAGTTAATTGACTATGTTAATGGTATTGGTCCTTATTGGACTAAGTTGGTGGAACAAATGGTTCCTGCAACAACTATTTGGAATGGAGGGGTTAGATTAGAAAACTCAATCTTTAATAAACAAAAGTTTGTTTATAGAAGACAAAGAGGTTGTCAATTTATACCTGTTCCTGTTGACCCATGTTTTATCATATCAAACATATTTGATTATACATGTAATACTGAATATGCAGACTTTAACATTTATCCATGGTTTAATGGTGATGTTACTGTATCAAACTTTAGTAGTATATTGGTAAATAGAGTTAATAATATGTTAGCTCAAAGCGGATTAACTATTAATGAATGTTATGAAAATTCAATACTAAGTGATTGGTATGTTGATTTAACAATTAGTGGGGAACAAATTATTAAAGAATCTTTCTATACTGGATATGGTATGTCTGACGTACCAACTAATGCACAATGGAGAAATGCGTTAATAAATTATTTACCTCAATTGTATAATTATGGCTACACATATTACTTAAATGGTAATACATTAACCATAACAAATTTAACATGTTTAACTCAGAATATCATTGATACGGTTTCATTAAACGTGGGAATAAACATTAATATTAACTGTACACAATAATGTCAGCATTTAACTATAATATATCGGTAACGGGTGATTGTTCAAACATAGATGCGGGCTCAATCTCTATTTTATTTACAGGTGGAACTCCTCCATATACTGTTGAATGGGTAAGTCCAAATTTAGGTACCGATGTTGTAACATTAGACCCATCAGTTAGGACTTCATTAAGTGCTGACACATATGCTCTTAGAGTTAATGATAGTACATTACCTACTAACGCAGAATTTTACATTAATATACCTGTTTCCTCAGGTGTTTGTACTACTATCCTTTCAGTTCAAAGTACAACTTGTGAATTAGATAATGGTTCAGTTACAGGTACATCTACTTCAAATTATTCGTCAACCAGTTTTTATTTATATTTTGCTGATAATACACTTGTTAGCTCTGCAACAACAAATACTTCAACCATTGTTTTTGGTAGTTTGACCGCGGGAACGTATTATATGGTTGCCCAAGATTTGGGAGGATGTACAGGACAAAGTGCAAATTTTATTGTTGAAGATAGTGAGCCATTTACTTATGGATTATATGTGGTACCAAACTCAAGTTGTGGTGGTACACCAATAGGTAAAATAATAGTAACAGGACAAACAGGGGTTGCTCCTTATACTTATCTTTGGAATAATGGATTTACTACAAGTAGTATTACAGGATTAACTTCAGGAACTTATTCGGTTGTTGTTACTGATAGTTTGGGTTGTACATTAACAGAAACTGCAGTTGTAAATGATGTTGACGTTCTTGGATTTGGCGCGTTCACTGCAATACAGCCAACTTGTTTTTCTGCTGACGGTGTTTTAACACTACAAATAACAGGTGGAACTGCACCTTATTATTATTCGGCGTCAACAGGGGATGTTCAAATTCAATATGGTACTTCTTGGTCAATATCTGGATTGTCTGCTGGTGATTACAATATATTGGTAACTGATTCTGCTTTTTGTAACATACTTGTTAACGCCTCATTGTTAACACCTCTTGGTATTGCGTCAGTTACAATTTCAAGTCAGGGAACAACATGTTCAAGTAATGGTGGCTCTATTACGGTTTCGGTTGCAGGTGGTACATCACCATATACTTTTACTTTAATTTATCCTAATGGTGATACAACCAATGTTATAAATTCACAAACTACTCAAGTATTCAATAATCTATCAAGTGGAACATATAGTGTTGCAGTACAAGACGCTTCAGGGTGTTCATATATGGACGAAATAACTTTGTTTGCGACTAACACATATACAATATCTACTGAAGTAACAGGGACAACATGTAATCAGAATAATGGGTCAATATTAGTTACTAAAACTGAAGGGGGAGCGTCACCTTATGACTATTCTTTAGATGGTGTTCAAAATGTAATAGACACAACATTATCCGCGGTTACATTTACAAACGTTTCTTCAGGACAACATACAATAACAGTGGTTGATGCTACAGGATGTACACAAACAACACAAGTTTATGTTGCAGAAAGTGAACCATTAGAATTCAGTTTATATAACACTTCATGTGGAAGCGGTTCCGACGGGGCTTTGACCGCACTAATTTCAACAGGTACACCACCATATACATTTAATTGGTCAACTAATGTACCTAATAATCCACAACAAATTCAGGTTACAGGATTAACCGCTGGAACATATAGTTTAACTGTTGTTGATAGCCTTGGTTGTGTTTTACAAAGAGAAACAGTTATTGATTGTGACGAGCTTTATGTATCATATCAAACGTATGTTATGGGTGGCGAACAATTTAATATTCAAACACAAACTAAATACGGGTTACTTCAAATGTTAAACGAAGGTTTTGATGATTTAACTAATGATAAAGTTAGTTGTGATTTAATATCTGCAGTGTTTGGGGTTAAAGTTTCTGTTAATCCTATGGGATTAACTACAAGCCAAAATTTCTTTACAGGAACAACTTTGGTTACCGCACCAAGTGATAACCTTTATTATGACGCTGTTAAAGATTTATTATTGACAGTACCTGGTATTGGTGGGGTAAATTTTGATTCACTAAATAATCAAATAACTGTTAATACAGAACCTGGTAATGACACATTAAATGGTCAAGAAATTGTTGTTGAACTAACAATTGTTTATGATATTATGTGTTTATCTTGTGACCTACCAACAAATACACCTACACCAACAATAACACCAACAATAACACCAACAATAACAATAACACCAACAGTGACTAAAACACCAACTCCAACAACACGACAAATTGGGACAGTTGTGGTATATACTAGTGCGACTATTTGTGGTTCAGAATATTATTTTGCAAATGATACAATATCTAATGTTAAATGTTATTGGGAAAATAAAGTTCCACCTTTTGGGGGTAGAGGATATTACTATTACGTTACGGATGGTATTACGGTTGGAACCCAACTATACACAACATTAACACAAACAACATCGGTACCTTTAACTGCAACTATAAATGTGGTATACGGAGTTACCTCTTCACAAGTTATGGAAATAGTAAATGGAGTAATTGCAGGAATATACAACTTTAGTTCTTTACCGCCGTGTTCTACAGTCCCATGTCCAACCGCGACTCTAACTAGAACTCCGACTCCAACACCAACAACAACTCAAACTCAAACACCAACTAACACAACAACACCAACTCCAACTAAAACTCCGAATAGCACTCCAACAACAACTACAACACCTACGGTTACCTCAACCCCTACTATTACACCTACAGTTACCTCAACACCAACAGGGACACCAGCACCACCAATAACCTATGTTGGTTATTTAGCGGATGAATACACTTGTGGATATGACACATTTGGTCTCGCAACAGGTTGTACATTAACCTCAAGTAGTGTTGATGTTAGATTCCCAACATCAATTTCGCCAATACCTGGTAGATTCTATGCACCAAATCCTGGAGGATGTTCAGGAATTGTGTTTTTGATAATTGGTAACTCACTAAATAATTCAGGACCAATTATTGCTGGCGTCACACCACATAATGTTTGTACAATTGCTTGTCAAGAAGAATGTCCATTATAAATAAATTAAAATTAATATGGTACAAATAAGAATAACGGAAATATCGGGAGGTACATTCCCAATACAAGTCATACTTTCTGACATTTATGGTAATAATGCGACTACACTTGCAACGATAAACTCTGGACCTGTTCCGCCTGTTCAAACTTATAATTCAACAATCCCATCAATATTTAACACAGCTCCTGAAGTGATGTTAACATTAATTGATGCGAACGGTTGCCAAATATTTAAAATCTTAGAATGTACTTACGGTTGTGCGTTTGAAATAACCATTCAATTAGCTTCGTGTATCGTTAATATTAACATCACGCAAGTAACTTAATTATTTAGTTGGTTAATTTTCCCATTTTTAAAATAAAAGTAATCATTTAAGGTATTTATTTAATAAATTATCGCGGATGACTACATACACTATAACGGTTACCAATAATGCTGTTGGTTGTAACAACGAAATTGAACAGCAAATATCGGTAACTGGTTGTTCCACATATATTGTCAGATTAACTTCTAACTCAAATGCATTGGGTCCATTTAATGTTTATTTGGATTCTACTTTAATTTATTCTGCTCAAACAAGAAATGCAATGTTGGAGGGTGTTTTGGTTACTATTGAATGTGGTACACCAACTCCGACACCAACTCCGACACCAACTCCTGCCAGTGTAACGCCAAGTGTTACACCTACTAATACCGTAACACCTACTAATACCGTAACACCTACTAATACATCAACTCCTGGAGCTTCACCATCACAAACTCCAACACAAACTCCAACACAAACTCCAACAACGACTAATACGCCAACAACTACAAATACTGCGACTCCAACACAAACGCCAACACAAACACCTACTCAAACTCCAACACAGACTCCGACAATGAGTCCTGGTGCGTCTCAAACACCAACACAAACTCAAACACCAACTCCTACACAAACTCCAAGTGAGACACCTACGCAAACCCCAACTCAGACCCCAACTCAGACACAAACGCCTACTCAAACAATAACACCGTCTAATAGTGCCACACCAACACAAACACCTACTCAAACGGTAACACCGTCTAATACAACTACGCCAACTCAAACACCAACTCAAACACCAACTCAAACTCCTACACAAACCCCTACACAAACCCCTACACAAACATCAACTCAAACCCCTACACAAACATCAACTCAAACCCCTACATTATCACCTACTCAAACACCAACACAAACATCAACCCAAACACCTACATTAACCCCAACTTCAAGTCCAACAAGTACAATAACTCCAACACCTTCAATAACACCGACACAAACTCAAACACCTAGTCAAACACCTAGTGGAACTCCAACACAAACACCTACTCAAACACCAACAAGTACAATAACTCCAACACCAACAATAACTCCAACATCTACACCTCCAGGATTATTAGCATTTCTATTTATAGATAGAAATGATGTAACAATTAGAGGTGCGTTGAATACCTACATGGCGTCTCAAGGTAGTGTATTTAGAGGATTTAATTTAACATCACCATCAACAGTACAGGCAACATTCAATTCACAAATGAATGCATACATTGCTTATAGTGGATGGGGAACTTCAGAGCCTGCTATTGTCACAACTGGTGTTACAACTACTTCAGGAGGTTTTGACTTACAAGGAAATCCTGTTGTTGCTTATACGTTCCAAACCGCGTTTATCCCATCATCCACAGTTCCATCATCAGAAGTTGCTTGGTACACATGGATGGTACCAACAGGTGCGACAAACGGACAACAATATCAAACAATCAAGTTTGGTAATAACACTAACCCGCCAGGAACAAGTATAACCGCTAACGTAAGTTACTCTAACTTAATCGTAAATTATACAGGTTCCACAAACATTCCTGCGGGTGTTTATAAAGTCTATACAAGTAAACCAACCTCTGGTATGAACATTACTAACAGCGGTGGTAATTTATATTGGCAAGGAGGTAATTTAATATAAAAAATAAAATATTTAATAATAAAGAAATAAAAAATGAGTTTTCAATATAAAAATCCTGTATCGGCAATTTTAGTACCTGGAACATCTTCAGTCCTTAGAGAGCAAGATTTTGGAACAGTATTTTCCGTTAACCTTGTTGGTGGATATCAAGAAGTTTTCAATCTGTCTGATTTAGATTGGACCATTCCAAATGATGTATTAATAAATGGAGGACCTGTATTATATTCTGGAAACTCAATTCCGATTAGTTTTATATATAACGTACCTTTTAGTTTTCCAAATACACTTAGTTTAAATAATGATGGTATTTCTTCAGGTAGAAGAAGACTTGGTATGCAAGTTCACGTTCAAGAGAATGACACAGTTTACCAATACACTATTAATGGATTTACCGCGTTATGGGATGCGGCAGAATTTGTGGGTTCAATCGTTGATTTGGGTGGAGGATATGAAGTTTATGATGATACACCTGAAGGTATTGCGTTTATTAATGCTTGGACAGCTTCAACTATTGAAGGGATTGGTGGTGTTACAAGGAATAATGCTAGATGGCAAATATTTTATGGTACTGACGTTCAAATAACGGGTGGGACATATTTCTCAGGAACTCAAGAATTAGATTTATATAATAGTACAGGTGGAACCATTACAATCTCAGGATTTAATGGTACTGTTACAGGTGGAACATATAATAGTGGGACAGGTACGCTTACTTTAAGTAGTAGTGATGGTTCTTCTTTTAATGTTACAGGATTTACAACAGGTGGAGGTGGAAGTCCTCTTACAGTTTATGATGCCACGTCAGGTGTAACGGCAACAAACGTTACAGGTATGACTTTTTCGGGGGCTTCTGTTATTGATAACGGAGGTGGAAACGTAGTAATTACATTTACAGGAGGAACAGGTTCATCAGGAACTTCAGGAACTAGCGGAACTTCAGGATTAAGTGGAGTTGATGGTACTTCAGGAACTGACGGAACCTCAGGTACAAATGGTAGTTCAGGTACTAGTGGTACAAATGGTAGTTCAGGTACTAGTGGTACAAATGGAACTTCAGGAACTAGCGGAATAGATGGTTCATCAGGTACTAGTGGTACAGATGGTAGTTCAGGAACTAGCGGTACGGATGGTTCAAGTGGTACTTCAGGAATTGATGGGTCATCAGGAACAAGTGGAACTTCAGGATTAAGTGGCGTTGACGGAACTTCAGGTTCAAGTGGAACCAATGGTACTTCAGGAACTAGCGGAACAGATGGAACTAGCGGAACAGATGGTACAAGTGGAACAGATGGTTCATCAGGGACAAGCGGAACAGATGGTTCATCAGGAACTAGTGGTACAAATGGTTCATCAGGAACAAATGGAACTAGTGGTACTTCAGGATTAAGTGGTGTTGACGGAACTTCAGGTTCAAGTGGAACCAATGGTTCTTCAGGAACTAGTGGTACAGATGGTTCTTCAGGAACTAGTGGTACTTCAGGTGCCGACGGTTCTTCAGGAACTAGTGGTACTTCAGGTACCGACGGTTCTTCAGGAACTAGTGGTGTAGACGGTTCATCAGGAACTTCAGGAACTAGCGGAACAGATGGTTCAAGCGGTACTTCAGGTACAGATGGTACATCAGGAACTAGTGGTACAGATGGGTCAAGTGGAACTAGCGGTACAGATGGTTCATCAGGAACTTCAGGTTCATCAGGAACTAGTGGAACAAATGGTTCAAGTGGTACTTCAGGAATTGATGGAGCTTCAGGAACTTCAGGAACTAGTGGAACGGATGGTTCTTCAGGAACTTCAGGTACTGATGGTAGTTCAGGTTCATCAGGCACTTCAGGAACAGATGGTTCAAGTGGTACTTCAGGAACAAATGGTTCAAGTGGTACTTCAGGAATTGATGGAGCTTCAGGAACTTCAGGAACTAGTGGAACGGATGGTTCTTCAGGAACTTCAGGAACTAGCGGAATAGATGGTTCAAGCGGAACTTCAGGAACTAGCGGAACAGATGGTTCAAGCGGAACTTCAGGAACTAGCGGAACAGATGGTTCAAGCGGAACTTCAGGAACTAGCGGAACAGATGGTTCAAGCGGAACTTCAGGTATAAGTGGTATAGATGGTACAGATGGAACAAGTGGTTCATCTGGCACTTCAGGAACAAGTGGAACAAATGGTTCAAGTGGAACTTCAGGTTCTTCAGGAACTAGTGGTATAGACGGTGCTTCTGGCACATCAGGAACTAGTGGTACCGATGGTTCATCAGGAACTAGTGGTACCGATGGTAGTTCAGGAACAAGTGGTACCGATGGTTCAAGTGGGACTTCAGGAGTTAGCGGTTCATCGGGAACTAGTGGTACAGATGGTTCTTCAGGTACAAGTGGTGTAGATGGAGCCTCAGGAACTTCAGGGACTAGCGGAACGGACGGCTCAAGTGGAACTAGTGGTGTAGATGGAAGTTCAGGTACATCAGGTACAGATGGCTCATCAGGTACAGATGGCTCATCAGGAACAAGTGGAACCTCAGGAACAGATGGTTCTTCAGGTACAAGTGGAACCTCAGGAACGGATGGTACTTCAGGAACTAGCGGTATAAGTGGGGTAAATGGTTCTTCTGGAACTTCAGGTTCAAGCGGAACTTCAGGTTCAAGCGGAACCTCAGGAGTTAGTGGTTCAAGTGGTACTTCAGGAACAGATGGTTCTTCAGGAACTAGTGGAATAGATGGTGCGTCAGGGACAAGTGGAACTTCAGGAACTTCAGGTACAGATGGTTCATCAGGAACTAGTGGTACAGATGGTTCAAGCGGAACTAGCGGTACTGACGGTTCATCAGGAACTAGTGGTACAGATGGTTCAAGCGGAACTAGCGGTACTGACGGTTCTTCGGGAACATCAGGAACTAGCGGTACTGACGGTTCTTCGGGAACATCAGGAACTAGCGGTACTGACGGTTCAAGTGGAACTAGTGGTTCTTCAGGAACCTCAGGTTCATCAGGAACAAGTGGAACAGATGGTTCTTCAGGGACAAGTGGTATTGACGGAGCGTCAGGAACATCAGGAACATCAGGGACTAGTGGTACAGATGGTTCAAGCGGAACTTCAGGGACATCAGGGACTAGTGGTACAGATGGTTCATCAGGAACTTCAGGGTCTTCAGGAACAAGTGGTACGGATGGTAGTTCAGGGACTAGTGGTACAGATGGTTCAAGCGGAACTAGCGGTACTGACGGTTCAAGTGGAACAAGTGGTACAGATGGTTCATCGGGTACTAGTGGTTCTTCAGGAACTTCAGGTTCAAGTGGAACAAGTGGTACAGATGGTAGTTCAGGGACAAGTGGTTCTTCAGGGACAAGTGGTATTGACGGAGCGTCAGGAACATCAGGAACTAGTGGTACAGATGGCTCAAGTGGAACTTCAGGAACATCAGGGACTAGTGGTACAGATGGTTCATCAGGAACTTCAGGAACTAGTGGTACAGATGGGTCAAGTGGAACTAGTGGTATTGATGGTGCATCAGGAACTTCAGGAACTTCAGGAACGGATGGTTCAAGTGGAACTAGCGGCACGGATGGTTCATCAGGAACAAGTGGTTCTTCAGGTACTTCAGGGTCTTCAGGAACAAGTGGTACAGATGGTTCAAGTGGAACTAGCGGCACGGATGGTTCATCAGGAACAAGTGGTTCTTCAGGTACTTCAGGTATAAGTGGTATAGATGGTACAGATGGAACAAGTGGTTCATCTGGCACTTCAGGAACAAGTGGCTCTTCAGGAACTAGCGGAACTTCAGGTTCAAGTGGTTCTTCAGGGACTAGCGGAACTTCAGGGACAGACGGTTCTTCAGGAACAAGCGGATATGTGGTTTATTCTGCTTTTATGGATGCCCAACTTAATCAAACTATTAACGGGTTACAATACACTTCATCAGACATAGTTTCTAACACAGTCGCTTGGAATTACCACGGCTCAATAACAACACCTAATCAATTTACTTCTACTGATTATGTTCACACAGTCGCAGTTTCTTTTGGTGGATATGAGGATTGCTCCCAAACAAACACAGTTCCCAACCAATTACTAGGAGTGGCTAACGCTTTAAATGGGGTCAAAATAATTAACAATGGACTTAGTGTACCTCTTGGTTTATTCCGCATATATGATTGTGATAACCCTATCAATTATGTAAATGCAAGTATCTATAATATAGAAATTTACGGTGCTACTGGATTCACTTTCATGTGTAATGGGTACAGCAACGGAAATGGAACATTTACGAATTCCTCAAAACTTGGAATTGAAGTTGTAGTATACGGCGCAGCGGGAAGTTCTGGAAGTTCTGGAACATCAGGTACTAGTGGTACAGATGGTTCTTCAGGTACTAGCGGCTCTTCAGGAACAAGCGGCTCTTCAGGAACTTCAGGAACAGACGGTTCAAGTGGAACGTCAGGAATAGACGGAGCCTCAGGC